TGCCATCGGGCCCGCAGGCGAGCTTGGTCGCGGGTAAATTTGAGTTGAAGTTGAGGTGTTGCCACCATCGGTGCGTGGTAGCCACAAAGGCCGTTGGTGTGTCCGTTGTGGGTGCAGGGCGAGGCATTCTTAGTGAAGGCAGTGCAGGTAGGCATTTTGGATGTGTGTCTTTGTCCCTGACTGTTAAATTTTTGGTCAAATCATTTCCGTTTTGGTCTACAGGCAAAAAGTGTTGGATTGTTTGGGTTCTTGCCACTACATCTAGTCCTTTCCGCAGAACGGGCACTTGGCTCGGTTCAGGACATTTGCGAACCCCGTCTTCGGGGGAACTTCCCACTCGCGCTCATTCCCGCGAACTCCGGGATGGGTGACCACCTCCTGGCGCACCCACTTTGGCTTGGATGCGTGCCACGCCACGCACTTTGTCTTTGTCTCCGCCTCGCGTGCGGCCTTCTCCTCCGCGGCCTTAGCGGCGTCCGCCCTTGCTGTGTCGAGTGTAGGTTGCAGTGCTTCCCAGTCCTTGTCGTCCATCCACGTGGGCTTCTTACGTTGAGGGGTTGCCATTTTGATATGTTGTTGTGATGACCTAACATCCATTTACTTCATAGACTCAAATCCATTTTAGACGAACACACAAAACGGATCTGCACCTAGCCAAGCGTGCTCTGCGTACCATGACACTCCCTTCACTTCGTGTTCTTCGGTATGGACCTCCCGTTCGCCCTGCCTGCAGAGGATGCGCCTGCTATTGTCCCGCGCCATATGGGTTCGGATACGGAAGGAACAAGATCTGCTGGGCATACGGACCCAACGGGGCAACCCTTGAAGACATGATCAAGTATGACTTCCGAACACGGTGCTTCTATCACGAGCTACCGCCGTATAAGGAACCACAACCCTCGCTCGGTGAGCGTCTGCGTGCGCGCGTTGATCAGATTCTAGCAAAGAAGGCGGCTATGTGTGACCTAGATGTCTAGTTCAGGCGCAGACAACAAACAAAACCTTTTTACAACTATAATGAGGTTGAAGACACTGCGGAAGTCGCACAAGGCAGACAAGAAATGGGATGCGGTCTTTGAGAAGGATGGCAAAGAGAAGATCGTCCCCTTTGGAGCCAAGGGGTACAGTGACTTTACAAAGCACAAGGATGTGACTCGTAGAGCACGGTATTTGAAACGTCATTCAGGTATGGGAGAACATTGGAACAAGCCCGACACACCGGGCTCACTTAGCAGGTGGATCCTGTGGAACAAGCCCAGTCTCCGGAGCAGCTTGGCTGACTTCCGCAGGCGGTTCCACCTTTAAGGGGGCAGCCGTGGGGACCTCAGCAGCCGCCACGGGCTCAGGGGCAACGGTGGGGACCTCCACAACAACCGCGGGCTTGGGGAGGACAAGCGTGTCAATCTCAAAGACCATCTTGCGTGCACCTGCTGGCTTGAGAGCGCGACCTGTGAATTTGAAGTGGGGGAGACTCATTTATATAAAATGAATATTCTTTTTCGCTATCTAACTACATCAGTTAGAATGCGTCCGAACACTGTATCCGATCAACGTCTCAATTCTGAGCTTCTGCGTCTTGGTGCCCACACCTCGGGGTCCCATGCTCGTCGTCTGGAGCGTCTCCAGCGATTTCGTGAGTATGTTCCGCGGCGGTCACGCGCACAGGAGGCAAAGCTGGCAGCCGAACTCAATCAGCGCGGAAAGTTCAACCAATCGGAGCGTTCTGCCGCATGGGCTCTCATGTATCTTAGAAACTACAAAATGGAAACGAGGCAGGTAGGAACAATCCCTACAACAAATGGATGGAACGTGTATTATCTGCAAAGTGGCTCTTGGGGACGTGTCGATACACCGGACGTGCCTTCTAACGGGACTTGAACAGGGTCTATTCAAGAGCAAAGCAGACTGGCTGAAGCAGTCAACAACAAAGCCCAAGCCTAAGAAGGTGATTCGAAAGGTCTTGGTTGAGTAAGCGCAGCCCAACTCACAGGAAACCTACTTTTTAACTGCTCCGAGACCTGTTGCGCAACAAGACGAACCTCTGCCTGAGCATCCGGACTGATACGGAGATGGCACAAGCGAGCGTAGGCAGCAATAGAGCCTGTCTCAATGAATTCCGTCATCATATTCTGAGGGAGAATCATCCGTGCCTGCTCGGGTGGGACATCGTTCTTCAGCATGAGGTCGTACGCATACACGGCGTCCTTGCATTCCATCTTGATGTATTCGCGAAGGTGCTCATTGTCCTTGTGAACATCGTCGTTGCTGCCCTGCTTCTTTCCCGGAGCACGGGTCCGAAACTCAGGGATATGAAAGGTGGGCGGATCATCTACATAACGGCGACTCACTTCGTTACGCGCAAATCCAACGGTGTGGCGAAACCACTCGCGGGCCATCCAAATCGGCATCCTCAGGCGAAATCGGGCTTGAGGATGGAAGAAGGGTGACGTGTGCTCGTGTTTGGATAGATAGTTGATGAGCTTAGCGTCTTTTTCGCCAAATTCATCAACGTGTTTCCCCAGAGAGACCCGTGCAGCATTCACAACGGTCAGGTCGTCTCCAAAGGTCTCAAGGAGTTCTACTTTGCACGTCTCAAACATATTTGATACTAGAGCTGAATATGAAAATTCATTGGAGGAACGACTCTGCGGTAGAGATCCTCCAGTTGCAGAGTGCGATCGGTGTCAAAATACATGGTGGCAATCTTGTTGAACAGATGCACATAGGTAAAGATAACTGTAATGACAACAACCACGCTCTCCTGCATTACTGAAGTGCGATGTTTTGCGTCCTCGGAAGCCTACGCGACAGGACGACCCGCTGTGTGCCGCCCACAGACATATCGTCGCCCTCCTGAATTCCCTCAATTGCTCGGAGTGCCTCGGCGACCCGCTGAGGCTGATCGGCAAACTGAAGAAGGAGCTGGGTACGGATTGCCGTGCGACGCAGAGGGGGCCGAAGTGTGCGCGTAGACCGGGCGATTGTGCCCGCGCCACCTTCAATGACAAAGTTGTCAAGGTTGTTGCCCTGCATGAACTCAAGCACGCCGGTACCCAACTGTGTCTTGCGATCCTTCAGCGTCTTTATCTGTGCCTGCAGTCCGCGAATTTGATCATCAAGTCCAATCCACTCCCTCAGTGTCTCGCGAATGTGCGTTGTGTCCTCCTGCGTCTCCATGTCCTTTTCTTCGTGCGCCTGTGAAAGCCACCTCCGAAAACAGGTGAAGGAAATTGTGCCGTCTGACGCACCTTTCCGGCAAGATTGTTGAGCCCTTCCCGTGCTCGTTGAGCTGCCGGACCTGACATCGATTGTGCCGACTCGCGCACTCTTGTCGCAAGGTTGTTGAACCCTTCTTGCGCGTTCTGGACTTCCGGACCTGAGAGAGCTTCAGAGATCATCTTGAACGCAGCGGCAAGGTCTTCGCCGAGCTGCTCGCGACGGGCGTTTATCTTTCCGACTGCACGGTTGCCTTCTGTGAATACGTTTGCCAGCATGTCGCCGAACGGAGGAGGAATTGCGCGAATATAGGCATCTGTTGCAGTCGCAAAGTCCTGACGACTTAACGAAACCAAGGCAATCATCGGCCATGCAATCATGCCAAACACAGCTGCCATTCCTAATCCAGCCATGCTTGCATACGGAATCGGCAAAAGACCAATCATGACAGGAAGCCCCGCCTGAATTGATCGAGTAAGCACCTTGCCTCCCATCAACATCACATCAAGTGAGGCACCCAAGATGCTGCCAAATCCAGGGAGCTTTTCTGCACTGTCTAGAATGTACACAGCTGAAAAAAGGCTGGCTAGCATGGTGCGAAAGACCTCGGGATTGTTTCTGGTTGCGTCTATGAACGAGGTAATTTGAGGACCGATAAAATCACTAGAGTCTCCACCTCCGGACTGAGCTCCGTACCGTCTCAGTGCATCTGAGTAGCCGGGCTTCCGACGCAAGGCCGACATCAGAAGGTCAATGCGCTCGGCTGTCTCGTCTGTCAAGAGTTTATACTTATTTAGAATGTCACGAAGGCCCATTACTATAAGGCTTAGAATTTCCACTTCTTATCACACTCAAGACAGGTGACGAAGGTGGTCATCGGCTCATCTGCAGAGCGGGTCTGTAGCTGGTAGAAGTCACAGCGGGTCTTCTTCTTGCACGACGAGCAGTGAAGGAAGATCGATGCAGTGGACTTCTTTGAGTACATTGCCTTCTTCTTGTCAATGATACTCTGAATCATCTCCTTCCATCGCTTGGGGTTCAAATCAACCAGCGTTGAATCCACAAACTTCGTGACCTCCATGGTCGCCGCCATCTCGCGGTGGGGATACAAACTAACCGCGCGGCTGCGATACATATCCACGAAGACTGTATTTGTCCAGTCAATGTCCACGAACCACCGCTGGGCGTCCTGAATGCAGCGATTCAGAATGGCCGTCTCAATCTCTTCACTCTCAAACTTCTCCCGAACACGGTCTCGCATCGGGTGGTCCACGAATACGTTGGAGGCATGAAGCATGTGGACGGTAACATGCGGACGAGCCTCTCCTTCATCTGTCTCCTCCGGCTCATCCTGAACAGGATCGCCATGTCCGTCATCCTCTTCGTATTCACCCTCCTCTTCCTCCTCGTCTTCGTTGAAGGTACACGTCTGATAGAACTCATCATACTCAGACGACTTTAGGTCCAAATACTTGGATGCTTGGCGATCGTAGTCGTCTGGATTTGGGTTGGCTGACTTGAGCACGGCAATAGATCCCTGAAACGAGTCGTCGTGGAAAGGCGGTGGCAGCATGTGCTGGTTTGTATGTTCGTCCTCCACTTCAGACGGCACTGCAAAGAACGCAAAGGAATGCTCCTCTTGTACGCACTTGCCCTGAAACTGAAGTGTCGGCTGTTTCAGCTTCTTGCGCAGCCACTCCAACACGTCAGCTGTCTTGGCCGGAATGGACGCCTCCGAAAGAGTACCGGATACGGCAATAAGAATAGCGACAACCATGATGAAGTCCTTGTCTTAGACATTCAGGGTTTCGTTTTGTTTAAATTCTGCGTCCAGTCTTCATGCGTCTCCTGCGCCGGCGGCCTCCTGCAACCGCCCCCGTCTTGCGCAAGTACTGAGTTTTAAGGTTAGGTCTAAAGGGGGCGAGAGACGTTTCCCTTGCCCGCCGATCAAGGCGTTCTTCGTCCGTCTCCTCTATCGGCCCAATATTCCTTCGTTTCGGAGCCGCCGCCGGACGAGGAGCCGCCGCCGCTTTCTTTGCTGCCAGGGCCTTTTGCAGTGTATTTTGTTGAGAGAAGTTGCCGTCTACGTCTTTCTTCGCCGGGAGGAGACTACGGGGTGCATTCCCCACCGTTGGTGCGGGCTTCAGGAACCCAACCCCCGCTGCGGCCGCATCATCGGCTGGCTTTGCCGGTGGCTTTGCCAGAAGTGGGTTTTGTACTTGAAAGGTACCGTTCTTCGCAGCGAGTCTTTTCGCTTTGTTTGCAGCAACGAGCCTGGCCGTACGCTCCCTGTCAGCGGCTGCAGTGGCGTCCCGTGTGGCTCGTCTTGCTTTCAGTTCGTCTGCAGTTGGAAGTCGTCCTACAAGAGGGGCACGCCCTACACCTAATCCACGTGCAGCAACCGATCGGATTCCCCGACTGGCGGACCCAGCGGCCTCTGCAGCGGCAGTGGCACCCGTTCGGATTCCCTGACCAGCGGCACTTGCGGCGGACCCAATGGCAGACCCAGCAGCGCCAACGCCCGATCGGATTCCCTGTCCAGCGGCACTTGCGGCAGACCCAATTGCAGACCCAGCGGCACTTGCGGCAGATCCAGCAGCACCTGCAGCAGCACTCGCGGCGGACCCAGCAGCCCCAACGCCCGTTCGGATTCCTTGACCGACACGAACAGACGCACCTCCGAGGCCACGCCAGAGTCTTGCAAGTCCAGCGCCTATTCCTTCTACAACGTTCCTCCCGGTATCACTTTTTGCAAACTTGATTGCCAGCCAAACCACAAAAAAGGCAGCAACTACATATCCGGTTGTTTTCAAGACCTCAATGAATAGACCCCTCTTGCTCTCTCCTATTATTGTCAGATCAACCGGAGGCTGAAGGATTCGACGAGCGGGCGGTCTTGGTGGAGGCGCCACTGGTTTATATTGAGTAGGACCAATCTCGTGAATCGCATCTGCAGTGGGCGTCGCGGGTGTGCTCGTCTGAATACTTCTCATATTGGAGTCTGAGATGATCACGGGTTCTGCCATCACAATCACTCGCGTACCATCCGCAGTTTTCCATGTGTAGAACGGGCGACTCACGTCCAGTATGTCTGCAATCTTGAGACTGGGAATACTCACGCCATTTGCAGCACCAGGCATCAACCCTGCAAACGAATTCACAAACTTCGCACCAGATCCACTTACGTCTGTTCCGGATGCCAGCGGGATCAAAACAACAACTCCGGTTCCTATGACCAACGGTCCTAGATCGAAAACGATGTGCTCAAGTGGAGGACGAAGTTTCATCTTGTTCCGTGCTCCGAACTCGCCGATCTGAAAGCACGCATCGTATTGTTCCCCCTCTATACGAAGTGGAAACGGATGGTAGACACTCATGTGCGTCATGTTGCCGGATGCAAGAGGAAGCGTGGCTCCCGAAGCCTTGATCGTCACTGAAAGGTTGAGAGCAAACGGAATAGACGGAAACAGGAAAAATTTTGTCAGTCCACCGTGTGTTTTCCGGTTGATCATCTGACTTCCATTGAAGTCGTTGGGGTCGTCGGAGGGGTCCCACATCTTTTGCTGCGTCGGGAACATCTTTCTCGTCAATGTGGAGGTAGATGAGATGTTGTCACCTAGCACAATCGTACATCCGGCACATGTATCGGCATCTTGAACACTTAGTGCCAAATCGCCGGACCCCATTGTCTCTAGCAGACAAAACAAGTATCACGAAGTAACAATATGCCTCCGCCGCCTGTACTTGCTTCTCCGCCGGCAACAGAACCGTTGCCCCCTGCGAAAGATACCCCGTGGTGGGGCGTGGTTCTCGTAGCGTTCTTCGTATCCCTCATCTCTGTCATAGCTACCCTATACCTAACGAGGCCGATAGATATCGCGAAACCCGCTGGGTTTGGAACTCTCTTGAACGACTCAATCACGTTTCTACCCCACATTCTGATCTTATTCGGAGTTTTTGCAGATATTTTCACGATGCAGGGTGCGTATTCAATCCCTAGTCTCGTGGGTATCTGCTCCATTCCGATCAACTTCCTAATGGGCAAGCTACTGCTTGGACTGACCGCTATGTTCGCAGATATAATTAGTCTCGCCCAAACTCGGATGAAGGGGCCGGCGCTGCAGGCGTGGTGGAATTTTCGGCCGCCGGCAGCGGCAGCAGCGGCAGCGGGGACGGGAGCGGCGGCGGCGCCAAAGTCTGGTGGCCTTCGCGGCGGTGGTGCAATGAGCGCATGGGATGGATGCGAAATTGCGGGATTTGAATTCTTCAAGAGCGAGTATGCTCCTCAAGGACTTGTTGTCACCGCAACTATATTTTGGTATTATATTCTGGATCTCATGATCAACCGAAACCCGCTTGACAGTGTGCTCAGCTGGCTCGCATTCATTCTGTTCTTCGGTCTTCAGGCCATGCAGCTGAAAGACTGTGACAATATGGGAGGGAGCTTCCTTATCAAGACTTTCATCTCGTTCGTTGAGGGATTTATCATTGGTGGCGTTGGATACGGTATTGTTCAATCAACGATCCCCACTCGCCTTCCGTCGGCTATACTTCCCCAGGGCCCCAATGTGACCTCGCTGAAAAAGCAAGCTGACGGCACCTACAAGGACGACGCAGGCAATGAGTACATTGTTGGACCCGATGGCCGGCCGATCTTGAAGTCTTTCATTGAATCCGCTATGAGCGAGCCTTCCGTATAAGCGTATAGTACAAAATCATGCTTGCCCCCGAATGACGACCCACCTCGGCACCGTTCTTGAACACCACAATTGTCGGCACAACCCGAATATCCATCTTCTTTCCCAATCCCATCAGGTCCACGTGAGTATTGACCGACGTCCACTTCACATCCGGAAATTCTTCCTTCAGGTCTTCAACCGCGGGCTTGATCACGGCACACGGGGTGCACGATGGAGACCAGAAATGAAACGCTTCAACACTCATTCTGCTTTATCTACAGTGTCTATTTGTAAATGACCCCGCTCGGCGCGGATCACCGGTGTCTTGGAAATGACCTGTCTGGTCAGGTTTACGTCACGAGCTTTACAGAGCTCCACAAATGCCTTGTACAAGTGTTTGTCAATCAACTCCTTGTCCAGTGTATCCAATGAAGACCGAATCCACGCAACAATATCCTTCTGCTGCGTAGGGCCACCCATGATTCGCAGAGGGCAGCCCGGAAACAGTTCATCTACGACTACGGGAACATCGGGCTTGGACGTAACGCCATTTACAATGTCCTGAGCCATCTTGTCTACCACGGCGTTCTGCTTGGACAGTTCATCCAACCCACCCGTGTGGGCCTTTACGTGAACAAACCGATGGGACTTGAATTTGGAGAGCGTGGTTGTGATCTCCTTGATCAAGTCCTGATGAAGAACGTCCTTGCCAGCCGCTGTCTTCCAGCCCCGATTCATCCAGCCCGTCAACCACGACGTCAAGCAGTTAATGGAATACTCGGAGTCCGAATAGACAACCAAGTCGCAATCAAGTTCTCCACGGTCCTCCAGTGTTTTGACAGCAAGCCGAATTGCTGAGAGCTCAGCCCGATTGTTTGTTTGGTCTTCATCGTCGGGAACTCGGTGAGAGGATGACCAGGTGGGGTGATCAGGGAACCAAGCCGCGTATCCTGCCTTTGCACCCTTGCGACCATTGCCAGTGCAAGATCCATCTGTAAATACGCGCATGTCTCTTACTTGTTCGTTCGTTCTAATTCCATTTCAAGCATCCGCGGGTCATCCCACAATGCAGGGTCCAGTGCGCCACTGATCTGTGGGCGATGAACATACTGGGGGACCGTGGTCACAATACAGCGACTGACAATGGCCGATTGCAAAAGAGCTTCTTCTATGTGGAACCACACGCGACAACGAAACGAGCGCTGCTCCAGCGAGCGACGAAGCATCTGCTGACAAGCCAAACTCAAAAAATGAGCATGCCAAATCAGCAAGATACGGACGCGAGTGGATCTATGAGCAGGTGCAAAGGCGATCCACTGGGCGAACCATTTCGCAAAGTCATCAATTGAACTGGACACAGCTGCATCCACTTCTTCAAATTCACACTGGTCTGCGTACTTAGCCTTGTAAGCATCCCAAAGTGTTTTGGTTTCTCTGTCGTTCAAGCATTCATACAAAATACGGTGTGGCGGAGGAAAGGAGGCAAGTGTCGTGGACATTACTCCGTCTTGTCACTAGACCCCACGATCCGTTTAACAGGGATTTCAGCAGACACGATGTAGATGCTGTTCTCCGTGGCAACAATGAAGATCTTCTCCTCCTTGATGCGAGAAATGGTCTCAATCGGCGAGGTGTACTCCGTATCCGACTTCACCAGAAACTTGGTAGTGTCCTGAACACCGATGCAGCACGACTTTGCCAAGCTATCGTTGTAATAGTCAAGGTAGATCGGCTTGTCATTTTCAATCGCAATCTTTGCGGCAGCGGCCATTACAGTGGCAGAGGGGACGGCACTCATTTTCTTTGACGCAAGGACTTCCGGCGACTCTTTCTACCGCGGGTGGACCGACGACCACCACGGTCATCTCTGTACTTAAGCACCTTTCTCATCTGATCAAGCGTCCAATGCGCTATCGCCCAAGACGGGCCTTTATCCTTCTCGTCTCGTTTTTCCAGATCTTTGCGTAGCTGAACCAGTCCGATGTCCACATTATCCCTGGCATCGCGCACTGCAGCATTGTCGACGACGGTTGCGCGACCGGGCTGATCCGGCAAAAAAGATGGATCACGCTCTATCATGTTGAGGATGATGGCAAGTATGTTGTCAGGCCATCCAGCACTGGGGGGGTCGGCTTTATTTGCCTGTATCTGTGTCTTTACCTCTTCTTGCAGACGTTTAATCTGCGCAATCGTCGGGGATCCCTCTGGAAGCATTGTTTATACCTTCAGAGAATCGTCTATCCCGATCTGCGGGACTTACAATAGAGCTCTTATTGAACGTGTTTCCATATCTTTCTGTTCACAACCATAGAAATGAGAGCCTGATCCACTGCGAACATCTCGGCGAGTTCCGACAGTAAAAACATACTACGAATTGCTCTGATTGAAACTACATCTTCTTCCGTCAGCTTGGAATGGTGGTTCTTACTCCCGGTTTGCGATCTACCATATGCAACCATATCTTCCATATTTTGCTTACGTGTACCAACCTGCAAATGTTCGGGGTTATAGCACTTCCTGTTAGGAACATTGGGACACACGTGCCTTGCGTCTTCTCTCACACCCAGTTCTCGTCCGATCTTTTTCTCAAGCGACATCCTATGAACTAATAACATCTTACCATCTTTACCGACGCACCCGTAACCGGCAGAATTACTTCCACCATTCCATATCCAGCATTGGTTATCATCTGCCGTATGGTTCTGGTTAAACCAATCTAAAAAGGCTTCATGTGTCATGTTCTTCTGTCGTCTAACCATTGTTACTATGAAGTATAGTAGTTCGTTTAAGTCCCCTACGCAGTCAACTTCAGAGCATCATCCAGACGGAACCGGCTCTTCATGTTCAGACACGGTGTCTCAGCCTTGGGGATGGCCAACACCTGGCGCACAGGATCCTTCACCTCAGGCACCTTGGCCGCCACCGCAAACACGAAGCGGACCAGCGCATCCACGTGCTCTTCGCCCGCGGGGGTCTTTTGATGCCGAACGCACTCCTTCAGATCATCCACGATTGTCTTGACAAACGCAGACATGACCTCTGATGGAAGCAGGCTCCGAGCAAAGAGCTCAGCCACGTAGACTGCAAACGTCCGCTTCTTCTCCTTCTGTTTCGTCCAAGCAATAATCGCATCGGTGTATCCAGGATCTGTGTGGTGAGGGACAATGGTCACGTTCGTATCCGCATACAGCGTATCAAACATCATCACCTGCACCATGAGATCCTGACGAGCATCGGGATAGGCCGACGCAATGTCCTTGTAGGCATCCGCCATGAGCGGGGCATAGAAGGTCTGCTGAATGCCCCGATCAAAGAGCAAGGTGGTGACCCGAAGACGGAACATAGAATCTCGACTGTCAAGCTTCTCCATTATGGAGACCATCATCTTGTCGTACGTCTGCTTGGTGAGCTTGTTGAGAAACGCATTGACGGCATCGTAATCTGCGTCGTCCTTCTCACGGACCTTTCGGTGAACTGCAAGCAGCGCGAGCTCTCGCCAATTGGAGGCCTCTTCTGCTGGGGCCCTGCGAATAACTTGGCGCCGGAAGGACGGCTTGAAGGAGATCTTGAGGGTGGAGATGATCGTGCGAATGGCATCGCTGAGTGCAGGGCGGGGGTTTGCGCGAAGAGAATAGAGAGTAGCAATGTCCATTCTCCCCTTCTCTTCTGTTTAGACAATCGTATCCGTTTTCTACCAATGGGCAACTGTTTTGGTGTTGATCAACCTATGATGACGATAGGCATAAAAACGATTCGGGCATCCAAGTTCAAGGAGATCAAAACCTACAGGGATGCCCTGCGAATGGCGGGACACATTGTTCCGGACGACGAGAGCTTGACCATCTTTCGGAATGACGTGATTCTCTTTGCACCTGCGTACACAAAGTTCCAGTTTGCCGATGCAGTTCGCTACAAGAAGACCACCCTTCCAATCAAAAAGTTATACGGCAAGTAGTTGTGCTTTCACAGAGACAATGTAACCTAGATACAATGAAGACCTTTGCAATCGTCTACCGTAGCTCGCTAGAGGAGGACAAGGCAAAGTGGGATATTTATTCGGGATACACTCTCTTCTCCGATGCGCTGAATGACGTCATGTCGGTCTATCAGTTCAGGGGTATGCTTCCCGATTACGCATGGTGGATCTACGAAGTGAAGGAGGACGGAACAATGGTAAAGCTGGGCCACGATGGAAATCCCATTGTGGATGCGTAGAACAAAATGGATTGTTCACCCACTACTATAGGTAGAGTGGCGAAGATGTCTGACACAACTCCTATGCCCATGACGTGGATCCTCTGGTATCATGATCCTAACGACAACAACTACTCGGAGGCATCCTACACGAACATCGCCACTCTCTCCACTCCAGCTGAGTTCTGGACCGTCATTGATGCCATTTCCAAGGATGCATGGGAATCGGGCATGTTCTTCCTCATGCGGGAGGGATACCGCCCTCTGTGGGAGGCACCCGAGCACATCCGCGGAGGTGCTTGGTCAAAGAAGGTGGATGCCAAGGACACCTGCGAGGTGTTCATTGACGCCATGGCTCACTGCTTTGTGAATGACTTTCTAGTCAACTACAAGGAAGCGATTGTGGGTGTCTCTGTGTCCCCCAAGGGACAGTTTCATATCATCAAGATTTGGAACACCACCACCAACATTACGGACAAGAAGCTCTTTGCTCCAAGCCTCAAGATGAAGTCCACCGACGATATTGTCTACAAGGCGCACAATACACGTCCCAAGTGAGCGTCCTAAGTAGACGACGCCGGCAGCGGCATCAGGCAGAGCTTAATGTCACCCAGATTCGCAATCACGTAGCGGATCATGATGAACCAATCATTTTTCATATGCACCTCCAGATTGTTGGACAGATTGGAGCACTTGGTAAACAGGACCAGGTGCGGCAGGGAAAAGGACCCGCTCACAATCTCCGTGGACTCGTTCTTGCTGACCGACATCTCCGACGCAGCGTCACCCATGGTCACCGTCTGCGACGCAAACGGACCCTTGCAAGAAAAGGTCAGCGTATTGCCGACATTCTTGATGTCCACCGTCTTGGCCGACAGCAGCGTCATGTCGCGGCAGATCTTCTGAAAGTCCAGCGAAGGCATTGTAACGCGGGCCGAAAACACCGTCTCCGGCATTGTGATGTCCGACTCATCACAATCCAGCAGATTCAGGCGATACTTGATACGCCGGCCCTTTTCTCCGTTCTCAATCGTGATCGTCAGGTGGTTCGACTCAGCCTTGGACACCGAGAACGTGATCGTGTCATCGTTCGTCACCGTCTTCACAATACGGTAGAAGTGATCCGTGTTCAGGCCCACACTCAGCTTCGGGGCCTTGTTGTTGTACTCATACTGCTCAAACTTGTTCGCATACAGTCTCATGTGTGTCAGGACTGTACGGGAATTGTCCATGGCGATCATGCGGATCCCATCCTTATCAAAGACCAAGCTCATCTCCACCAGCATAGACTTCAGACCCTCGGCGAGGGTGCGGATGGGCGACGTCTGCACAGTCTTGGCAATCACTAGGTCGTCGCTCATTTATGTATGCTTGAGGCTCGGTGTCTAAGTTCTTCTACGCAGTCCGCTTCAAGGAGCCTTGGCGACGTGTCTTGCGACGATGGGCTCCACCTGAAATTGATTTAAGCCCACCCATGACGCCAGTTGGCATAACCTCGTCTTCGTACTTGCCTTCAAGAGCGGACTTCACCTCTTCCTCTGGCGCCCATCGCTCTGCCATCTTTTCTGCAATGCACCGAAGAACAAAGTCTGTAAGGGTCATTCTTGTGACCTTCCCGTCATCATCTGTCACCTCTACAGTTCGTCTAGCGAAGTACGGTCCAACAGATTGTCCTACAAGAGCAAACACATTTGCGACCGTGAATGTTGTCCCCGCCATTTATCTAGTGCGACGTGTTTTTCTTCGCTTCAGTCCAGCAGGAAGGCAGTTAAAGAACTCCCCTTTGGCGTTCATGCGGTAATCGTAGACATCATATCCCGGATAGCACTTCTTTTTCGCAGCTGCGAGGCGTTGTTTGAGAGACTTGCGACGTCCTCCTTCAGGTCCCATAGGATCTTCGACAGCATCTTCTTCTAGTGTCAACTTGTGAATGATGATAGTGATTTCGGGCGCGTCTTCTCTCTGTGCCCAGATGTAAGTCTTCCCAATCGGTCGTTCGGCAGGTCTCGCACGTCCATCTGCGTATCGGTTTACGTTATCCTCCTTAAAGTCGGCTTCCGGTACGTCGTAGTCGTTGACGATCTCCCAGCCATTCTCCACAGCCTTGGCCGTGAGATACGCTTTGGCTTGTTCAAATGTCCTATACACAATGGGGGCAAGAGTATCTCCCTCCTCAATCACGTAGACACTCATTATTACTCACTGTAGGCAAAAATTGCTAGAGAGAAGAGACTGAGTACAATCGCTAGCCACTTGAGACCCTTGATGCTCTCTCTAAAGAAGAACACGCCTGTGAGCGTGACCAGAATGTTGGATGCCAAGTTCCAGATCAAGTTTGTTGTGACCATGTTGGAATGCGTCATCGCCTTCAGGAAGACATACGGTTCAAACGCATACAGCAATGTAGCCACCGGAAGTCCAATCGCATACGCCAGCTTTCCTTGGTCTACCAGTTTCAGTGTCCCCATCATACTGATGTCAATCAGAGCCATCACGGTTCCAAAGACGATTGGAAGCATATCAAACTTCCCCACCGTCCAGTTCACCGATTTGATTAGTCCGTCCACGAAGTCCTTCATTACTTCTTCATGAGGAAAGGAAGAAAGAAGAGAACGACGATTCCGATCAGGACCACGATGTCAATGGTGCGCACGAGCTTCTGCTCACGTTCCGGCAGCTCCATAAAGGCTTTCATGTACTCCGGCGGCTTAGCCCAACCCCACATCCAACCAAGAAAGGTGGGCTTGAGCCGGTCCTTGCAATCGTAGATCATATCGTACCACGCAAGGGAAACATACGCAACACACGCCAGCAGGAAAGCCATGAGAATACGGTGAGACAGGGGCTTAAAATGGGGCATCCAGTACACAATCAACACAAACAGGGAAAACACTAAGCACTTGGGGTTAAGTGTGAGGTGTGTTCCAAATAATCCGGCGGCCATTACTTCTTACGCTGGGTTTTTCCATGAGCCATGCGGGCCGACTTCTTACGCGAGACGATGCGACCCCACTTGTTCATCTTGAGGTCGGCCTTTGTGAGACCGCCCGTTGTATGGTGAGCCGTTCCATGCATGACTTGAGCGCGAGATCCGATTGCGTGCATTTATATCAAGCACAGAATAAATGGATCGGGTCGCATTTGTCTCCTTTGCAAACATCCCGTTTTACCAGAATCTTCAGAAGGAGTTTCTACAGTCTGTCCGACGATTTCGTTACGACGCATATACATTCTCGACCTTCGAGGAAATAGGGAGTCCGCACCACTCTGTATCTCCATACGAATTCAAGATTCATGCAATACGCACAGTCTATATGAAAGGGTATGACATTGTCATCTGGTGCGACAGCCCGCTGCGACTTGTGCGGTCGATTGCGACTTGGATACCTGAAATTAAGAAACGAGGTGTCTATTTGCAAGAGGACGGACATGCAATGGGAAGTTGGGCAAATGACCGAGCACTCAATCATTTCAATCTGACGCGTGACGAAGCGATGAAGCTAAAGACTGTATACGCGTGCGTTATGGCGTTTGACTTTAGACATCCAAAGACGAAGGAATTCTTATACAGAATGAAAGACTGCGCAGAGAAGGGCCTTTTCAAGGGCAAATGGAAGAATGACGAACTCACCGAAAGCCAAGACCCTAGATGCAATGGTCATCGCCACGACCAAACATGCGCAGAGTTAGTTGCTCGCCAACTGGGGATCCAATCAGGACCCCGTGTGTTTCTAGAGACCCCGCATCCGTCAAGATATTTCAAGTCGCATTGGCATTCCTAAAAAAGACGTCAACTATCTATAATGATCTCAGGCAAGGGGTTTGCTGACGTATCTACTTGGATCTACGACACGAGATACCGCGAACGCCCCTTCTTGCACTGGGGATCAAGAGCGGGTGATTGGGTCTTCATTAATGGCGATCACCTTGATCAATTTCTGAGCATTCGACTTCTAACACCCAAACGGTTCAATCTGGTCATTCACAACTCAGACAAGTCCTTTGACGCAGACCGCCTTGCCCGAACACTGCCCAGAGCCCTTCGGATCTATGCAATCAACACAACCGTCCGTCACCCCCAGCTGACGACAATCCCCCTTGGGTTTCCAGACAGCGGACTCAAGCACATTGCAGGCATCCGTCCGTCCGCCGATCGGCATATTGAGATCTACTCCAATTTTTCAGTAGGGACAAACGTTGTGGCTCGTACTGAGTGCTTGAAGGCGTTTGAGAACGATCCTCGCGTTGTTCGCAAGGATCCAAACGGACGCACACAACCTGAGTTTTATGAAGATATGTGTCACTCCAAGTTCGTACTGTGTCCTACGGGCACTGGACTTGACACGCATCGTATCTACGAGGCGCTTGCGTGCGGGGCCACTCCAGTCGTACTCCATAGCACACTGGACCATCTCTACGCAACGTTGCCTATTTGTATTCTTAACAAGTGGACGGATCCGATGTATGTTCCAGATGGTACGTCGCGATTCAGGGTCAATGAGTACTTACAGTAAGAACACCCGCTTGAAAACATCCATCACCTTCTCGGGGGTATACTCTAAGTATCCGCTCTTTGACATGTCAAGCATCTTCCACTGCCCCGATTCAAGGATCCGCAGAACGTCCTCCTTGTTCGAATATTGGCAACACAGTCCCTTTGAATTCACAATATGTGCCTTCTCAGGCGAGTGGGCCCATGTCAAGAATGGCTTCCCAGCGACAGAAAACTCTCCACACGCAAGACCGAATGTCTCTCCGCGGTGACGAGCATGGAGCATAACGTCGCATGTATTGATCATCTTTCGCTTGACGTAAAGTTCGGTTGTAACTGGAAGATAGACAAGTCTGGGATGACTGGCAAAGTGATTGGTGGCCATGCAGACGAACCACATGGTAGGAGTACGGTTCAGGAGCTCAACCACTGCTTCGTGTACAAACGGTAGATCAAACGAACCTGCAGACCCATATCGTCCAACAACTACAGCATTCGGTGGAATTCCAAGTTCTTCTCGGAAAGAATCGGTATGGTGATCGACTCGGACCATATACGGAACGACTGGAAAACGTGTACCGTAAATACGATTGAGGTCATCGTGGATCACAGAATACACGGCACCATGCGGTTGCTTCGGCGTAAAGACGCAATGGACCACCGACTTGCACAGATCCGTCCCCCACTCGTCAAGTTCTCCCGACTTCTGTGTATAGCAGACGTCAACAGACTGGTTCTTGATGACCGCGTTGATATCGGCACGTGTCTTCACATAGAATACAGGGAACCTCTTCTCAAACTTCTCGTAGATCGGACCGTACGTATGTCTGAAGTCGCGGGTAATCACGATTGACTTGTTTCCGAGCAGCGTCTCATTATAGTCAGCATAGTCGTAGACCGCGACCTCAACCCCACCAAATGAAATACTATTGACTACAAATGCAACCTTCATTTCGTATTAAAGACGTCTATAGTCGTAAATGAAATGCCTCGGGCTGCAGTTGTAACTGGCGTGACTGGACAGGATGGATCGTACCTTGCCGAGCTCCTCCTCTCAAAGGACTATCATGTCTACGGTGTTGCTCGGCGGACATCTTGCTCAAACACGGAACGCATTCGTTCCATTCTTACGCATCCTCACTTCTTTCTCCGTGAGGCAGATCTCACCGATTCAAACTCGCTTCGGATTGTGTTTGAAGACGTGTCCAAGTATGCGGAGATTGAGGTCTACAATCTCGCCGCACAGTCTCACGTCCACACCTCTTTCCGCCAACCCGAGCTCACCGCAGATGTGGATGCACTTGGACCGCTTCGTATTTTGGAGGTTCTTCGGGCGCTGCAGCTGACTCGCGCAAAGTTCTATCAGGCATCCACGTCAGAGATGTTTGGAAAGGTCGTGGAGACACCGCAGTCCGAGACAACCCCTTTTTATCCTCGTAGTCCGTATGGTGTTGCGAAGGTGTATGGGTATTGGATCGTAAAGAACTACCGCGAGAGCTACGGGATGTTCGCGTGCAACGGAATCCTCTTTAATCACGAGTCGGAGCGGCGAGGAGACGAGTTTGTCACTCGCAAGATCACAAAAGCCATTGTGCGTATCAAGCAGGATCCTACGTTCTGCCTCCGTCTCGGAAACTTGGATGCGAAGCGAGACTGGGGACATGCGCGGGATTTTGTATATGGAATGTGGCTGATGCTTCAGCAAGACGTTCCAGATGACTTTGTATTGGCAACCGGTGAGACACATACGGTTCGTGAGTTTGTAAATCTGGCATTCCAAGCAGCGGGATTTGCACTCACGTGGAGTGGAGAGGGTGAGAATGAGATCGCAACCGATCAGACAGGACGCGTTGTTGTGCGCGTGGATCCTGCATTCTACCGTCCAGCCGACGTGGAGATTCTGATTGGCAACAACGCAAAGGCGAAGCGCGTTCTCGGTTGGACGCCGACAACACCATTCCCCGATATGGTTACTGCGATGGTGAAGTCGGATTCTGCCAATTGAACGTCCATTCGGGAATATGCTCTCCTGTCTCGCGTTGGTAACACTTCTTGACTGTTGCCTTCAGCGGCAAGTGAGCTGCCAAACATCTAAACGCGCTATTTGTCACATGTATCTCCGATGCATGAATAATCGTATCCGTATAACTAGGAAAAGGTGCGTCAACGAAGGTCTGTGCCAGATCATGCCAACGATGTCCAACCGGATACACGTTGATATTTGGATCAATTGTCAGCGTTTCATTGATGTCCCACGTAACAAGCGAATTCAAGTGCGAAGACGACTTCTGCTGTGTGAAGATGTAACGAAAGTCCTTGACCGTCGCATAAAGCTTCTTAGATCCTTCGTTCTCTGGGATTTTGAAATGAGTATGCTGTATCCGTGGGTCAAGTCCTAGATCCTTGTAGAAGCAGATGGCAATCATATAGTCCCCATCTATTTCGTGACGAGGATATGCAGGGTATCCTGATCGGTAAACCGCAACGTAGTCCTTTGGATCAAACTCTATGACGTCTTGCGGCGTTTCTTCACGCCATGACATCATGTTTTTATAGTACCAATCGTCATTGATCACGATCGGACGTATACGAGGTTCGTCAGAAAAGAACGCAACCAATGTTTTGTAGTTCTTTGAGAAGCATGGTACGTGTATCTCGCTATGAAACTGCACAAGGAACCGTACGGCGCCTATCATGTCTATCTGATCGCCCAGTCCTAGATTAGATAAGAAAAGTGCTCGTCTATGAGGGACTCTGATCTTCAAGAAGGACATTTGTGAATATGCTTGACAAATAACCAACCTCGTCTATCGTTAGATCCGGATGGTTGGGAATGTAGAATCCGCACTCGTGAATATGATCGGCTACAGGAAGCTCAGTGGAAGACGAATACGGCTGAAAAAACGGTTGGCGATTCATATTCCCAGCAACAATCGGGCGAGTTTCAATTCCAAGAGAGCGACACCGCTGGACATATGCGTCGCGATCGGATTGGCTTGAGCAAACAATCGGTATCGCAAATGCAGGCACGTCTTGATCGGGTATATACACGTCTTTTCCGGCGCAGGCGCGAATTGCTCGGAAGGACGCGCGACGACGCTCATTTGACTCATCAATATACTTCAACTGTATCGTGCCAATGAGCCCCTGTAGGTCCATTGGGCGAACGTTGTATCCAAGCGTATAGAACGTATAGGGTCCGTAAAAATCATTTATTTTCCACGTGGACCGAAGCTCATCGCGTTCTGCAGGGGTCACATTCCGGTCCCATCCATGGGCACGGACCATGTGGATCATCTTGCTCAGCTCTGCATCGTCCGTTGACACCAGACCTCCTTCGATTGTGGACATGTGGTGACCTACAAATGTAGAAAATGTAGCCACGAGACCAAAATTGCCCAGACGAACGTCGTTGTGAAGGGTCCCAAGAGACTCACAGGTGTCTTCCAGCAGAATGATATCCTTCTTCTTGCAATGTGAGGCGATCGTATCAATGTCCCCGCAGAATCCGAGCAGATGGGTAATAAACAGGCAACGAATATCATGTTTCATGACGTCCGCACAGGATACGTTCAAGGTCTTAGGATCTACATCAATGAGAACGGGAACAAGACCAAGCTGTATGACAGGCATTACATTTGTTGCCCACGTCACCGCAGACACCCCAACGCGATCACCCAGTTTCAGACGGCCAAGATTCAAAAGAGACTGTAGCACGACAAGGTTTGCGGAACTTCCACTGTTCACCATAATCGTATGTTTCCTCCCCTGCCATGCAGAAAAGAGGTCTTCAAACTTGGCGACTTCGGGACCCATACTAAGCTTCTCGGATGTCTGAATAAATGCGCAAAGTGCATTCTTCGTCTCTTGTTCACCCAAGAAAGTAGACTTCATCAGCGGAATCTTCATCGTTGTAGTGTGTCTAGATTGGTTCTATAGGTTATGAACGATGGGTTTGTTTTTGCTGCGATATATCCATCATAGTCCTCTAACTGAAGGGCAATTCGCTTCTTGTGAAGAGCATCGGCGATGGAGAGGGGAGCAGACAGGGTACTCACAAACAGCGCACATCCCTGAATTGCATTGACCAAGTCCGTAAACGAAGGCGTGAGAACGAGAGGGAGATGAAGTCCGGTTGTCGCAACGAAGTGGTCGTAGTTTGATCGGTCTGATGCCAAAAACCGGACATCGGGTCCAAGAGTGTTGATCAACTTTTCATGATCAAACGGTTCTGTCCACCATCGATTCGGAGATGTTGAAATGAACACCGTGTTCGCGTAGTCCGATGGTTCGTCGGTCTTGAACCAAGGAGTTTCAGACCAAGAAACACCGTAGTGGCGATTGAAGATGGTATGCCACGAATCTGTGTGATAATCAAATCCACTGCGCCACGTGCTCAAGTTCACATCGCACATACATCCGTCGTGAATTCGCACATCCTGAATATAGGACTGTTTCTTCAAGAACGGCGAAATGTCCTCATGGGTACGCACAACGCCCCAACGGAAAGGTTCAATGCTATCTGTCATGTACACAATTCCTTTCCGACCACATGTCCGATAGTTCTCGTTCACAACAGACAGCTGATGTATAAAGTCACCAAGTAGCCCACTTGCAAGGTATGTAATCGGCGGAAACTCATAGGCAGACCGATCGGGCAGGTGAACCGTATCCGCATCAATTTTGTCTGAAGGGATATCCTCATATACAAAGTTCGGAGTCGTAAAAATGCGCTTGAGAACATCGGTGTGCTCTGACTGAAAAGACACCGTATCGTATTGAACGCTGAGGTAGTTGATAACCGGAATACATGCATACACATCTCGTACACTCAAGGTGACGTGCTTTGCACCGTAGCTCTTTTGCTCTTTCAACGCAGAGCAGGACATTGTGTTCAAAAGACGCTTGATCCGAAAGCGCTGGTCATTGTACTCATATACCTTTGCAGCAAGGTCTGCAAAGTCCACTGTATTGCGAGCAGTCGGGTCTGTTGCATTCACCTTATCCATTGAGTCCCAAACCTGTAGGTTCGTATACAGCAAGAGACCATAGTGAAACGCGTATGTTTGCTTGAATGGCGCGAACTCGTGAAGCGCGTCAATCTCCTTCTGTATCTCCACTAACTTTTCGGGCGACCTGATCTTCATCTGCTTAATTTCAAGTATCGTGAGCCGATCCAGCCCATCTGCTAGGGAGACTTCAAGGAGCATACTTATTAGAATGCACTACGACGGCGGCGGACAGTAAAACGCATACGGCGCAGGATCAATCTTCTTGAGAATCTCAAGATACGTCAGTCCATCGCAGCGAATTTGCTCCGCCGCCGCTTTGTTCACGAAATCTAGGTCCGCGTACCAATCCTCAAAGGCTCCGTACGGTTCAGTAGGGCTGTCGGGCATGACCACATCTGCGCAAATGAGCGAGTATCCGTGATTTGTCAGAACTTCACGAATGTAGTCGCGGGTCGCAGTGCCAAACCGATACTGATCGTGCTCAATCGTCATGGTCGCAAAGCGAATCTTGTCCCAAGGGAAGTGTGCCACTGCTGGCATGGTTGCCTCGTCAACATCAAAGGAGATGTAGTCAATCGTGTTCTGCATGAACGGGTGCTCTCCTACTACCGTATGCCATTTCACGTTCGTCGCGTCCGTGCAAAGAAAGGGGTTCTTTCTCTTCTTGGCAAACTCCTCGCTAAAATTCTGATAGTCAATGGACAGACCCGTCCAGCCCTCCATCTCAAGAGCATACGTATTGTTGTGATACGTGGGACGGAACGAACCGATATCAAGATACGTTCCCGGGCGACGCACAAGATGACGAGGAAAGACGTCTTGACCCGCTTGACTCAAGGAAAGTATTGGCATTTAGCTACTTAGTGTGATCCCACTGTAAACAACATCTAGGCCAGACTTGACCCACATTTTGTTTTTGATTTCTTGGATGATTTCTTGGTTGCCTTGTAGGGCGTCTAGTTGCTGTACGCAAGACCGCCCATGCCGGACATCACGCGGAGCACGTTGTAGTTCACCGCGTAGACGCGCACCTGAGCCGTGCGGCCCGAGCGCACCGTGTTCACGGACACCGTCAGCTGGAGGGTGGCCTTGTCGATGCGCGAGAAGTTGCAGGTGCCCGACGGCTGGTGCTCCTCCGGCTTCAGGGCAAACGAGTACACGTTGATACCCTGGGCCGGGGTGCGGCTGTGGTGCTGGTACGGCTGCACGCGGGAGAAGTAGCGGCCCTCGCGCTCCGTGAAGCGGTCCTGGCCGTTGAGCTGCAGCTTGGCAACCTCCACCGGGTTCTTGCCCTCGCACTTGACTCCGGAGTCCAGGATGACCTTGGCGAGCAGGTAGTTCGTCGTGTCCTCGAACACGATACCCTGATCGTTGGCCGTGTTGGTGTCGAGCCACGACGCGCCGTTGAGCGACGGGCCAAGACCCGGAGCACCGCCGACACCGCCGACGAAGTACGGGCCCGAAGGACCGTCACCCGCCACCGTGGGGACCGTCGCAGCCGCGCCGCCCGTCGCCAGCGAGCCGCGGGCAAGAACGTCCATCACGATACCCTCCGTGCTGAAGTCGTCCGTGTAGTTGAACGGCTGGCAGCCGTTGACCTCGTTGATGAAGGGCTGGTTAGGCGTGCAGTCCACGAACGAGTCGCGCTGGACGACCCACACGAGCTCCTTGACCGGGTGGTTGAAGTTGAGCTGGATCTTGTTGGACGACGACGTGATCGCCTCGGCACCCGTGAACTGCAGCTGCTCAATCAGGTACTCGTGCGTCTGCTGGGCAAAGCGGCGACGCTCCTCCGTGTCGAGGTAGATGTAGTCAATGTACAGCGACGCGGCCGTGAGCGACTGGATGCTGACCGCCGGCGGCACCGAGGTCGCGAGCTCGTAGTAGGTGCAGTTGATCCACTGCTCGAACTCCACGTTGATACGCACCTCGTGGTACTGGAGCGCGATCAGCGGGATCGCCAGACCCGGGTTGCGGCAGAACCAGAACTGGAGCGGGATGTACAGCGTGCGGGCCGGCGTGCCCGAGCGGGGGGCGCACGTGTTCGTCAGCTCCGAGCCGGCGCACGAGGCATCCAGCGCATAGCCGCGACGATCCTTCATCAGCACGAGGTCGTGCGTGTTGCCGATCATGTCGTTCAGCGCCTCGATCGTGCCCTTGTCCTGAGACAGCTGCGTCCAGATCTGCATCCAGTCGCCATACTGGCGATCGATGCGCTGGCCGCCAATCTCCAGCTCCACCGTCTTGACGAGGCGGTGACCGATGAAGTTGAGCCAGCGGAAGCGGTTCAGCGAGGTAGACGGCAGGTCCACGGCCGGAAGAACCACCTGGAGGTACGTGCGGTACATCAGGTCCGCGTTACGGTTGATGACGGCCGTCACGCGCTTGTTGAAGTCGGCCTGGCCGTTGAACGTCACCTCAATGGACTCCATCGCGAAGTTGGTATGACGCTTGTACAGGACCTTCCAGAACGTGATCTGGGGGGAGCCCGAGATGTAGATATCCTGCGCACCATAGCTGACGAGCTGAAGAAGACCACCACCCATATTGATTGTTTGATAGAGCGCAATATTATTTTTGCCGGCGAGGGCGACGCGCCAATGTCCAACGGTGTTGCGTTGGAGGTTGGGGTGTTTCTAAGTTGTTTAGTATGTCTTGGATCTGCGGCTACGGCGACGGCGGCGGCGAGTGCGAGTGCGGCCACCCTGCCGACCTTGCACTTTTCCGAAAGCATCCCGAACAGGCGCACCTTGGCCAGCAGGGACAGGGTTCAGCTTCTTCTTCTGGTTCTCGAGGTCTTGGGCATCGGTTGCAGGGGGCAGGTCGCCTCCACGTCCTTTCCGAGTGTATCTACGCATTGCTTCTAGCAAAGATTTTACGCCTTGGAGAGGAGGTGAGCCTTCTTGGCACGGGCACGGAGCGTCGCCTTGCGGCCGCTGGACTTGAGGCCGTGGGACTTGAGGACGCGCTTGAGGGCCTTGGCGGACGGGCCCTTGCGGGTGCGGCGGCGACCACCAGTCGTGCTAGCACTAACGGGGGCAGGGGACATGGTGGACGGCATTTTGTTTTAAGGGTGAGACAAACTTTCAGGATGAACGCGAAAAGGAAAAAATGGAGCCTGTGTCTATTGGACTTCTTGTTGGGTTTTTCGTTGTCGGCATCTTTGGGGTCTATGGGTGTCTCGTAAGAAAGCGAGGGGGGATGGCGAAGGCGCCGTCCTCTGAGAATCTAGCAGATATGGCTCCTCAAGAGGACCCTACTCAAGAATCAGTTTCGGCGTGATGTGCATGGCCTCCAACTCCTGCATCCACAACTTCATCGCGTAGGGGATGGTCTTGATGACAAAGTCCGTCTTGTTGCCGCACGCACCGCACGAGTAGATTCCCTCTACGGGATTGACCACCGCCAACGTTCCGCAGCTCTTGCAAAGCCCCGTCTTGAACGGGTCGGAGACATCCATCAGACGCTCCTTGGTAAACACCGAGATACCGTGTGATAGCATACAATCGCGTTCCATCTCACCCACACGCAGACCACCATCACGGGACCGACCTTCGCACGGCTGCCGAGTCAGTGAGACAATCGGGCCCCGGGCGCGAGAGTGCTTCTTGTCGATGACCATGTGCTTGAGGCGCTGGTAGAAGGTGGGACCCATAAAGATCTCCGCCTGCATCATCTCACCCGTCTGTCCATTGTAAAGGATCTCGTTGCCGTAGGGATGCATACCCATCTCCACCATGTGCTTCTTCAGGTCCTCCACCTTGAGGTGAGAATACGGCGTGCCATCGCCTAGTGTTCCCTTGCGCACACCGATCTTACCGAAGATGTTCTCCATCAACTGAGCAATCGTCATGCGGGACGGGACAGCGTGAGGATTCATGATGATATCCGGACGCAAGCCCGTGGACGTGAAGGGCATATCCTCTTCCTCCATCAGCATACCAATCGTACCCTTCTGACCGTGACGAGAGGAGACCTTGTCTCCAATCTGCGGAATGCGCTCCGAGACCGTGCGCACCTTGATAAATGGGTAGCCATCTGAGTTCTTGTCCTGCCACACGCCATCAATCCGGCACTTCTCAGAGTTCTTGTGTGTCGTAGAGGCATCTCGGAATGCATACCCCGCTGCATCGTTCCGCAAGTTCACCACCTTACCGATGATGACATCGTTCTCATTGATGACCGAGTTGATGATCGGAAGCCCATTGTCCGACACGGCTGCGTAGCTCGTGTTCTTGTACTTGCGCGTATTGTGCTTTTGCGGCTTCATAAACTTCTCCTCTCGCCCGGAGGTCACGTTCCGGTGCTCCTCGTCCTTGTACATTCCGTAATACAGACCGCGGAAGAACCCGCGCTGGACTGCAGACTTGTTCAGAATCACTGAGTCCTCCTGGTTGTATCCGCCGTAGCAAGCAATCGCCACAATTGCATTCATACCAAAGGGCATCTCGTGCATCTTCAAAATGTTCATGGCTCGTGTCTCCACAATCGGACGAGCGATGGAACAGAGGACATAGGCATTCTTGTCCAGACGCTTAGCAAAGTTGCCAGCGTAGACGCACATCGCCTGCTTGCCCATGGCGGACTGGTAGGTGTTACGAGGCGACTGATTGTGATCCGACAGGGGAATCGTAGACGCCATGTGGCCCACAATCAGAGACGGGTGAATCTCGTAATGCGTATGCGCAGGTGTCATCTCAGCGTGATTCATAGCAATCCGCAGTGTCTCTGTCTCCGACGAATCAACATAGTCAATGGACGACTTGCACCACTCGTTCCAGTTAGACGTGTCCTGCGGAGGCGTCATGCCGATTCGGAACACAGGGCGGACACAGCGACCACCGTCCGTCTCCACTGAGATACCATTCATCAGCGTATACCAGGCCACCGAAATATGCGGATGCAACCGGCGACTCTGCTTTGCGGCCCGCAGGCGGACAACTAGAGTATGAGGATCCTTCGTATATCCAACAATCACACCGTTTACGGTAATGGACGTACCCTCGTAGACTTGAGGAGTGGTAATCCACTGAATATCGGTCATCTCTCGCAGATAATGAATGACCGTAGTGGAGGGTGTGTGCTGAGAGATTGAGGTCAGCAAGCTCATATTCTTCACAATGCCCACCGAATGGCCCTCGGGTGTCTCCACAGGACACATAAATCCCCACGATGTACCATGGAGCTTACGAGGTGCCAAGAGCTTCCCTGACTTTTCCACGGGCGTCTGAATGCGACGAAGGTGGCTCAAGGTCGCAGCGTAGGACATGCGAGCAAGCACCTGCGAGACACCCACCTTTGTGGCATTGGACATGGCGGCCGCTGAGCCAAGACCCTGCACCGCAAAGTTGCCCGTTGCCAATGCCTGCTTCAGCTTGCCTTCAATGGCCGAGACCTTCAGAATCTTGTAGAGATTGTTGCCATTGAGAACATCCATCGGGCGCGGACCACCCTCCCCGCGCTTCCACGAGTCATTGTTCACCTCTTGCACAAACTCATTGCGAGTATCGTTGCACACCTTCTGAAAGAGCTGACGGAACAGATGGGTCAGCAGGGCACCCGTGGTCACCACACGCTTATTCGGGTAGGCATCACGATCATCCAGCGGAATCTGCTTACAGTATGTCAGCAGAAGCCTGCGAATCATAGAGCCCATCAGCATAGCCTTACGAGCATTGTGAACAGGCGTGGTTGTCAGCTCCTCTGCAAATCGCACGTGAGGAAGAAGCTCTGAGTTCAGAAGCTGCCGAACATACGCACACTTGTCCTCCTGATTGGTTCCATACTGGAGGTGGTTCGTCAGATACTGAACGGCTTCCTGCTGCGTGAATACCCGAAGTTCGGCTGCATCACGGAACGAAGCCGCCAACAGCTCCGCGTGAAGATCCGTCTCATTTCCCCACACGATATTTGTGATGGCGCGATCCGTCAGAACGCCCAGAGCACGAAAGTACACCACAACTGGAATGTCCTCTCGGAAACGAGGCACGCATGCCGTGAGTGGATTGCCATATCCATTGAACTTGGAGCTCAGCCTGATCTCCAGCTTCTTTGGAGGCATCGTGAACGACTCATGAAGAGACTTGATCTCCACCGAATGCGTGTGCTTGGACGCCGACTTCTTGTTCTGAAAGATCATGATCCGGTTGTCTGCCACCTTTTCCTGACACAGAATCGTGCGCTCTGACCCGTGAATAATGAAATATCCCAGAGGATCGTGGGCACACTCTCCGTACTCTGCCAGACTCATAGGGTAATCCTTCAACAGGCACAAGCTAGAGCCTAGCATCACGGGCAGCTTGCCCAGCGAGATACCCTCGAACACATGCGACTCTTCATCGTAGGTGTCCAGCAGCGGTCCCTTGTACGTCCGCACAAGAAACCGAATGTCCACGTACATTTGTGCGGCGTAGGTGAAGTTGCGAATGCGTGCCTCCATGGGCAACATCGGCTTCACACGCCCAGTGGCCTCCTGAATACGCGGCTTGATATAGGATACATTCTCAAAGGACAGCTTGAACTCATACTTGTACTTCTTGATCGCCTCATCCTGCTCATGCCATACCGTGATGGGCGGCGTAGACTGCATGATCAGGGGAATCTTGTGGCGAACAAAGTCCTCATAGGAATCCAGCTGGTGATCCACCATACGGCGGACACCATTGCTGAAGTAGGCGCGAACTGCAGTCCATTCGTTGATGTTAGGGGTGGTGGGAGCGACCGAAGGAAGCGACGTCATGGTATCTATTGGTGGTGTCTTCCCTGTAAATAAACTCATCCGTTTTGAATAAGCGATGTCCGGCGTCAAAATTCAGAAAGTAGGGCACACGGAGCCGGAAGCAAAGCGTCCAGTGACTCGGCATAAGTCAATGCGAACGTTTCCCCGTGGCGTGATGAAGGGAACCCGAACCCGCGGAGGCAGCAATGAAATTGTACCCGTCAAGGACCCTGCGCGACCCCCGCCGGTTCGCAAGGGAACATTGAGAATTCTGACAAAGAAGGGAGCTGAGGTTCGCCGGAGAACAATCAAGAAGACCGTGAGCGATATGAACGACAGTGTTGTCCGCGCATCCCTGAAAAAGTCCAATATCAACATCAGTCCAAAGACGCCGGCTCACATTGCGCGCGAGATCCTTGAAGGCGGCATGGAAGCAGGAATGATTGTCCCCAAGTAAAGTAATGACGTCCATTTGGGGACCCCTTGGCTGGATGGCCTTGCATTCCGTGTCCTCGTGCTATCCAGATTCGCCTCTTCCGGCAGAACGCACTCTGGTCTATACGTGGCTTGATATGTTTCAGTCTACGATTACGTGCCCGAGCTGCAGAGAGCATTTTGGACAGTCGCTGAGCGGATACCGACGGTTGCATTCGGAGATGCTGAATTCGCGCACAGACTTTATGCTTGCTGTATTTCGGCTTCACAATACTGTCAATCGCAAACTGAACAAGCCCATCTACACAAGCGTTGCTGATTGTTTTGAACAGCTTCGTACCAATGTGAAGACCCGCTCTGCCCGTGAATACCGTGGGGCCTACCTCAATCACATTCGGCGCTTTTGGAGGACCATGCAAGATGCGTCAGGGTTCGCAGCTCTTAAAAAGATTAATGAAATGTCAAAAATTGAGGTAGACTATGTTCAGCGCCACGAGAACAACTTTGAAGAGTCTATTCCCGAAGCCAATGTGCTTCCCATTGGACCGGCCCTAGAAGCCGTACTTCCCGGAGCTGAACAGCCGCCTCCTATCCGGTTCGACACACGCTCGGTTCCGCGTATGGGTCTCGTCAATGGTCGGTTTCAAGCAAGAAGGTGAGTGGACACACGGGTTGGCTCTTGCATGGGGTTCCATGGCAAGGAGATAAACGGATCGGTTTCCCATGCGTAGGCTTTCATCCATGGATGCCGAGAATCACGTCCTTCCTCATAGAATTCATCCGGAAACGTGCCCCGACCAGGGAGAATAAAGTCCAGCTGCTCTCGAATACCAAACGGTGGAGATGGGTGATCCCAGGTAAAGGTGGTGATTCGGGGATTTTCCACAATCGCGGCCAACAATGGCGCTTCTGCGTATGGGTATGTCCAACACCAGTCCAACACCTCCGAGGTCTTGAAATAGTGCAATGTCCACGCCAGCGTCTTTTGAAATGCATAGACAACCTTGTTCCAATTCACCACGCCGTCCATGAGATGGATCGCCATACGGCTTTCAATCGCATGACCGTCCCGAGAGACAATGTGCCGGTCCGTCTCCTTTGCCCGTTTTGCCAAGACTTTCAACTCGTCATCTGCCGCAGCCTCCACGGTTTGCTTTGTCATGTAATGAACCGCCCGTCCGTATCCGTCCTCACGCAGAGAGAACATGGCAATTGTCGGCATAAAGTCGTTTCCAAAGCACATGACGCACATATCCACCCAATCATCGGGCTTCATGGGCAGCACTTGGCAAAGAGCGGCAATGTCAAACGTAGAATAGCCTGAGTCCTTGTTCTCGCGGAGTAGTTTGATAGGGCCCAAGTCGGATTGCGCCACAGAAATCAGCACCAGGTCGGCGTCCATGCCGTAGATGAGAATACTCGTGCGTTCTTCAGGCGGGAGTGTGCGCAGCCAAGTAAAGATCTTGTGCTCACCTTCACCCGGCTCGTCTGTACCCGAAAGGATACAGTCTGGAAAGCAGAACCGCAGCGTATCCTCCAACTCCATCATGAACTCAGTTCCCGGTGAGATTTGGTTCTTGTCAAACAGCGCGGGTTCGGGGATTCGCATGCGACGGAACCGTTGCTGAACAATCTTTGCATAGGGCACCAGTCCATCAAACGCAATCAAGACCTTCTTTCCGTGCGCCACATCACGCAGAAAGTTCCGCAAGGCCACCACCACACTGCCAATCGGATTCTCGGGTTTCAGGTAGGTATGAATGAACGCATTGAAGTCAAGTCCGAGCGCATCGCAGTCTAGAGGGACCGTGCCCGTGTCCTTCTGAATATGCTTGTGTGTCCGCAGTAGAGACGCAACGTAATACGGGATGCCCATTCCTCTTGAGATGCGGGAGACCCTAAAGTCACTTTAACGGATGTCCAAAACGGATTTGGTTTGGCCAAGAAAAACAGACCTTGTCCCTGCCCCACACTCAACACTCAACATTCAACAATGGCCAACATCATCTGCAATTTCATCAAGACGGGAGATCTTCAGCCCTGCCAATCAAGGATCCACAGGCGGTTTGGCGTGCCGGCCGAAGAGCGCGCTTGCTGCGGAGTTCATGCTCCCATTGAGGCACGCCTTCCCCAGCATGTCGTGGGACGGTGCGAGTTCAGCTCGGCCGTTGGGGGCGTTCCAAGCTGGTGCCCCTCAGAGGTGGCTGCAGGGGATCGGCTGTGTCCGTTCCATGTAGGCCGCCGCGAGGCTATAGCCCATAGGCTCGTAGCCGCTCGGGATCGCGAGCAGCGGCACCGTGAAGCTCTGCGGGCACAGGCACAGGCTGAGCGCCTTGCCGACGCGGAAGCTCACCGTGTCGCACTGCTTGAACAGCCCCCACCCGCACCTCAGGCACCCGCACCTCTGCGGCGGCTCGCACAGGACCAGCAGAATGTCCACACTGCACACGTGACAAAGCAGACCTCGGAGGGCGAGGCGAGACTGCTGGCCATGAAGACAGACGGGCGGCAAGTGGGACTGCGGGTTCTTCGGTGCTTTGCCTCGCGGGGGAGTGCGGGTCTCACGCGCGTTCTGCATGTGGCGAATGACGTAGAGTACTGGTACAATCAACCCACGTGCCGCCGCATGGGAGATCGGCTGTACGCACGGGTTCTTGAGGGTCTGTGGGCTCTCATTGAGCAACAGCCCCAAGAGCAACGCGCGGAACTCAAGATACGGCTTTGGGAGGAAGCGAGCGAGTCCGTTGGAATGTGCTGCGAGGGGCACATTTCCCGCCTAGTGAACGTGATGGTTGGGTTTGACGAGGCATTCCAGCCCCGCATGTCCGTTGGTGAGTCCATTCAGGCCAAGATGGCGGAACTCGCGGGAAAGGCGGACCTTTCCGCAGCAGAGAAGGTCGCACAGGCGCGTGCGTTCCTAACGGAGCTGGCTGTCTCGGCGGAGGAGCAGGCCCCGTGGCTGGAGGCGCTTGAGTGAAGTAAGGACCAGCCAAAAAAACAAAAAAATCTTTTTACACTCAGTAAAACGGATTTCATACACCGGAACCAACCCAACTGCGATACAATGGCAACCTCTCTCTGCCCCATTTGCGATACGCAGCTCGTCACCCACGCGTCCTACGGAGTTACCAAGACATACGGATGTCGCATGTGCGACGAGTCTGTGTGTCCCGAGTGTTATCACGGAATGCGATACACCTGCAAGATCTTCAAGATTGAAAAGGAGAAGCACGAGTGTGTCTTCTGCAAGACCCTAGACTACAAGTACTTCATGTACAAGGCGGTGTATGAAGCAGCAGATTCGTTCATGTGTTCCGAGTGCGCGGAAGCTATTCTGATGAAGGAGTAAATGGTCATCCCCGGCCTTCTCCTTCTCGCCTGCGTTGTTTTTTTTATGTACATGTGGAAGGTAGAACCCACCCCAAGACAGGGGTGCTCTACGTGCCCGAACCGACAGAGTGTGATGGATTAGTAAGATACAATACTGCTTACGACAGCGGTAGAAACACCTGACGCATTGGAGGACGCAACCGTGAAATACCAGAAGTTTCCAGATGTCAGCCCGGTCGGCGCAGAGGTCGGTGCATTTGATGTCGTGGATCCCGATGAATTGGAGGTTCCGTTGTAGTTGGACGTCGCCGAACGGTAGAGAATCCAGTTGTAGGCAGTGGCTCCCGATGCAACCGTCCATCCCAACGTGGCCGTGCCCGTTGTGATGACGATGGTTGGGGAGGTGGGTGGGGCGACGACAATCGGCGAAATAAATGCGATAATAACAGTGCCCGAAGCACCTGCAGACGCTTCTCTGCCAGTTGTATTTCCGCCACCACCGCCACTTCCCGTATTTGCAACAGGTTGACTCGCAACATATCCACCGGGTCCTGTTAATGCTCCTGTGCCGCCAATACCAGACCCGCCAGCACCAGGATTAATTACAGGTGGTGAACCTAACTGAACAGCACCCAAGCCGCCACCGCCACCTGCTACCAAATAGGAGTTTCCTCCCAACGAAAACGTTTGTCCTGTTCCACCCTGTCCTCCACCGGAACTACTAGCACTTCCTCCATTACCTCCCATGCCTCCTCCACCGCCGCCGATAATACCATATGAATTAGGACCTGGGTCAAAAACAGTTCCACCATTTCCACCAACCGATCCAATACCACCTGAACCGCCAGTGTAACCACCAGCTCCACCACCGCATCCACCATTTGAGCCATCGGAAGAGCCGATAGATCCACCACCACCGCCGCCCACCGCAGTGAGGGTACTGAATATGGACGAAGCTCCGTTAGAGCTCGGAATGCCAAAACCGCCGCCTGTCCCAACTGTCACAGAATAGGAGCCTGATGCGATTGCGAAATTTGAGTTATAAAGAGCAGCACCTGCACCGCCACCTCCTCCTTGATCATTTCCTCCTCCGCCTCCGCCGCCCACAACAAGAGTTTGTGCAGAAATGCTAGATGGACTTGTGAGTACGAATGTGTTTGACCCAGTTGCAGTGAACCGATATGTGTAATACCCGTTCGCAATTGTAGGCGTAATCGTAGCACTGCTAGGGTTCGTTGCGGTGACTGTAGGAACAACCCCCGCAATATACTGTCCAATTCCGCTCGTTGCCAGTGTAGAGGTGCCAGACGCCGTAGTCACGTTCAGGGTATAATAGTAATACGTTCCCGACACCGGGGAGGCGTAGGTGAAGGTGTTGGGAGTGGGAGATGCAGTTGTGACCAATATTCCGCCGACGTACGAGTAGATGGAGTTGGAGTATAACGTATACGTATATCCCAAAGCACCGGTATACGCAGTCCAGGCACCGACAATGCTGGTTCCACTCTGAGTTAACGTCAATCCCGACGGAGGTGGCACTGAAGGTGGTGCAGAGACCGATGGCGTAATCCCGTTAATGACCACCGCGCTCGTTGTGGGGGATGCCAAGGCACCCACCTGTGACGTGCGGATCACAGCACCCAATCCAGGCTTGGCTACTGAAACACCGCCAGACTTAGATGGTTTGCCACCACCTCCGGCTGGAACATACTGTGCAGCGGCCTTGACGAAGGATGTGAAATCGGAACCCGATGGGCGCAGGACAGGCATTATTACTCTAGTACTACATAAATGAGTAAGGACTTGATCGGCCCTCTGAAGAAGGGTGAGTTGGTCTCCAAGGGATACAAGACGACGGGTAAGGCATCCACTCGTCGTCGTGCATTGGCTAAGGCTGTTCGTGCGTATGGAAAGCTGTCTACGTTCCGTAAGTTGAATGCGGTTGCTGTTCTGACCAAACGCCGAGCACCCGCACGGTCCAAGACTTTCAAGTCCGATCGTGACTGGGTGAAGAAAACCTACTTCTAAGACAAATGCGTAAGATTGACTGGACATTCGTCTTTATGATTGTCGTGGTTGGCATCTTTACCCGATCGGTGTTTCTGACCTACTTTGAAGAGAGTTTTACCAATCCATCGGCTCAGCGCAAGGCGACCAACTGTCCCGACGGGACCCGCACCACGGACGGACACTGCTTACTTGAGTGAATCCACCTCACGGTCACGAACGATCACTGCTTCGTAGGCCGGCGGGTGATTGACCACGGGTGCCTGACGCAGCATGAGCTTCGTGCGGAACCGCTGAGCATCAAAGAACTCGTGCACTGCCTCCTTCACGACATCTGCATTGAAATCCTTGCAGGAGAACACATCCAAATACATGGAGTTGTTCTCTTCCACAAAGTGCGCGGCAATGTTGGATGTCTCAATCAGCTGAATCAGCGTATATCCCTTCTTGTTGCCCGACCCGAACATGACGACCTGCGGCTGTCCAAAAGGCACCATGTCAATGCGCTTCACCAGTGTCTTGGCAAAGTTCGTGATCACCTTGGGACATCCAATCATCTTAGGCGAGCAGCCGGCGGCATCAAGGATCAAGTGCTTTCCCCAGGTGCGAAGAGGAGCTGACATATAATGTATACTCTTGTCTTCCGTCTAAATAATGAAGAACGTGGGGCTCAACACGATCCCACCTGTCAAGGGTCATATCTTCAACCTGACAATCAACCTTGTCTGTATCTCAGTGTTCTATGTGTTCTTGGGTGGTCTCTTGTCGTGGAGTATGTGGCGGATGTTCCCGAAGTTTGACGCGGACTGGGAGAAGCAGTCCAACTTGTATCAGCTGACAGATGTTGCAGTTGAAATCTCGTTGATTGTCATTGTCTTGTTCTGGATCACGTATATGGTCAATTCGTTTGTCCCTGTCATCCACATGAGCCAAGGACTGGAGTCGTACCTAGAATCCTTCGGTGGGCAAACGATGTTTATCTACGCAGTCTTTATCTTTTTGGAGGGACTGGACGATAAACTGAAGCATGTGTACCACGATTTCCTTGGTACCAAGCAGCCTGCGTAAATTTTCTCGCAAGGTCATAAATGTACACCTACCTTCTCACGACTGCCCTCCTGTTCTTTGTGCTGACTCCGGGCATCCTCCTCAGCCTCCCCCCGGGTGGTTCGCCGATGGTCGTCGCCGCCACCCACGCGATTGTGTTTGCCGTGGTCCACGTTGCGATGCACACGTATGTTTTCAAGTCGTAATAGCGTTTTTTTCTGCGCTACTAAACAAAAATGTATGGTAAGATGCTCTTTCTTGCTGCGCTGTTCTACTTCCTGATCCCGGGTGTGCTGATTCGCCTCCCCCCGGGCGGCTCCACCATGACGGTCAACCTCACGCACTCCCTCGTGTTTGCCGTGGTGGCGTGCTATGGCTGGAACATGGTGAAGGGCAAGATGGGCAAGTAGAAACCTCCACACAAAACCCCAAGGATAACTGCTGACGTTTGAGGGACGATAGACTGGCACCCCTGCCCCTGTATCGTCCAAAATGGATCTGTTGGGAACAAACCAATGAATGTCGGGTCCTACACGCACAAAATGTCTTCTTCTCACCTCTACTGCTGCCACCAGGCTGACTGCTCCAACATGACAACCGAACTCGGCTCCACCTGCGATGCCTGCCGCCAAGATTGGTGCCGATGCCCCGACTGCGGGGACATGGGTGCCACCGTTCTCGGAACCAACTATTGCCACGAGTGCTACTCGCGCCGCAATCACCCGTGCAACGCCCCGCCGGCCGCCGACGGCTGGTGCCCCGAATGCGACATGTACACGGTCGTTCTGCCGAACATCTGCGCCAAATGCCAAGAGAGGCGCGACAACCGATGCACGTGCGACGAGGACACGGAACGTTCTTGCGCTCCCTGCGAGCGCCGCATCGCTGACGCGGCCGAGTATGACGTCTGGTGCGGCGTGCCTGAGCCGCAGTGCACGTGCGACGGTTCGGGCCGGATGTGCGACTTCTGTGCGGAGGAGTATGCCGAGCCGTGCCGCGGGTGTGGCGTTCCGTCCCAGCTGTGGACGGACAACACGTACTGCCGCGAGTGCTACGTAGAGCGGCATGGAGACGAGTTCCCACCGCTCCCTCCGTCGCCCGAGCCGCGACACACCTCCCTTCAGTCCATGCGGGACGAGATCGCCGAGATTGAGGAGCGCCTCAAGACGAACATGACCAAGGGCCAAAAAGACGACTGGATTTGGCTTCTTCAGAACCGCCGCGGGGATCTTGCCGCGGCCGAGAAGGAGATGTGGGCGGGGTATGACGAGGATGACCTCCGCAAGCTTGACCTTCAGTTGCGCCGGTAGACTATCCCTGCGAAAGGATGTGCTTCACCAACGGATGGTCTTGATGGTCCGAGATATCTGACCACGCAAGATACTCACGAAACGCCCGCTCGTTCTTTGAAAAGGGAATGCGCGGATAACAATTTTTTAGCTCTTGGAATGCGCCCGCCTGATCGTGGGCGTTTTGTTGGCGCAGAAAGTTCATGATCTGATCCAGTTTGCCCTTGCGCTGGTCCTCTGACAAAGCCTTGAAGTTTGTGTAGAACACCTCCATTGTCCTTTTGTGGGATCCACAGTTAAAATGGATTTGGGTTTCGCCTAGTTGTAGACAGTGGGTACCATGGAGCACCTCTACATTCTTGAACTCACCTGCGGAAAGTGGCTCGTCGGCAAGTCAAAGGATGTTCAGCACACCTACGCCTACTACGCCTGCGGTTTTGGACCGCAGTGGATTCAAGTGTACAATCCCATTCGCATCGCCGAAACTCGCCCAGTGACGGGACCGGACGATGTCTACAACACAACCGTCGCTCTCATGAAGAAGCACGGAATTGACGCAGTGCGCCCGTTTGACTGTGAGACTATGCGGCTCGGAGATGAAGATGAACGCCTAGTCCGCTTTCAGATGTATGCGCCTCCGAATTCCTGCGTTCGGTGCCACGCAACGGGCCACGACTACAAGGCGTGCACTCAGCCAGTCAACACAAGCTGGTCGTGTCAGTGGTGTGTGTCCGACTACCCCAATCGGTATGCATGTGAGCAGCACGAAAAGGGATGCCGTCCGCCTGCGGCTGAGCGTCCCGAACCCAAGGACTGGTGCACGCGATGCGGCCGAACAGAGCACACCAAGGATCGCTGTTACGAAGTCCGGCACACCGAGGGATGGCGGCTTTAGACCAAGACACCGTATCACCACAGAACTCAATAACTTTTTCAGCTTATACTATAATGCCTGTCCTGCGCCCGTCGGGATCTGATTTCACATCCTTCGTCAAAGCAGCCGCACAGTATGTTCCGGCTGGGCGTGCTGGCAAACCATCTAAATCAGGCGGCGTTCCCGTCACCCTGCCTGGGTTAGGTGCCATCGTCCGTGCGTCACAAGTGGGTGCCTTGGCGTCGCCCACCACGAGCGCAGTGGTCATTAATGGAGTGACACCACCGGCTGGAGGTGGCGGTCCTCCACCACTGCCGTTCGTCCCAACAAGTATAGGATCAGCCAAACTGTGGTTAGATGCGAATGACCCCTCCGGAACAGGAACTGATCCTGTAAATGGACAAGCAATTACAACGTGGGTCAACAAGACAACAGGCTTTCTGAATCTGACTGGGTCTGCGTCCATCTCAAACTACGGCGGAAGGAATTCAATGATATTTCCTCCTACGACGGGACGAATGTATACAACGACCTCAAGTGTTTCAATGCCATCTGTGACATGCTTTATGGTATGGCTTCAAACCGCACAGCATCACAATAATGGATTATTTGGTCTCGGCAATGGAGCAATTTCATGGCAAGAGGACTTACTTGGATTCTTCATAGATGCAGGAGCCGGCGTACCTATGCCAGGAGGGGTGTCTGCCTATCGCATCTACGGTGGATCAGTGGTTGGGTCTTCGTATATAACGGCAAACTCCACAGAGGTGGTGCCTCTTAATATATTAGAGATCACGACTGACGGCGCGACTACGTCGGTCTATGCAAACGGTACGCTACTTCAGTCCGCATCTCAGTCTAAATCGTGGGGTGGATTAGTTACTAGTTTCGGATTCGGTGAATACTTTACAGTATCTGGCGGTGGTCCCCCTGACACGTATATTTCAGAGTTTCTAATCTATGGCTCGGTTCTCACTGCGACCCAACGGCAGACGATAGAAGGCTACCTTGCGTGGAAGTGGGGATTGCAGTCTACCCTTCCGGCCGGCCATCCATTTAAGACAGCTGCGCCGACGGCGTAAAACGGATTTCGGTTTGGCTGAAAAGGGGAAGGCATCCAAAATGAACGCCCCCATCACTCACTGCGAGTGGTGCACAACGACCCTTGCCACTCAGCCTGCCATGGAGATCAAGACATTCACCATCCTTGACGCGACGCCAGTCACTTACACTGTCGGCGGCGACTGCTGTTTCCGCAACACAAACCGTCATGCGGACTATGTTCGGGAGTTCTATGCCCGCTGGAATGCTCGGCCTACCATGTACATTGACTACCGCCCAGATCCAGTGACCGTGTCCATTCTCTTTGCCGATGCTGTGAGGGACATGCGGACGAACCTCAAGGCATTTCGCCGCAGACTGGAGACGGCGTGGGAGATCTACGACATGATGTCTTCTGAGAACCAAGCACTCGTGGTCTGCCCGCAGTAAAACGGAAACCGTGGCGCACCAACAACCTCTTTTTACAATGCAGCCCATCACTCGCGCTCAACTTCAGAATGCCCATGTCGCCGCCGCCGCTGAGAAGAACCGTATCGCCCACCGAGAACAGGAACTGAAAGGACAGCTGGCCGCCGAAGAGTTTTACAAGGGAGTCCTACGCATCGCAGAGCTGGGAGAGGTAACCCAAGCGTCGTCAAAGTCAATGGAGCTGGGTGTTGCCTTTGATACCATGCTCTTCTGGACGAAGGAGCACTTCCCCGACTGCGATGTGACAATGGAGATTCGCCATCTTGGACCCAACGCAACCTACGCTATCCGAGTAGGATGGGGAGACACTCAGTAGAAATCCATTTACTTGACTACAGACAAAGATGGCGGTCAAAAGTGCAGGACTCAAGCTCAAGTACTCTCTGTACTCGGCCCTTGCGTTCTTTCTTGTTGCCAATCCGGTCACCTTTCGCTTCGTGAACTCGTTCATTGCAGGCGTTGCAGTTAACGGGTGCCCTACGGCGTTTGGATTTGTCCTTCATACCCTTGTCTTTTTCGGTGTGTTGTACGGTCTGATGAGCCTGCCGCCTGATCAGGAGTAAAATGGATTCCGTTTTGGTCAGTTCACTAGATAGTAGCCGTCAAGATGTTCTACGAAATCGCTATCTTCGAATACTCCGACCTTTACGACGGCGATGAGGATGTGTCTCCAGACAAGGTCATCTGCGAGTTCATTGAGTACTACAAACGCTACTTCGTCTCCCGTAACGTGGATGAAGGAGACGTGCAGTTCCAGCGCGGGAGGACGTGGCTGTCTTATGCAGACAAGTCGGGTGGCGACAAGCCCATGACACTCATGCTCGTGGGGTCCATTACAGAAGAGCTTGTCGCGAATCTCAAGTGGGCTGTGGCGAAGGTGTACGTGAAGACCTGCGGGGACTGTGGGAAGGAAATCAAGGACAAGAAGTGGGCGCTGTGCAAGACATGCAGGGACAAGTAGAAAACGGATCCCCAACATAAATATCGCCCTCGTCTGATTGAAGTACGTAAACCCAATGCATTACAGCTTATGGTAAGTTCCTTTAAAATGGATCTGCCCTCAGCTACTATTTATCGTTTCAATGGATTACGAGGCTCAGAAGATTCTTAACAGTGTAGGCGCGGGTCCTGATAGCCTTCTCGCACTTCTCATTGTGGAGATGAGAAAGGCAAATCAGCTTGCTCAAGAACAACAGGAAATTCTCAAGGACATTCTGTATGAGGTCAATCGTTCAAGGATACTCGTGCATACAATTGGACAGCGTTCAGGGTTCGCGTCGTAGGATCACCGACTAACCCTTCAAACCCCTCTCCTTCAACTCCTTCTGCTGCTTCTGAAGCTCAGCGTTCAGCGCACGTCGTGTAGGGTTTCGCAGCACCCGAAAAAGATGGTGGTGCTCGCGGAGATACTCACTTTTTTTCATACGGATTGTCTTGGCTGTGCGGCGGGTGCGGGTGCGGCAGGTGCGGCGACGGGTGGAGGAGCCAAGGCGACGGGTGGAGGAGCCAAGGCGACGCCGTCCGCCTGCTTTCATTTGATAAGACGTGTGAAACTCCTTGGGCATAGAATCGCTGACCGGAACAAGATCTGTAAATATACCTCCGCCTTCGAGAAGGATTTCGTGTTCTTTCGCAATACGTCTTTTGAACTCTATGATGAGTTTCTTGGTTGGGATGGTTTTTGTAATAAACCCCTTGCGATCCTCTGGAATGAGTTCTTTTTTCATATACTCAGCAAGCTTGACGTCCCTGTCCTCGTTGTCCTCCCTAAAAAGATGTTCAACGTCCAGATACCGAACACCCGGCTTCACTACGATTTGATAGAGACAACAGTCCTCGCCACCAAAAACCGCAGCAGACTCCTTGACTCTCGATGTACCAATCACTGGATGGAGATCAGACCGAAGAGAGTCTGGTGGCGCAAGCTGGGGAATGCCGGGCTTTACTCTCCCATGTCCCCGCCATACGATGAGGTGTGGTTCTGGTGTTTCGGACCACAAGTGTTTCGTCGTATTGACGCGGTCAGCAAATCCAGGCAAGGATCCGTTTGTTAGAACCCATTCGAACACAAGTGCCTCCGCTGTGCCCGCCATTGTTCATTCCCAAGATTACTTCAACGCACGGTAAAAACGGAACCCAACAGAAACAAATTTTTATACGAATCATTCATGAGAAATGCCCAAAATGGATCTCTGTTTTTTACTAAATCGGAAATAGACGACGATCAAAATGGCATTTCTCTCTTCTGTCTTGTCCGCAAACAACTGCACTGGCTCCAACCATGGCGAGAATCACCAGATTTGGATTATTCCTATCACGCTCTTCAACTCACTTCCCATCAAGCGATGGAAGTTCAACCGCCCTCCAGATATGGAGCGCGTAGCTGAGATCCACGCGCATCTCCTCACAGCCAAGCGGGGCGATGGCATTATCTATCTCGCAGATGTTGGTGGAGAGATCGTCTGCTATGAGTCTAACCACCGCAGGGAGGCATTGAAGGGAGTGCCCGATGACACTACGCCTGTCCTAGTGGATCTCATGTGGAATGCCACCGACGAGATTGTGAAGCAGGAGTTCATGCGGCTGAACAAGGCGGTGTCCGTGCCTGAGCTGTATGTGACTGAGGAGGCAGTTGTGAATGCCGATGAACTGCGGGTAGCCGTGAAGGATTTCTGCAAGAAGTATGCGTCGCTCAAGGTGACAACGGGCCGCCCGCAGCGTCCCGGCTTCAATGAGAGCATCATCACCGACGAGTTCCTTAAGGTCACGAGGGACAACAAGATCTCAGTTGCCGAGATGCTGGTTCGGTTGGACAAGGTCAATGTCCGTCTTGCAGCAAAGGACAAGAAGAAGCTGTCGGAGAAAATCATTGAGAAGTGCGAAAAGTCGGGACTGTGGCTGTTCGCCTACGACACGCACTTGAACTCCAAGGACTTTGCCTAAACGCGGTGCTACTTAAAGCCAACCCATCTTTTCACATTCAGAATGCCCCCGAAGAAAGAAGCGACAAAAACGGTTGTCGTTGAGCGTGTTGTCACGACCAAAGAGACCCGCATTACGTATCAAACCAAACCCAAATCCAAAAAGTCTGGGACATGTCATAGGTGTGGTCGGGCAAGTCACTGGGCCGCCGATTGCTATGCAAGGACGAACGCAGATGGGGAAGAGATCTGTGACTAATCATCTTCCACATAGTCCTCGTCGGACAGCCCCGCGGCGATCATGGCTTGGTCAAAGTCAACTCCGACGCTGACAAGAAGTCGGACTAATCCAGTCTTGAGGACATTTTCTGCTCGTTTTTGTTCGGCGATGGGTGCATTGTTCCTGACGAGATCTGCGTGACGAGTGACGGCGGCAACCCAGTTTGCAACTAGAACGGGATCGTATTCCATGGTGAAGGATCAACTTCTTTGGACGCACCGATCCATTTTAATCGTCCAAAATGGATCTCACCGGCTCCAGTCTATAGAGAGTAGCGCCGATCAAAATGCCTCTCCTTTCCAATGACGACATCAACGACCTCAACATCGCCTTCCGCAACAGCAACTTCCAGGAGAACCTCCTTCTGGTGCTCAGGGAGAAGATCATCAAGGAGGTGCTAAACTCCATGCCTGATTTCAAGAATCAGATGCTGGCGGCAATTTGGACGGCCACGCATCCCCGCGACATGCACGTCGTCTTTCCCAAGCACTACTTCTGGAACGACGAGGTTCACTTCAGGGGGCAGGAGAGAAGGGTTCGGGACGTGGTTCGGCAGATGGACATCCTTCACGAGCTTGAGGTTGCCTTGGGGCCAAACTTCAGGGTTTCAATGGTGTCCGTTGACCTGGACACTCCACCGGGCACGGTCCGCGGGTTTGGCTTCCGCGCGGACTACTTTCCGGACCGTCCTCCGATCCACAATCCGGAGGACGACATGCCTCCGCTGGAGTAAAACAGATCCAGCACACAACATCCACTCCTAAACGTAATGGAGACCCCTCGCCCCATTCTTGACGTAGACAATCTCACGGAACACCCGTGGCCTGAAGTTGACTGGGATGGATTCAGATGTTACGAACTTGATTGGACCATCGATCTATACCGACAACTCCAACTGCGGTTGTTTATCAGGCATGGTATTCGGAGATCAGACGATGACTACGAGGATCCCGATCCATACGCAAAATACTATATCTTTTATTGTTACTCACTTTAGTGCGCGGGCGCTGAGGATGTACAGGAACAACGTGTTCACTACAGCCAGTATCAACATGGGGGCAGAGCGAAGAAGCATGAGAAGTCCGCGCTTGGGCGAGATTGACACAACATACAGTTCAAGCAGGAGTACAAGCCCAGCGGATATGGCGGCCAGCCAAAAGAGTACATAGTACCAAGTCTCAATCGTGTCGTTCGATATTTTTTTCGTTAACTCGGGTTCGTCGGTCATTTACTTATGTCTGCGACGAGTTTTCCGCATCCTCCGAACTCTGCGAGTACGACGACCGCCTTTCTTCATGGAGTCTAGAAGCTCAAGTATTCGGGCGTTCTGATTTTCCAAACGATCCGCGTCGGCCGCGGCGAGTTCCGCACGCTGTTTCTCTCGGCGTGGACGGTCGACGATCTCGCGGGCTTCCGCTTCTACTTCAAAGTCGATGAAGAGATCGTTGAGCGCGCTGAGATTCTCTGGATCGCTCAATATAGCTCGTCTATATGGGTCGAACGTGTCTCCAAGTCGCTCGCGTGTCTGACGAAGAGGTTCTATGTGTTCAAGCTGTTTCGTGAGAGAGTCCAATATGCCCCTAGTCGGGCCACGATCTATCACGTAAAATTGGTGAGGAACACCGGGTATTTTCTTGTTGCTAGAATATCCCCATCCTTCGTATATTCCTGCGACCTTATCGTTTAGGGGATATAGGTAGATGAAGTTGTATTTACCTGACCTAGCGGCATCCACAAGCGCTTCGTGAAGCTGCCTGCCCACTCCACCGTAGACTTCATCTCGGATTCGACGAGTGCTGATTTCTGCAAGATAGATATACCTCCGGTTATGATCATTCTTTAACTCGGCGGTCAGCCAACCACATATCCGACCATCTGGAGCCTGTGCGACAAAATGCCAGTCCGGATCATTTCCAAACTTGGACCATGGAGTAATCATTGTGTCGAATGGAAAGATCGGCAGCTTACTCCGCAGGCCTTCTGCAGGCCCTCCAAGTGGCTTAGCAGCTAATAGCTCTGATTGTTGTTTCTCTGCTACGGCGGCCAGCTTTGCGATGTCGGGGTTGCCCTTTTCAAGCCGCGTGATCGCACACGCCATTACGTATAGCGACGACGAGTTTTGCGGCTGCGGCGGGTGTGCTTACGGGTCTTGCGACGACGACCGCCGGACGCATTTTTACCGTAATATTCGCTACCAACCATCCATCCTTCACCTGAGGTCCATACAGGTAGCTTATTAAGTCTGTTAGACGCTCCCCGTATGTTATTTTTCTGTTTGTTAACGGCATTCTCCCATGCCGTCTTCTCGACACCTTGTAATTCACGAACCCATGTGTCAAAGTCCACTCTCTTCTCCATTTATTTAAACGCTGCGACGAGTTTTTCGCGCGCGACGCTTGGACTTCTTGGTCTTGCGGTGGCGACGCCCATACCCCCCCTTCAGGTGACTTGATGTTGCGTCTCTCAGTAGCTCCTCCTCCTCTGCCTTCTCCTTTGCCGCCTCCGCCGCCGCTGCCGCCGCCGCCGCGGAGGGCCTGTACGATTGTGCATGGGGGTTCAGCTCCCGCTGATGGTGAGCTGCTGCCGCAGCTGCCGCCGCTGCCGCTGCCGCTTCCGCTTGACGTCGTGCATGATAACGACGTACCCTGCTAGGTCTTCCGCGACCTCCATTCCGTTTCAGCGAACGGACTGCACGAAACCCAGGTCCGCGAGCCGCGTTGCGATTCGCATTTGCCTCCTTCGCCGCCTCCGCCCCCGTACGCGCCTCTTTCAACTCCGCCACACGCGCCTCCGCCGCCGCCAGTGCCGCCTTCGCCTCTGCAATCTCCTTCGCCTGCGCCTCCCGCGCTTTCTTAAACACATCATTCAGTTTTTCTACCTCACTCGGCATTTATCTATACGCTCCGACGAGTTTTACGCGAAACGCCGGAATCGATGAGTTAAACAGATCGGATGAACTGCCATTGCAGATACTCACAGATCTTAGCCCAAATTGTATCATGAGCGATCAACCGATCTCGTGACTTTAGAAGGGGAAAATAGGGTAGATATTCATCCAGATCTAGAAGTTCCATAAATTTGTACAATATATACGAGTAGCTCAAGAAGTTTGTGCGATCGTTGGGACAGTACAGAAGAAACGGTGCCTGAATCTCTTGAAACATGGCTCGGAGCTTTTCCTCGATCTCCGGGGTGATGGTCGGGGGCGGATTTCCGTTCAGTCGGCTTAGAATGTGAGCGCGGTGCTCGTAATACTTGGAGCGGCCCAGCTTCTTCAGGATTTGGCGTGTATCCTCTTCGGAGAGATCGGCAATGTTGTCAATGCGGCGTTTCCGAATCTCCAAAATGACCTCGTTCATTACCTCTTCGGGAATGATGGTGGATTCCTTGGCCTGAAACTGGTTCAGGATTTCGTTGAGGTGATTGATCTTCTTGTAGGCGTAATTGTTCCGCTCCTTCGGTGGATCACGGAAGGAAGGAAAGTCCGACACCACCAATGCATACTCTTCGGATCCACAGGACGGGCAGACCAGAATTCCCTCTGAACTAATCTCTTCCCGAGCCACATTGCACGCCCCGCAATGTTCAGTGAGCAACTGAGTCGCATCGGGGCCATTGCTCAGCTTCATACGAGACACATACTCGTCAAAGATCTGCTTCTTGGACAATCCGGTATCCGCGGGGGTCGTATTCGCGACAAAGAATTTCAGGAATGTATTTGCCTCCTTGGGCGGAGGTGCTACGTGTGGCACCGATGGGGCCTCTTTTCCGTAATAGTCAAGCAAGATGTCCATATTTTTCATGTAATACTCCTCCACTGGGTTACTTCGCATGAGTTCCTGGTCTATCTCGCGAATCTGAGAATCCACCTGCGAACACTTGACAATTTCTGTCAGCTCCGTAGACGTGCTCAACCGTTCACGTTGACTTCGAAGTTCAGCCAACTTGACTTGGAGAATCGCCTGCTTTCCATCCAAATCACGTAACGACTGCACCTGATCCTGATGAACCGAGTCCAGCGTTCCCATTGACGACCCAGTCGCGACTGGATCCCTTGTCTTGCGGATCCTGAAGACGTCCATTTGTAAACTCTTCAGTTTGCTTCCTGAAGACCGAATTCGTAAACATGCAAGGACGCTGTCTCTTCAATCCCAACAATGTCTTTTCGTAGGGCAGTCCATATTTCTCAACGATATACGTCAGGGCCAAGAATGCTGAGCGATTGATTCCACATTGGCAGTGAACGAAGACAGTCCCATCGCTTTCACGCAAAAAGGCAGACAGCGCATCTTCAAACAGCGGATACCACTTGAGAATGTTTGCGTCGGGCGAGTCAATTGCATTCAAGCATATATAGCGGTCGGGGTGGGCATTTTGAAACCACGCGGGAGAATGGTCAGGAAACGCACAGTTGATGACATGAGTAATCTTGTAGGTATGCAAAAAAGATGGAGTGAGCATTTCACCGGCACCCACGAGAATACGCGGGTAGAACCATGCCGGCCGCTCACACATGTACCTCGGACGAAGCATGTTACTGTAGGGCGAGATCCGTTTAATAAACACGCGGCCGCGGCGGGAGACCCTTTATATTTGCTTGGTTACAGATGTTCATGATCCGACGACCAATTCCATCGTACCGCTCAGTTGTTTCAGGATGAAATCGGATCGTATTGTAGTCTACAAGCAGCCTGTAGATCTTGTCATCCAGTTCGTATGAGACCGTACGTGCAGATGAAACCTCGTTGGCAAGGGACGTTGTTCGTTGAGAGATTGCCTCCATGCTTTTCTGGAGCAAAGAAACCGCCGAGATCCGTTTTACCACGAGGTCTCCTTCTCAAGGCGCCTCTCCTCAAGTTCGTCGGATGTCGTTGGAAGTACGGCACTCTGAAGTTCAGGCACAAACTCCAGATACACATTTAGATTGGAACCGTTGATCGCATAGTTTGACACGATCTTCTTTCCACAGGCCACGGCAAGGCGCTCAAGCACATCATACTCGTTGATGATGTCCTCTACGTTGTACGTGAGAGCACCGTAGCTCTGCATGATGTGTAGCTGATGCAGCAGAAACCGCGACGAGCGCCTGTCGTAGACTGCCTCCCAAAACCGCTGCTTGAGATTGGATGCACGAGCAGCTGCCATGAGAGTTTCCAGCAAATGGGTTGCATACTTGCGGTCGTTTTCCTTACGAACCTCGGCTGCGCGGAGAATGTCGTCAATATCCGTGGAGCAAAGAATAGTGGTCTCAAACATCTTGTAGTGTATTCGGGGTGTTTCTGTATATTCTTTCCGTTTTAGTCACTAACCAAGAAAACTCAGCAGAAAGACGTTGAGTAGGTGTGAGAGGACAACCGCCGCACCGCCGAGAACACCTGCGCCCTGCCAAGACACAACGCCTCCCGACGTGTATGCATTCGGAATGTAGCGAAGGAGAAGATCACGGGGGGCGGAGAGCGAGAGAATGACCGTGGCAATAAAGAAGGAGATGTACATGGTCAGGTTGGCCCACATCATGCGCATCATGGGGAGCGAAGGCTTGAAGGAGGGCGCCATCTGCGTACGCTGAATGTGATCAGAACCGGACACACCCATCATGGGCGGCATAGACTGCGGAAGTCCAGGCGAGGGGAGAAGAGCATCAAGCGACGTTTGATCCTCCATTGTTTATGAAGGAGACGGGATTTCGCAGGTGGCATCTTCCACGCGATACTTATAGCACTTTCCATCCACCTTGACTGTCTTGGTATTGACATCTTCCAAGGGCACCCCGAGGACTCGGCGAGTGTCGTAGTTACGGTGAAAGAGCAAGGCTGAGATGCCGAGTCCAATGACAAAGGAAAAGAATGGACTTGCGCGCGCAATGGCTTTGGTGAAGTCAAGCATTACTTCTTAGTGAGACTTGCGAGTAGGTTGAACGAGTCTGCCTCTTGTCCGCAGGGCACCTCGATTGCGTGTGTACGAACACAGCCAGTGTCCGTGTGAAAGATGCCTTTGTCGTGTGGAGACGGCACGGAGACCTGAGTACGTGTGGGAGGAACGAGGACACAGGCAATAAGCATCCCGACAATAGCCCCTGCTGCAATCCAAACGAGCTGGAACATTATACAGATGTCACATTATTCCCCGTTTGACTGAACACTGCAACGGCAATTGGAGTTGTCACAAGTCCGGAATACGGGACAAGAATCGCCAAGAGCGTCAATGCATAGGCAGTCCGCTCATGTCCGCCCAACATCATCACTCGCCACGCAATGGCAATACTGAAGACATACAGCGCGATCCCAACCGCATATCCAAACATAGAAAGTCCACTCAGCAGAGTCCCTGACGCGGTTGGCATTGTGGGAAGAGACAAGACTGGCGGTGTTCCGATCTTTGCCGTTTGTCCATCCGGAATAGCAACCGTTCGCTGAACACCCGTTTCTCGGTCTGTGAAGGTGACTGTCAGCCGACGACCCGTGACAATGTTAGCAGACGACTGTTGTTCCTCTATCTTCTTCTGTAGGGTTACTGTCTCCAGTTGATTTGTTTGGAAGGCAATGCACTTTGTATCCGACGAGTTTCCACACGCCGTCGCTGCTTGACGGGCAATTTGCGCCTTGTCCGAATCTGTTAACGTCACAGATGTATTTGCTCCAAAAATGTCCACAAACGGCACAAGACTATTGTCTGCAACCGTCTCCAAATATCCGCCTGACGCCTTTGCTTGAATGCTTTTGGTAATATCGGTTGCCGATCGTTCGTCGCCCCATGTGGCGGAGTTGATCACAATAGTCATTGTTAGTTAGCAAACACGAAATTCGCAAGACCGGAGACGATCCGTAGAAAGTTGATAGACTCTACGTAGACACCAAGGCTGTAGGTGTAGGCAAAGATCGCATTCTCTCCATTTGTATTGACAATCACCGAAGTCACATCAGGGTACAGCGGAAGTCCTGTAACAGGATCACGAAGCGCACACTGAGCCGCCGTAATGTAGACGGGTGTGGGTGTATTCACAGTGGACGTGATTGCAAACCGAAGTTCCTGCGCAGCCAAGGCCGCTGCCGTCGCAAGCGGCTGCTGAAGTGTCAGGCGCAGAACAACCTTGTTGAACAAGCTTCCGTTAATGGCTCCGCTTGGCTGATACAGATCGTTGTTGAGGGCAAACGAATACATGTAGACACCGGGAATTTGAGGGGCATCGCCGGTTGTGTGCTTGTACATCTGAAGAAGCGAAAAGTAGGGTGTGGGTTTTATAGAAAACCGCTCCTTGCCGTCCAGCAAGAGCTGTCCGTTCGTGATTGGATCACGGGGATACACGGACGAAATCTGCAGCTGTCCGCTGGAGTACAGGAACGTCTGCGTCTCTGTGGAGTTTGTTGTCGAGGAATAGACATCGTTGGCTGTGCCGGTCGTTGTGAAGGGAGCGCGATTCGGGTTGTCCCAGTTCGTGTAGTTGTCCCAGTCGTTTGCCAATATCTTATCGGACCGCTGCGAGGTCCATACGATGCGCGTGACCAGATTGAAGAACGGAATGAGAATATCCGAGTTGCCACCGTATTGTCCAGGATTGTTGGTGTATGTGACAGTCTTCACCAAGAATGTCTGATCCGCACTCGCCAGCTGAGCCATCTCCATCTCCGTTAGGTAAATGAAGTTTCCTTCCAAGTAGGGATCGGGGAAAAAGGACGTTAGGGTAGGGTTAGACGAACTGCCATCAATGTTCGGCGGGCTCAGAAACCGGCCAATTGCGTTGTACGGAGCATTTGGAGAGTCAGGATTGAAGCCCTTGTCCGTAGGGCGAATACGAGTACCATAGGTTGCCGTGTTCAGAGGGTCTACATCAATTACGGTATACAGCTGGTTCAAAGGCCGATAGGTCACGTTGATAAAGACATCGGAGTTCTGCATAGACACCAAGGGAAGGGCCATACCGGGATTCTCGCAGAACCAAAAGTGGAGGGGAATGATGAGCTGACGAGAGCGAATGGACGGTTCAGGCGTCAGTGTGTTCGGAACCCCTCCAGGCTGATTCAGCGGACGCACTGCGTGAGGATACTGGCCCATCCGATCATAGGCATTCGCTGGATCCTTGAGCTCAGGAACATTGCCGACCATTTGGTCCACCAGCTTGCGCTTGTTGGGATCGTGAGTCAGGTACGAGTAGAATTTCAGCCATTCGCCCGTCAGTCTCTGAAGAACCTGTCCGTTGGCCGTGATCTCCACACGATCAATCAGATTGTAGCCAATGTTGTCAATCCACTGAAATTCGTAGCCAATGGAGTTGGACCTTGGGTCGTATCCTGCAGGTGGCGCAGAGGCTCCAAGGTAGGAGAGAGGAGACCAAATATCAGGAAGAGTCACCGACAGGTACGTATCGTGAAGAAGCTGTGCATACCGATCAATTCGGCAGGGAATTGTTTGGGTTGTTGTTTGGTTAAAGTTCAGGTTGGAACTGGTGAAGGTCATACGGATTGACTCCATGGCAAAGTTCGTGTGTCGCCGATAAACGGCCCGAAAATGTGTCATAGATGGGCTTCCATTCACAAGCTCATTCTGTGCTCCAATCGCAACCAGCTGGAGGAGACCACCCGGCATATTGTGTTACTAATGAGATTAGACTAAATAGGTATTGATCACACTATCAAGCGGATACGGTTGTTGAACGTGTCGCCCACGACGACATCGCCGGTCGGGGTCACTGCAACTCCTCGCGGTTGACTGAAGCTCGCGCCTGTGCCTGTGCCATTGGCAAAGGCGGGACTGCCGCTGCCCGCGAGTGTTGTGACAACGCCGGCCGGCGTCACCAACCGGATGCGGTGATTGACCCCGTCGGCCACAACAATGTCACCACTTGAGGTCACAGCGACTTCACGCGGGTCCGAGAAGCTCGCGCCTGTGCCCGTGCCGTTAGCGAAGGCGGCTGAGGCATTGCCCGCGAGTGTTGTCACAACGCCGGCCGGTGTCACCAACCGGATGCGGTTGTTTCCCGAGTCGGCCACGACGATGACGCCGCTCGAGGGAATCACAGCGACTCCTAAAGGGTAGTTGAAGCTCGCACCCGTACCCGTTCCGTCTGCAAAGGACTGGCTACTGCCTGCGAGCGTGGTAACGACGCCGAGGGGTGTTACGAGCCGAATGCGGTGGTTGCTCGTGTCACCGACGACGATCACGCCGCTTGAGGGGATCACAGCAACTCCGTGCGGACCGTTGAAGCTCGCTGCTGCGCCCGTGCCGTCGGCGAAACCTTGGCTGCTTCCTGCGAGTGTGGTGACGACACCGCCAGGGTACGTCACGAGCCGAATGCGGTGGTTTCCCTCGTCGGCCACAACGATCACCCCGCTCGAGGGGATCACAGCAACTCCAACCGGACCGTTGAAGCTCGCTGCTGCGCCCGTGCCGTCGGCGAAACCTTGGCTGCTTCCTGCGAGTGTGGTGACGACACCGGCCGGTGTCACCAACCGAATACGGTGGTTGCTCCTGTCTACCACGACGATATCGCCGCTTGATGGGATCACAGCGACTCCGTGCGGCTGGCTGAAGCTGGCGCCCGCACCCGTACCATCGGTGGAACCTGCGGTCGTCTGTCCCGTGAGCGTAGTCACGACGCCTAGAAGCACTCTAACCACTACTGCGACTGCCGTGGCTGCCGCCAGTGGTGTCACTCCATTGATGATCACCGCACTTGTCGTGGGGGATGCCAATGCACCCACCTGCGACGTGCGGACAACAGCACCTAATCCAGGCAGAGGAACGGAGACACCGCCGGACTTAGACGGTTTGCCAGCACGTCCAGCTGGAACATACTGCGCGGCTGCCTTGACGAAGGATGTGAAATCAGAACCCGACGGGCGCAGGACGGGCATTGTTACTCTAGGACAACATAAATCGGCGATCAAACTATATAGGTCGTAGTCGCAGTATTGGCTGGAACACAGCACATAGACGTAAAGGTTCTTCCAAGTATAGCGGGACCGACTGTGCTGATACCAACGCCCGCAACAAACATATCATACCGATCCGACTTATTGGCGAGCACACCGATGTATTGAGTGTTCGTTCTGCGCTTCAGAGGCGGCGGGGCCACGGCCAGCGACTTGGCGATGATCTGCCGCTTCAGTTGAGTCAGGTAATCTTGAGCCGAGTTGACTTGCATTTGTTATTTACGGAGAAATGATGTATTTCTCATAATGCGGTTCGTTCTTATCAGCACGCACGTAGATCAAACGACGGGGTACTCCAAGGTCGTCTTCAATCTCCTCAAGCAGCTTGCAAAGCTGGCTCCAGCTGTCAAGACCTATCATTTTGGGTTTCAGCGCCACCCGTCTCGTGGAAACATTCGCACGGTGCCGTCAGGTGTCGTTGCCTACGATGCCGCCGCAAACGAGGATCCGAAGGAGGAGGGCTTTGGCTTCAACAAGATCCACGAGTACCTAGAGATGGTGAACCCTGATGTAGTCATGATCTACAATGATCCTCTGATTATCCACCGCTTCGTGGAGGCCATGAAGTACACTAAGGAGACGTCGCCGTATAAGCTGTGGGTCTACGTGGATCAGGTCTACGAGGGCATTGCTCCTCAGCTGGCCGATACGATTCGCACGAATGCTCACCGTGTCTATTGCTTTACGCAGTATTGGACGGACGTCTTCAAGACATACGGCGAGTTTCCCGATGTCCGCACACTGGAGAATGCAGTGGATACGACCATGTTTTCCAAGCTTCCTGATGGAGTCCGAACCACCATTCGGGCGACGATGGGTTTGCCGTTCAATGCCGTTCTCATGGTGAATGCGAACCGCAACAGCCAGCGGAAGCGTCACGATCTCGCCGTCATGGGATTTGTGGAGCTTCTTGCTCGTGATCCCACGAAGCCGTACTACTTTATGATTGTCACGGGTCTCAATGCTCAGCAGGGCGCCTATTACGACCTTAGCCGGATCTTCACGACAGAGCTTCAGCGTCGTGGCCTCAACCCCGAGGACTTTGTCAAGCGGCTCATGCTGGTGGATACGTCGGCAAAGCCCGTGCCTGATTCCGCCATTAACGAGATCTACAATGCTGCGGACATTGGCGTGAACACCTCCGACGGAGAGGGATTCGGGCTTTGTCAGATTGAGCACCTGTATACGGGTGCACCGCAGATTGTGACGGACATTGGAACCTACCGTTCCTTCATGGACGAGACGGTGTGTGGATTTGTCAAGCCCGGTGACCGTATCTACTTCTCAGGGACCATGCCGCTTGGACTGTGGGCCCCGAGCTTCAGCTACAAGGACCTTGCGGATGAGATGGAACGCATGATCGCCGCCCTTCCTCAGTTCAAGAAGGCCGCAGCTGCCTACACGTTCAAGACGTGGAACGAGGTGTGCGCGTCTTGGCTGGAGGATGTGAAGGCGGCTAAAGCAGAAACCGGATTGAAGTTGGTGACATCATAACTCCCATACGCAGCAGACGCTGATGGTCGTCCCACGCGGGTCCATCAAACACTTCCTTTGTATTCGGGTCTATGATGAGTGAAATGCCCTTGATGAGCACCTTCTGCAGACGGCGGTGCTTCTTGGATGTGTTGCGCAGAACAGTGGCATCCAAGTCTTCACTCTTGATGTTCGGCTTGAAGGCCAAGTCCTCTCCGGTTGTGGTGCTGTCAAATCGCATACAGGACACCTGCGGACGTTCCCGGGAGTGGAGCTTTCGGTGAATCTCGCAATCCACCGCGGACTCCTTCAGCAACAGGGACATTCGCTGACCAATGCGCTCCTTTTCATACGCCGTTTCATACAAGTATTCATCCGTGGACATAAATGTCTCCACAGGGTCGCCCTCATAGCGCTTTGTGACCATATCGTTACGACGAATGGCCACAATGTTCGGGTATTCTGCGGATTTCATCTGATCCTCCGTAAAGACTGAAATGTAAAAACTGACCTTGACTGTGCGCTCCTCCATCGGAAGGGTTGCGTGAGAGCAAATACGAATCGCACGACCAATGACCTGATCGTGACGAGCCGGAGTCCAGTGCGGTTCCATAATGTGAACGTGGCGGACATTGGTGAGTGTAATGCCTTCCGCGCCCGACGCCGAGGCCATCAGGATGTTCAGAATCTTCTTGCCCCTCTTTTCCACGCTTTCCTTGAGAGAGGGCGGAAAGTTCTTTGAATAGACGCCGTTGAAGATCTGGCGGGTCAGGTCACGCTCTTCCTCCTTCTCCTCACCGGTGTAGAAGGTGTAGGCCGGACGGTCATCCATCTCAGGATCTTCTACCCACTGGTTTGCAGAGTGAGACAGCTTGTATCTCTGCCATCCCGCGTGTTCAAGTACAGCCGACAGCACGCCCAATCCTTCCAACGAGCGATACTGCGAGTAGACAAACTGATTTCCGTCCTTGGACTTCTTTATGTTCTTCAGAATTCGTAGCATCTTGGGGCTGAAGACTTCCAACCCCTTTTCAGAGAGATACCGATCGGGTTCCGCCAAGAGCTTCTTCCGAATTTCGTCACCTGATATCTTTTGCGGCTTGTCTTCTGCTGCTCCTTCCTCTACCTCGGGCTTCTTCATGTCAAGAGGAAGCGCATAGTCGCACACCAAGCGTGTCGGAACTCGGAAGGTACTGAGGTTCTCATTCAGCTTGCTTCGGCCTCGGCGAGAATCAATCTTCATTTCAATCCAACGGGCTTCAAGGTAGCGCGTGAACTGTTCTTTGGACATTGGAACCTTCTCCAGCGTATCCTCAAGTTCAATGCGTTTCGGAAGAAGGCGCTCGTCGGCACCCTTGAAATACGAAACCAGTCCTTGAATACGACGACGAAACAGCATGGGGTTCTTCACATTCAGTCCATCAATAAACAAGCTTGCAAACTCTTCATAGTCTGTGGGCAAACACTGAAACTCTTCAGTTGTCACGCGCTCCGTGGCAATCTCGCCGCCACCGACCTCAGTTTCAATCTTGGTCTTTACCGATGCAACCCAGTCTGCGGCCTGAGGAACGTACGGCATGTCCTTCATGTACTGAACCGCAATACGATCACCCTCTCCATTGTATGTGGACCGAAACTGGGGCGGATTGCGCGTGACCATCACCTGCTTTTTCAGCGTATTGAACTCAATCGTATCGGTCTCCGGAAGAGTACGAAACGCCTTGGTAATCTTCTCCTCGTCCCACGTAGGAATGGTCTTGAAGGGAATGGTGATTCGCTCAATCGGTCCCCGCAGAAGGTTCATCATGAAGGCAATTTCATTCGGAGAATTGATGATTGGAGTTCCGGAGAGCAATACAATCTTGCAGCGCTGAGCACGGTAGATGGACTCATACAGCTTTCCGGTGATCTCAGACTCGTTAATGACACGAGAGATCAAGTTGTGGGCTTCATCAATAATGACCACCGAATCGTCATACATTCCCTCCTTGGTGTAGTCGGCAATGCTCGTTCGTGTCAGTCCGTTGTAGCGAACAAAATTGAAGCGCTGATTGAGAATGTCCTTGATCTGCTCACGAATCGCCGCCTTGTCCTGAGTTGATAACCCCTCAAAATTCGGCTGCTGACTTGACGTTGTGACAAAAATGCGATTGTGCTTGTCCATGAATGTTTCGGAAATGCCCAACCGTTTTCCCACCTCACGCACCTCGTCTGACATTTGGCGCACGGTCCAATGGTTCTCTACGGCATAGATGGGGTCGCCGCACTTCTGCAGTTCCTCACGAAAGTTGGCTTCCAAGGACGCCGGAACCATCACGTAGACCTTGCTGGTTGACAGTAGCGACTCCGCCACGGCAATAGAGGAGCACGTCTTGCCCGATCCCAGCCCGTGATACACCAACAGGCCCCGATACGGTGTCTCAATCTTCAGGTAGTCCCGAATAAGCTTTTGATAGGGAAAAAGCTCACGACCAGTGCCCGTCCGTTTGGCGCATAGATCAATGTTCTTATCCTCTTCGTCCAGCGGATCTACGTCCTTTGCTCGGTAGTCCGACTTAATGAACTGCCGTGTGATGGCGTCTGAGAACGCCCTCCTGTTTGGCAATACGTACTCGCTCATTGTGTTTGGCGTGGAACTTTTTAGACACGTATTTACAAATGTCTAGCACCGCGTTTGACATAACTCTAAGTGATACGGCGGATGCACTAAAAGTAGCCGATCGCATGGGCAGGTATGCAGCACATATGCCGGAAGGCGAAACACGTGATATAATAACCCAAACTGCACAGACAGTCAGACGTTGGGCTACTAAGCAGTCTCTTCTCGGTGGCCGTCGTGGTCGCCTGCGCAAAACTCGTCGCAGCACTAAGTAATGGATATAGCCCGACGCAATCATCGGATGTGGATGGTGACCATCTATTTGTTCCTGATGGCTGCATTCCTGTACCTGAAACCGTCCATCGCCTTTGGGCGTGAAGGACGGATTCGCCCGTTTGGGGCAACCGATCGGGAAGCAACTGTGTTCCCGTTGTGGTGGTGGGTGTTTGTGATTAGTGTGGCTGCGTACTCCATTACGGTCTACCTCGCAGGGTTCCGCTTCACGTCCTAGCCAGTTTCAAAGGTCGTCACGATGCTTCGTAGTTCATTGATCATTGCGCCCCTCTGAACATGGTGAGGACGGACAAGAGCCGTGCACTCGTCAAACGTCTTCCATGCAATACCCGAGATCTCTCGGCGTTGCATTGGAGTAAACCGCTGGGTCAAGTCAATCATCTCTGGGTGCTGGGCCAGTGCGATAAAGTAAATGTGACGATACGTAATGCCATTCAGTCCCTCAAACGTTTCTTCAAGACGGATGTTCTTGAGAACAAGGTAGGCATCACGGGGAACGTTCGTCTCTTCACCAAACTCACGAATCGCACAGTCTACGTCACTTTCGCCCCGAATTCTGCGCCCCTTTGGAAATCCCCATTCAGGCTCCTCGTAGATTGAAGGGTGCTTGCTCACCAGCGCAGCCCAGTCCAACTGCTCAAACCGTTCCTTGGACGTGGCCAACTCGCCGCTTCCGTGATCATCGCCCCATAACCCTTTCCAGATGGTTTCAATGGGTGTATCGCTAATCAGGCGCTGCTCTAAAACTGTCATGTTTCCAATGAGGCGCCCAACGTACTCCAAGTCCGTAGGGTCGTACTTTCCTCGCATAAACTCCGCAAAACTCATGCTGTCTTTCCTCCGTATCATCAGCAACCGAGAGGTTGCTGGATCAATCGGAAGGGAGGAACTATCTGCAAGAATAAGCCCACACGACAACACCGGGTCCTTACACGCCCGAAAGAGATGACCTCGTGTTCCACAGTTGTTACAATACATTACTTGTTGTGACCGTGCGGGTAGATCTATTCGTTTTTCCATTGTGTCTTACCACAACTTCCTTTGTAAGTGATACATAAATGGGATCCTCTGCTTCACAACCCATCCCAGTTGCTGCTCCCACAGGCTTCAATGCCGCGAGCGTGGTGATGAAAATCCTCGTATCGCTTGTTGGCCTTGTCATTCTACTTCTCGCCGCACTGTTTATCTACAATGCAGTTGCAATGTCCACAGGGAAACCAGGAACGTCTATTCTGGGGTCGCCTACGGTTCCTGATCAAGCACCCCTTCCATTAGACGGGAAAACCAGAAAAGTGATTTCTGCCGCCAATGCACCCATCACACAAGGCGCAGACAATAGCGTTCAATTTTGGATGTACATCAAGGACTGGGGGTATCAGTTTGGCGAGAAGAAGAGCATCCTGTATCGCCAAGACGCAACGACTGCAACGATCCGAAACCCCGACATTTCTCTCCATCCGACCGACAATAGCCTGGACGTAGCTGTCTCAATCTTTTCCGGAGATGCAAGCGATACGTCGTCAACAGGGGACACCTACACGTGCACGGTAGAGAACGTTCCTCTTCAAACCTGGTTCTCTGTCTCTGTTGCCGTCTTCCAGCGCAACTTGGATGTCTACATAAACGGCAAGCTCGTCAAGTCCTGTGTCCTTCCGGGCGTGCCGCGTCCGGCGGCCGGAGACATTATCATCGGTGACGCCCAAGGATTTTCGGGGTCCGTGTGCAACGTGCATGCCTATCCCAACATGATTACTCCGTCAGATGCGGCGGCCTTCTTCTCGGCGGGAACCAACTGTGCGTCGTTTGCTCAGCCCGGGTCAACAAACACGACAAAAAATGGCTCCTCAGTGACACTCTTTGGGTACACCTTCACGTTTGCTGTGAGAGATAGTTCGGGAAAGGTCATCTCAGAAACATCTGTCTAAAGTGTAATGCGAATCTTGCTCAAATGCCCAACTCGTTCTCGCCCAACTCAATTTTTAACCGTTCTTCAGAAATATGTTGAGCTCGCCAACCGTCCTGATCTGTTAGGGGTCTGCGTATCCTGCGACGCCGACGATGCAAGCATGACGCCGGGAAATATTCAGCGTACAATCAAAAACATCACCCATACAACCGCGTGGTCCGAGATCTACTACGGAACCAGCAAGACAAAGATTGAAGCTGTGAATGCAGACATGAGCTCCGTTTCGTGGCCGTGGGACATTGTCGTTGTGGTGTCGGATGATATGCGCCCGCAGATCAAGGGGTATGATGACGTTCTTCGTTCGCACATGATGGCGAACTTTCCGGATACCAACGGAATTCTATGGGTAAATGACGGGACACAGGGGGAGAAGCTGAATACCATTTCTATCATGGGGCGCGCAATGTATACATCCTTTGGATTCCTCTATAACCCCGAGTACAAGAGCCTCTTTTGCGATACGGAGTTCACGGATCTTTGCAAAGGGAGTCTGGCGTCAAAGTGTAGATACATTCCATATGTGCTGATTCGGCATGAGCATCCGGGCACTGGATTCCCAGAACGAAATGACGCACTGTATGCACGGAACCAACGATACTGGACTGAAGACATGCGCACCTACATTGCCCGAAAGACCTACGAATACGATTGGAGCATTTTGATTGCAACCATTTCCGGACGCGAGCAGAGTTTGCAGCGACTTCTCCAACTGATCAATGAACATCGCGCGGCAGTCTGTCCGGATCTTCGTATTGAAATCTGTATCGCGTTTGATAACCGTGAGAAGAAGATCGGAACAAAGCGCCAAGAGCTTCTTCAGTCGGCCAAGGGGAAGTATTTTTCGTTTATTGATGACGACGATACCGTCACGGCTGCATATTTTGAGGATGCGCTTGCCACCATTCGGGGCGGATTTCACTGTTGTCGCCTGCGGGGACAGATGAATCAATACACGTTCACGCATAGCGTTCAAAACACTTTGACGATGCCCATGTGCGTAGGGGACGAGTTTCTACGCCCCCCGAATCACCTAAATATTAGTATGACGGACATTGGGAAGCTCGTGTCCTTTCGGAATGCGACACGAGGTGAAGATCTAGATTGGACGATTCGCCTTGCGCAAACGGGATGGCTCCGAACAGAATACACGTCGGATCACAGCCGAATCCACTACATCTACAACCTTGGCACTCGGACAGTTGATCCTAGAACAGCCGAGCAGCAGCGCACAGTCACCTATGATGTCATGCTGAAGATGGTATGGAAAGACGACGGTGCTACGATGCCGCCACCCGAACCTCGCAGTGCGGGGCTCCGTCTCAGTGCAAGAGGCTTTGTTTCTAAGTAGTAGGTAATGGGTGCTGTTGAGATTGTTGGGGGTATTGTCGTTGCCGTCGTGATCGGGATCATTGTGTGGCAGCTGTTGTCAACCCAACCCAAGAAATCAGATATGGTTGACATTGTTCCCGGATCGCTCTCGGGGAAGCAGGTGAAGACTGTGTCTACTTCACTTAATCGGTCATTCAACCAACCGGAGGGCGCCACCTTCTCGTATACAGGATGGATTCTCGTGAATGATTTCACGTATAACTATGGCAAAAAGCGGACCATTTTCACGAAGGAGGATTCCCCAGGTCTCTACTTGGACACAACGTCGAACTCGCTGTTGGTGACCGTCAATACGTATGCGGACATTGCTGAGACTGTCCTGATTAGTAACATTCCTGCGAACAAGTGGGTGCACTTTGCCATCATTGTAGATCAAGATGCAATGGACGTGTACATCAATGGCATTATTCGTCAGCACCACTCCTTCTCCCAGCTTCCCAAACAGAACGATGAGCCTATCACGGCAGGTGGTCGTGCCGAAGCCGGATGGGACGGTGTTCTTGCGACTCTTCAATATACGCCGCGTTCCTTGTCAGCAGGCGAAGTGGCTGCTCTGACAGCGAACATTCCAAAGGACGATTTGCGCGGAAAACCGTCGGGACCGCAGTACTTTGACTTAACATGGTATACCGGACGAACTTAATTCTTGGATCTTTATAATGAGCGCCGGTGGTCAAAACAGTTCAACGCTTTCGGGTATCCAAGGAATGCGTATTCGTGACGCGTCCGATGTAGATGCACAAAATCGGGTGCGTGAAATTTTTCAGATGTTCAATTCGACTACTCCTAACGCCGTCCGTCCTCGCATTCGCAACGGAAACGACATGTACCTCCAGTTCCTGCAAGGCATCAAGGAGTCGTCCTCCAACGTAGCGGGTGGATCTGCGTCTTGCACCGCCTGCGCTGGACTGACCTACAATGGCCGCGGCCTGATCCTTACGTATCGGAACGGGAACTTTCCTCCGGTTTAAGGTCCTTGAGCTTTGCGAGTGCGCTCTTGGCCTTTCTCTTGGATGCTGGATCACTGGGGTCATATGTGAAGAAGTATTCCAAATAGGCGGCGGATGTCTTATCCTTTCCGAGGTCCAAGTACATCTTTGCCTTGTTCCGCTTCATATCCGTCAATGTCTCTTGCTCCCCAATGCATTCCTTGGGGGTCAAGATGTCAAATCGCCGAGCGGGCTTCTTGTTTGCGAGGTCCACAAGTCGCTGGGCAATGCAAAGAACGCTGGCAATATTAGACTCCTCTGCGCCCGAATACATGTACGCAAAGAAGAACTGAAGTGTAGTTGGAATGCTGGCCACACGAACACCATTCTTCATCTCGTGAAAACTGTGACACGCCGTTGTCTCGTAAAACCGAAACAGTGATTTCGTACCGTCCTCGTTCATCACCATGGTGCGACGAGGAAGAATATCGTTTTCTTCGTGAACCACAACCTTCTCTCCCTTTGTCAGTTGTTCAATGGTCTCGCGCTCGGCCAAAAGTCCAATCGGGGTTGTCCACTTTTGACCAAGGTGAATTTCCGCTGCACTCACACTAAGCAGAACAACAGCCTCATTCTGGAGCATTTTGATCACGCCTCTCTGCTGTTGGGGAGTCAGATGGTCGTGCGACGCGCCTTCTTCCTTCTTGCATGTCACCGGATGAGCGGCATTCAAAAGCTGAAGGCGCTTGTACACCTTCTCCCAGCGAGACACGTCTCCACGAGGACGGCTTAGTTCAAGGTACATGGACATCCGCAGAAAGTTCGGAGGTACATAGTGAATGTCGTTACGAATTTCTGCCTGTTTCCACAGCCGGTCAAAGACTTCAGGCGTCAAACTGGTAATGTCGGCGACACCCGTGTAATCTGCAAACACCTTGAAGGTTCCAAGGTGAGCGCCCGCCTTGACTTCAACCTCCTTGATTCCGCGCGCCTTGAGCTGATTGGCAATGATCACCGAATGGGCTTGGGGCGTCTTGCTAAAGAAGTCATAGTCCGGAACTTCCTTTTCGGGGTCATAGAATCGGTCTTTCTTAGGCAGAAGGTTATTGATTGCCGTACCACCGTAACAAAGCACAGGATGTTTCTTCAGGAATGCTTCTACGACACTCAGGCTCGTCTTGATCGCTGGGTCGGCGGCGGCGGCACGGTTGTTTTCATCCTCAAGATCCTCAATAATCTTGGTGAGGTCCTCCATTAAAAATGGATAGGAGTTTGTTTTTATCTCTGGAAGCAGCAAGAATGCCACCTAGACAGTACAATCTTCGTAACCGCAAGGTCCCCGTCGTGTGGGTGGACGACGACACACTCAAGACCAAGGAAGAGGAGGATGATTCAAGCGACTCCGACTACGAGGAGAGTGAAGAGGACGAGGAGAGTGAAGACGAGAGTGAAGAGGAGGAGGAGGACGAGGAGGAATCCACTCTCAAGCTCCCCAAGGGCGCCAAGGTGTCGGTCAAGCTTCACATTCATCAGTTCGCAGGAGGCAAGGGAGGGCGCATTGACATTGATCAGGAGAGCGAGGACGAGTCTGAGGAGGACGAGGACGAGTTCATTGCCCACATCATGGACAAGTATGTTCGGCCCACAAAGGGCATGGTCCCCAGCCGCAAGTCGCGCAAGGAGCGGGAGGATCCCGATGTGCCGGCTCTTTGTCTGAATGAAGAAGAGGAGGGGTACTTTGAGGATCTGTCCAAGTCCAAGCGCCGTCGCCTGAATGAGCAGATGAAGGGTCTTGCCAAGCTCGTCTCCGACGGTGACATTCCCTACAAGTTCCGTGTGCTGGGGCTTCCGATTCCAGATGCGCTCAAGGCAGCGGTCATTCGCAAGATTGACATGCTGAACGAGATGGACTCGGATGGTGGAGAGGTTCATAAGCTCAAGACATGGGTGGATGGGTTTCTGCGAATCCCCTTTGGAACGGTCGTTCCGCTGCCGGTGAAGTTTACTGAGGATCGGACCAGCTGCTCCAAGTTTCTCGCGGATACGCAGGCTACCATGGACAAGGCGGTCTACGGAATGAATGCCGCAAAGGCACAGATCATGCAGATTGTTGCTCAGTGGATCGCGAATCCCTCGTCCGTGGGTAACGTGATTGCTCTGAAGGGTCCGATGGGTGTGGGCAAGTGTCACGCAAAGGATACGAAGATCCTGATGTTTGATGGATCGGTCAAGAACGTACAAGATATTCGGGTTGGTGACGAGGTGATGGGTGACAATTCTACGCCGCGCACGGTTCTTGCACTGGGACAGGGCGAGGATATGATGTATGACATTGTTCCGACAAAGGGCGAGAAGTATACTGTCAATTCGGAACACATTCTCTGCTTGAAGCAGTCAGGAGTTGGATGCATTCGGTGTGTGCGCGGAAACGCCTTCAAGACAATCCGATTTGACAATGTAGACAAGAAACTCAAGTACAAGACATTTGGAAGCTACGATGAGGCCACGGACTACCTGAATAGTTTCCAGGAGGAGGACCTGATTACTGAAATCAGTGTGAATGAATACCTAAAGTTGTCTGACGAGGTGCGGGACAACTGGCTCAAGGGATACAGGGCGGGCGTTGACTTTCCGCATACGACCGTAGACTTTGATCCGTACATCATCGGACTGTGGCTCGGCGACGGATGCAGCTCGTCTACCATGATCAGTTCGCAGGACGCAGCAATCCTGGGATATCTCAATAGCACGCTTCCCAAGTATGATCTGATGCTCAACTACTACTCTCAGTATGATTACCGGATCCGTGGAACAAGAAAGGGACACAACGTGATGCTGGATGTCCTGAACCGCCACAACATGATTGAGAACAAGCATATTCCCGACATGTATAAGATCAATGACCGCGAAACACGGCTCAAAGTTCTCGCTGGACTTGTAGATACAGATGGATATACATGGAACAATACGATTGAGATTGCGCAAAAGTCGGATCGTCTTGCGGCCGACATTGTCTTCTTGGCACGGTCGCTTGGTTTCGCATGTTACTCGGTGCGGCGTGAGAAGTCGTGTGAATACAAGGGGGAGACCCGAACGGGCGTATACAATATCATCACAATCTCGGGGGATACATCTGAGATTCCGATTCGGATTGAGCGCAAGAAGCCTACCGAGCGCTTACAGAAGAAGGATGTTCTTGTAACGGCTATTGATGTGAAGTGTGTCGGAACCGGAACGTATTATGGATTCACTCTGGATGGAAACTGTAGGTACTTGCTTGGGGACTTTACGGTGACCCATAATACCTCCTTCGCCCGTCACGGCGTGGCGGAGGTGCTGAAGCGCCCCTTTGAGTTCTTCTCGCTGGGTGGCGCATCCGATTCGGCGAACTTTGTGGGTCACTCCTACACCTACGAGGGTGCGACTTGGGGCCGCATTGCCGATGCCATCATGTCGGCTCGGTGCATGAACCCGGTGATCTACTTTGATGAGCTGGACAAGGTCTCCACGACGGCACACGGCGAAGAGATCATTTCCATGCTGATTCACTTGACAGACCGGTCGCAGAACTCTCACTTCCACGACCGCTACTTTGCAGGGGTTGACTTTGATCTCAGTCAGTGTCTGTTTGTGTTTAGCTTCAATGACGAGACGAAGATTCACCCGATTCTGAAGGACCGTATGCAGGTCATCAACTGCGCAGGATACACGGCCGACGACAAGCGGTCCATTGTGAAGCAGTATGTGTGGCCTCAGGTTCTGGAGCGGATCAACATGAAGGACGATCTGTCCATCACGGACGATGCGATTAAGTTCATGATCTCCGAGTATTCTCACGAGGAGGAGGGCGTTCGTGTTCTGATCCGAGCGGTGGAGACACTCGTAACCCGAATCAATCTTCTCCGGATTGCGGATGAGAAGACCGCAAAGACCTATCCTTTCTACAAGGCGGTCAAGCTCCCGATGGTGATTACACCGGAGGATGTCAAGTCTATTCTCGTAGAGCAGAAGCAGATCAACGAGTCGTGGCGCCAGCTCTATACTTGAACCCAGTCAGAGTCCGCAAGAGTAAAGGTTGCCGTATACGGTGCATCGTCCAGAATGGCAAACATACACGTCACCGTATTTCCAGTCACCGAAAGATTGATACAGAACTCAATCAGGTTGGAGTAAAAAACGATAGGCAGAGACATTCGCTTTGGCTGATGCGTGTCCGCGTCCAAGGCTACGATACAGTGGTAGTAGATCCGAGGGGTCGCTCCAATGACAAAGTGGCAAAGTGCCCACAGTTCATTTTTCACCTTGACCGGCCGAGCCGAGCCCCGCAAATGACGAAAGAACCAAGGGGTCGTGTACGATGTAACAATCGGCGCCTTGTTGCCATCAAACCGTCGGACCTCAAACGGGTACCACCGGTAGATACATGTATCCGTGCCTGAAATTGGCAGCCAGTTCTTTTCACACCCCGACCCAGTTGGAGACTCCATGACAACACAGTCTGAATACGAGGCTGTATCCGGATGATACCGTCCGCGAACAATGGATAAGTGGTCTGAATACTCGGCAGTCGTGGCAAGGAAACAGAGCTCATGCTTGGAATTCAGGTAAAGCCGGACATCCTCAAGCCCCTTGATATGCGCCTCTCTCCGAGGAAGAGCAATTGAGCTGTCGTTCATGCATACGATCTCATTCGTGAGTGTATTGAGACACGCATTCTGTGTCCGCACTCCATTTGTGTCGGAGTAACTCCCGTCCTTCATCGTATAGGTTGTGTTCGTGTGATTGAGATTGTAATTGACGTAGCGGATGTTCTGATACTCTCCACACGTGGAGATTGCCGAGGGGTGAAAATTTGGACCGAACAGGTGGCGATGAATCGCAATGGGCTTGGCGTGGCAATCCACCGGCTCAATGTAAAACTTCAGATTGTCGTAGACATTGTCGGGGAAGGGCTTGTCGGTCAGCAGATACTTCACGCAGTCACGAAGGGCGTCCTTTTTGGTGTACAGTGTATAGAACCGACAGATCGTTTCCTCATAGTCAAACAGCCCTCGGTAGACATCCTTTTCAATGAAAAGTGAATCCGCAGGAAGGGGGATTTTCCTGCCAATGGAAATGTAGTGCATTGCTCGGTAGTGCTCGCCCTTGACACGAAAGTACTTTGCTAAGCAATAGATCGCCTCCGCCCGACCTGGGTACAATGCATATGCCTTTTGAACCCAAGCCTCAAACTGAACAGGATCCTTGAGGACTTCATACGTCTTTGCGATCATGTAGTGCGAGTACCACACTTCTTCATACCAGCCACCCGCATCGATACGACGCTGGTACCACTCAATCGCCTTGGCCCAATTTCCCATAGAGTGATACGTCTGAGCAATGTAGAACATATACCGGACGTTGGTCGGATCCTCCTCCAGTCCCTTTTCTAACAATGCAAGGTCTCGGGTAAACTTATCCGCCTTGCATCCACCGTCGTTCTGATCATCAATATAACATACGGCCTTGGGAATGGCCGCACACTCTCCATCCCAGTATTCGTGCGTCACGCCCTTGCAGACCCAAGGATAGTCCATTCGGATTAGACGAGTGTTTGGATACTCAAGGTCTCCGGCACACTGCACAAACGTGTATCCTAATCCCCCGAGTGCCTGCTGTCGCAACGTTCCGGGCACAAACACCATGTCGGCATCCAGCAGAAGCCCATACGTATCTGTCAAGTCCCACCCCTTGGCCTTGCAATATCCGAGCGCATTCTGGAAGCTCAAGGTACGGTTATGACCAAAATTCTTCCATGTATTTATCTCAACACAGCCCTCGTGGGTCATCAAGAAATCCAGCGCAATGTCGGTCGTCGTGTCCGTCGATCCAGTGTCGGTGATCACATACGCATCCACAACACCCTCTACGGCTTCCATACATCGCTTAAGGATCTTCTCTTCATTCTTGACCATCAAGATCAAGACAATCTTCGGCATTCTGCGTCCGTATTGACATTCCTCTCTTCGCTCTGTCTAAGTAAATGACCACCGACTTCGTCAAGCAGTCTCTCCGCGAGAACCTGAGCCGCGTTCTCATTCCTCACGTTGCGGATGGTCTGTGGAGCATCTACGACAATGCCAAGACCGCCTGTATTCGCAACAAGCAGCCGAGCGAGACGCTGAAGACGTTTCAGAATCTGCTTACTCGCGTTCCTATGTGGTCAGAGGAGGTGCTGGCAACTGAGGTCTCTCGCATTGAGAAGATGTCCAAGTGCGAATACATGGACGATCTTCTGCTGGGTGTGTTTGTCAGCTATATCCGCGCGTTTGCCACTCTGCAGCAGTCCGAGGATACGCACATCAATGTTAACTTTGAGCGCCCGTCTCTGTCAACCTTTATTTTTACGCTCTACAAGTCAGCCGCCCGCAAGAGCTGGTCCAACGCGTATCTCTTCAAGACGCTTGAGGTATCCTCCGAGCAGCAGTCGCGCAACCGTCGTGACATTGAGACCATGCTTGGCGGAGCACTGGACGAGGTGATTGATAGCTTTATTCCTTGGAAGGAGATCAGCAAGGCATACTTTCAGAGTCGGTCTGCTACGCCCGCTCCGGTTGCGGCTCCGGCTCCGACCCCCGCCCCGGCACCGGCTGAGGCACCGGCCAAGCCCACATTGACATTTGGTGAGTCCGAGACAGTTGAGTTTGAGACTGACAATGAAGACGACGAGGACGAGGAGCGCCCCCGTATTGAGTTGGGAGAGGACGTGGCCCTTGAGTTGTCGGAGGATGAAGAGCCTGCCGCCAAGCCTACGGGGGTTGTCAACCTGAACATTTAAGTGCGGCGCCGCGTCTAACTACCTCTAAACCAATCCACAAGGAAAAGCAAATGCCGGACTATCAAATGCTCGCTATGGTTGTCGGTTCAGTGATGATTGTAGCTGCGCTGCTGTATGTGCTTGATCGCCGTGCAAAGACGCAGCCCGTTGATTACACGGACTTAGGAAAGATCGCCGTTGGATCCGGTGTCCTGGCATCGGGCGTGGTGTATTCTTTGGGAACGGAGACAGTCGTGGATGCTGCTGAGACGGTGGCCACGGCTGCTCAGGATATGTTTGTCGGGAAGCCGGAGTTTTAAGACAAGCATATATACATAGTATGTTGCGTACAGTTCGTGTTGCAGGGAGACTGGTTGAACTTGCGGGGTTACAGCAAGTTTGGTATGGTGTTGACCATTTATCTAACTCGCGTATCACACTCTACTATCCTAACGGTCCTACAAAGACGATTGACTATGCGTATGGTCAGTGGGCAGAATCCAAAAAGGACCTAAAGATTCTAGAGGACGCTATGCGTCAATCACAAGCGCATCTCGTAGCTGAGATGCCGAAAGGGTTACGCGATACTGCGTCATGCGGCCAATCTCTTTCTTAGGCACCGCTGAATCCCCACAGTACCTCACAATCGCCTTATACAGATCAAATCCGTGGTAGCGATCATGGTTGTCCATCTTCTTACGAAACATCACCGATGACCCATCCGTCTGTTTCATCCACTGCAAAAAGATGCTAAACAACGGGTGTGTGTATTCATGCTTCGGTCCCTTGGGAAACATATCCCAAAAGACTGACGTAGCAAAGCGAACCAAGTCAAACGACGACGATGCGGAAATGTGCGCGTGTTTGTTGTTGTAAAAGGGCTCCATATTGTACTGCCCACCTGCTTCCTCGTCCTCTTGAAACTGGCTGCTCATGAACATCTTGGGCTCCTTCAGTCCAGTCAGACGCAGGCTGATAATTGCCCGATCAAAGTCAATGATCTTCATCAGGTATCCAAAGGTCGGAACATTGTACGTGACTCCAGCGTGAATATATACACAGTGCGTCCGATCTGTCTTGACGTACATAACATTGTTGCCGTGGAGGTCATTGTGCGTGAGGCCATACGTCCTCTGAGCATAGGCCAGAGCAAAGACAACCTGTGACACCCAAGCGGCATGCTTTTCAGGTTCGGGATGCTCCTTGATAAGGTTGTAAAACGTTCCCTCGCAAACTTCCATCACCGTTGTCACTACGGGCACATCCGTAAACGTTGCCCAAGCAAACGGTTCAGGTTCCTCGTCTTCGCCCTCGTCCTCATTTGTTCCCTCCGAGCAGTCGCAGGATTCAATGTCGTAGACATCGTCGTCATCTGTCTCCTCCTCGTCCATTTCCGGAGGCTCAGAGGAGGCAATGTCGTAGGCCTCTACGTCTTGCTCGTCCGGTGCGCTCACATGGTCGGCATCCACGTCATCAACGTCTCCCAACTCAATCTCTTCGGCGGTATCAAGTGCAATACGGGCCCGACGCGTATGACTGAACTCGGCTTCGTGACCCGCTGTCCGAAGCTTCAGTTCAAACGTCTTGCCGATACGGTCCGCAAACCAGCTCTTCTCGGTGAGCTCTTCGTAGTCGTCCGAAATGTCAACGGTGTGAGAGCCGGCCACACCAACGTATACGCCATAGACAGTCGGAAAGTGAACACATTCAGACTCAGACAGAGCGATGGACGCAATGGCTCCAACATAGGCGGCTGTGTGAGGGCTTTGCATGGTTGCGTGCATATCATCCGCTACATTGGCGCGCTTCGGAACACCAAACGATCCGTAGTCACCACGCATCGTCTTGAAAGGCGACAGAATCATCGTCGTCTTGCGATGAACGGGAATGGTCTTGCCTGCAACCTTGACGTGTGTTGCGTCTACAATTGAATCAATCGGCTGGTCCAGCTTGACTCCGTACTCGTGCAGACCCGCTACATTCTCTGTCTTGAAGAGCTTTTCAAGGCAGGGGAAAAAGGGTTGTATTGTCTTCATAGACCAGTGCGTTCCGTCCAGTCTCGGTACACGGTGGATCTTCATGTTCACGGACGTCGTTCTCAAGTCCTTTCCCATTATGAAGTGTCTCGGTGATGAATGTCAAAAAATAAACGACGGTGAGAACAAGATGAATTTTCAACTCAGGAAGTTCAACATGGACATGATCAAAGACCGATGCGGAATGGATTCGCGCAAAAGTCCTATGATTGTCATTATCGGCAAGAAAGACACGGGCAAATCGTTCTTGGCTCGTGACTTGCTGTTTAACGTTCAAGACAGCTTCCCTGCCGGAATGGTGATCTCGCCCACAGAGGTCGTGAACGAGTATTTTCAAGCCTTTGTTCCTTCCAAGCTCATTCACGACAAGTATGAACCTGCCAAGGTCCAAGCGTTTATCAAGCGGCAGTTTGCAGCAAAGCAGCGGTTTCTGAAATCCAAGACATCCGGAGCCCCGTTTGATCCCCGAGCGTTTCTGATTTTGGACGACTGCCTGTACGCAGCCAAGGAGTGGATCAACGAAGAGTCCACTCGGTTTGTTTTCATGAACGGTCGGCATCTTGATATGATGACCATTATCACCATGCAGTACCCGCTCGGCATCACGCCGAACCTGCGTACCAACGTGGATTTTGTCTTCATTCTGCGGGAGAATATCCTAGGGAATCGTCGTAGAATTTACGAGAATTACGCGGGTATGTTTCCTACCTTTGAAATGTTCTGTGACTTCATGGACCAATGCACAGAAAACTACGAGGGGCTGGTCATTTGCAACAACGTAGCCTCCAACAAGCTAGAAGATCAAGTGTTTTGGTACAAGGCGTCTGAGCATCCGCCGTTCAGACTTTGTGACCAAACCCTGTGGACCGACAACCGCCCGTTCCAGTCCGCTATGCTCGCCGCCGACGACTATACGTCCGGCGCGTTGCGGAGGAAGAACGCATCGCCAGCAATCTGGGTAAAGAAGACCGGCGAGTAGCACCACCTCCGTATGGGCTGAACTTCCCTCTTGGCTCCGGACCTTTCTTGTAAAACCCAAATGGACCGGGCCGTCCGCGCTGCTGCTCCGCCGCTGCCGCATACTGCGCCAGCTCTATCCTAGCGGCATGCTCCCTCTGCCATATTTCCTGTTCGGCGGCGTCAAGTTCCCGCACCCTCGCTTCGATTCGCACTCTCTGCGCCTCCGCCGCCTGCGCCTGCGCCATAGCATGACGCCTAGCTGCGGCAGACAGCATTTCGTTCCTTGCCTTCTCTGCCTCCGCATTTTCACGTATCCTCATCCGCTCTGCTTCACGCTCGGCGCGCACACGCGCCTCGAACGCGAGCTGAGCTTGCGCCTCCGCCGCGAGCACCGCCCGACGCGCTTCCCTTTCACGCTGCGCTCTCTCTCCATCTGCTGCCTGCATTGGCTGTGCCGCTGCTTGTGCCTCCCGCTGCATCCGCTGCCTCTCCGCATAGATCCTCTCCGCCCGCTCTCTCACTGCTGCATCTTTCCGATCCTGTTCATCCTCTGCCCGCTGCCGCCGCCGCTCTGCCGCTGCTGCTGCCGCCGCCGCCGGTCTTGGCGGTGCCGCTGCCGCCGCCGCTGCCGCCGGTGCTCTTGGCGGTGCCGCTGCTGCCGCTGCCGGTCTTGGCGGTGCTGCCGCTGCTGCCGCCGCTGGAGCCGCTGGAGCCGCTGGAGCCGCTGGAGCCGCTGGAGCCGCTGCCGGTGCTCCTGCTGCCCTAGCCATTACTCTCCTTATCGCCTCCGCTCTCGCCCGCTCCTCCGCCGCCGCTCCCGCACCCGCCCGCGACTGCGCCAGCGCCGCGGCGTCCCCTGCCTGCTCCGCCGCGGCTTTTAAAGCGGCCAGGGGATCAATATGAAGTCGATCATAACAGGCTTTAATTTTCTTGAACTCCTCCTCGCCGCCGCCTGGCTTATCCGGATGAAACTGTACACTTGCTCTGTAGTATATTTTTTTCCTCTCCTCGACATTACGTGCGCTCTTCATTGCCTCACACGCGGCATCTGCACTTGCATATGCACCACCCCGCAGAGTGCGACGCCTTGGATTCCGCACGCGTCTTGTCATCTCTTATTTATACGCAAATGTTTTAGTCGCGGTGGGCGCCCTCCGAAGGGTGAACGGGCGCCGATGCGGCTGCGAGTCCGTCCTCCAGCGCCTTCTCGGCTGCATTCGCCTTACGACGGCGCTCGTTCTCCTCCTTCTGCGCCTTGATGGACTCCTCACGCTGCTCGGCAAAGAACATCTCCTTGTTCGCCTCGTTCTCCTTGTACTTGCGCATCAGCTCGTTCAGCTCCTTCTCAGCATACTCCACCTCAGGCATCAGGTGCTCCGAGGGATCCCACGGCAGCCAAGCACCGACCTTGCCGATGTACAGATTGTCCTTCGGGTAGCGGCGCTGAAGAACCTTGGAAAAGACCTGCGCCTCCTCCACCGTGGCAAACGCACGACGAACCTTGACACCACGGATGTTCGTGCGGAACTCCACTTGGTTATCATACATCTCCTGCAGATCCTTCTCGTTCTTGAGAAGGAAAATCTGGTACTGCTCGTGAATGTCCGTCTTCTTCACCTCCTCCTTGCGGACGCTTACAAAGTCATTTGCATCCTTCATGAGGTCGTCAATCTTAAGGGAGTACTTCTTGGACATGAAGGCCATGAGACTCTCCAGTCCCTTGACCTTCCACTCATAATCCATCCACGCCACGAACTTCTCAAACATGAACTCCTCCTTGTTCTTCATCACCTTCTCGGGGCTGATGAAGGAGACAATGCAGTACTTCTGCGTCGGGATCTCGGGGTCCTCATCAAGGTAGTCGATCGGGCCGGACTCATCGCGCTTGGGAAGCTCAGTGCGGGGCATTTACTCTACTCCACGGTTCACTTGAAAGTCCTTTCTCCGCAGAGTACAAACATGTACGATATCTTCACCACTGCGTACCTCTTTTTCCTGCTGTGCCCGGGTGTCGTGCTGACCATTGGACCGACCACGCTGACAGCGGCGGCGATCCACGCGATTGTGTTCTTTGTTGCGCTTCAGTACCTGTCCCTGTATATCCCTTGGTGGGCAGTGTGGGCCTTGGGCGTACCCTTCATTTCCTACAAGGTGTATTCGGGTGTTCGGTAAAAAATCTTCGGATCATAGAACTAAACAAATGGATTCTAAGCCGAAGCCCACCCCCTCTGCCGGTGTTGATATGGCCGATCTCGTTGTCAGACTCGTGAAGTACCTCTTGGAGGGCCTCGCGGTGGCCATTGCTGCGTTTGTGCTGCCGGGCAAGACCCTCAAGGTCGCCGAGGTTGGCATGATCGCCCTGGTTGCCACAGCCACGTTTGCCATTCTGGATATCTACGCGCCCAGCGTCGGCGCGTCGGCTCGCACGGGTGCCGGTTTCGGAATCGGCGCCAACCTGGTTGGGTTCCCGCGGGTCTAAGGACCCTTAGGGACGTGTCTAAGCAAAAAAATTGATACGAGCTGTGGGGATCGAACCCACGCGGCTTTCGCCAACAGATCTTAAGACTGTCTCCTTAACCACTCGGACAAGCTCGTTAGGTCTTGAGAAGGCCGACAAGGCTACCTGCGAGGGAGACGGTGATGATCGATGCATAGTTAGATTGCGTCATTTGAACAATACCGATTGCAACCGAGCAGACGGGCGATGCGGTTGCGACAATCGTCTGAGCAATCTCTGCGAGCGAATGCGGCACACAATACATATCGTAAAACCGAGCAGCCCCGTAATGGATCCCGTAATTGAGACCAACCGCCAAGAGTGACTGTGCAATGACTTCCATTTACCACTTACCTACCAAAAGAACTCAATAATGGAACCGACATCCATTTTACTTGTCCGTTACAATGGCCGTTGGGTTACAATTCACCCACGTCCATTTGAACCTGAGCGAATGACCACAGATGTTGCTTGGATGCAAATCAAGGAGAACATTACGGCTGAAGAAGCCTATCGTCGTTGGTTTGAGCTACAGCGCAGAATTTCTCGTGTTCTGAAGTAATGAATACAATCCTTCTCGCCCTAGCCTTTACCGTGCTGGTGGTCCTTGTCTGGAAGCTCTGGAAGCCGGTGCTGGCGCCGAAGCGCGAGGTGCCGAAAGACAAGGCAAACCTGTACTTTTTCCATACGGACTGGTGTGGGCACTGCATGAAGGCCATGCCCGAATGGGAAAAACTGGAAAGAGGTCCGACTCGCTTTGGGGATACCGAAGTCTCGTTCATTCGTGTAAACGCAGAGAAGGAGCGTGAAACGGCTGATTTGTATGAAGTGCGGGCGTATCCGACGGTAAAGCTGGAGACCCCAACGGCCCTCTATGATTACTCGGGCAGACCGACGGCAGATGGACTAACAGACTATCTGAGGAAAACGTTTGGCAAAGAAGCGTGAGGCCTGAGAAAATCCTTGGTCAAACAGAAGTTTCTTGTTTTCTGGGGTCAGTTCCTGAAGTAGAGAGATGGAGTCGTTCTTAAACCAAAGGACCGTGTTTGTATGCGATTCAATTCGCATGGCCTCGTAGATTGTTGCCGCATAGTCAGACAGCTTCATAGACTTCAGACGGTCTGGGCTGATGAGCAGATCGGCGCGACTAATGTGAAAGACCAAGCAATCAGACGGAACAATCTTGTGCATATTGTGATCAAAAAACCCACCATCTACATAGACATTGTTGTAGATGACCTGCGGATGGAAGACAAACGGAAGACAGCACGATGCACGCATTGCCGCCAGAATAGGAACCGTCCCCGTGAAGAACACCGTTCGCCGGGTTGTAAGGTTTGCCCCCATAATGTAGAGCTTTTGCGGCGCATCGCCGATGGTTGCCGTTCGCAGATCAACACCCGCCTTGTCAAATGCCTTGATCGCACACTCTGTGAAGGAGTCCATTGAAAAGAGACCCTTCTCAGTCGTAAAGGCCGTAACGGTCGTCAGGTTAATCCCCGGAATCACACCTGACAAATTGAAATCATTCTCAAACATAGCCCGAATAGCGTCAAGCGGAATGTTGTAGGCCAGTGCAGTCGCCACCACCGATCCCGCCGAACACCCGTAAATTCCATCAGGAAAGACTAGTTCTTGCCGTTCCCGAAGTGCTGCCAAACCACCCACCATAAGACCACCACGAACGCCACCCCCTCCAAGTGCGATTGAACGAAACATTCTTACAATGAGTATGTAAGGATGCTGAAAGCCCGTGACGTATGGGATGAACAAGAAGATCGCCGTGAAAAACGCATGCGAGCCATGAGACCTGTGTTGTCCCAGCTCTACGGTCAAATCCGCAAACAAGCCATTCACTCGCCCAATGCCCCCTATGTCGTCTTTGAAATCCCCGCCTACGTATTTGGATATCCGTTGTTCCAAATGGCAGAAGCCCGTGAATACATCATGAACACCCTCTCGCAAGGTGGATATATGGTATGGGTTATTGACGAGAAGTATCTGCTCGTGTCGTGGCTCAAGACAGCCGGTGGCAAGCTGTCTCAACACCGCCCACCTCTGCTGACAAATTATCGCCCTCAGGTGTACGATCCCTCAACCTTGGGCAGTATGCGATAAAACGGACGTCGTGGTACTCAGAAGAAGAGAAAGACATATGTGTGAGCACGAAATTGTCATTAATGATGGAGAACGTGTCTGTACTCGGTGTGGAACGATCATGGGTGCCGAGATTGACGAAGGAGCCGAGTGGCGAGTCTATGGAAACACAGAAGACGATCCTTCACGCACAGGAACCATTACCAGCGAACTTTTACCTGATTCCTCCTACGGATCTATGATGATGCGAAGGCGGGGTGGTCAAGCGTCGGAAGAAGCCAAATCAATTGCAAAGCTGTCTGCGTGGTCGTTCTCGAGCCACGGAGAGAGATCTTGGATGGGTATCTTTGATGCGATTCAACAGTCGTGTGCTCGGGCAGGATTGCCCAAGGCCATTGTTATGGATGGATGCGCAACCTTCAAGAAGGTTGAGGATGCGCAAAAGACCCGAGGGGAAACTCGCAGGGCACTGATGGCAGCGGCAATCTTCACATCGTGTCGCCAGCATGACGCAACTCGGACCCACGAAGAAGTAGCCGCTCTGTTTCACGTGTCCATTCGTGCTCTTTGCAAGGCACTCATGCGGTTCAGTGACGGCGGATCCAATGTACTCAGCACTCAGCTTGGAATTGCCGAACGTATCTGCGCAGACATGAGCATATCCGACACAGACCGTGATGCGATTGTTCTGATGCTGCAGAAAATGCCAGAGATGGAGCACACACCCAAGACCATTGTGGCCGGCGTCGTGTGTTCAGTGCTCGGTGGTCAAATCGCCAAGGTCTCGGCAGCTTCCGGCGTCTCGTCGGTGTCCATTCGCAAGATTGTGGAGAAGTTCAAGAGTACGGCAGTGTGACCTGACGAATACGGTTGTTGTCGCCGTCCCCAACAAATAAGAGCTCCGTGTATGGGTTGATGCCAACGCCCTGTGGACTGTTAAATCTTGCAGCCGATCCTGTTCCATCCGCAAAAGAAGCAGTGTTGCTGCCCGCGAGTGTAGTGACTACGCCCGCTGGCGTCACGATGCGAAGGCGGTTGTTCGCCGAATCGCACACAATAGCGACGCCAGTTGAAGGGATCACAGTGAGTCCAGATAGGGTGTGGAAACTTGCGGCCGATCCCGTGCCGTCAGCAAACGCATTGCTGCCACTTCCCGCAAGTGTCGTCACCACTCCTCCGGGATACGTGACGAGCCGAATACGGCCGTTAAACCGATCAGTAACGACGATAGTACCGTCAATACGCGAAGAAACATCTTGCGGGTTGTTGAAGCTCGCAGCCGTGCCTGTGCCGTCGGCATAAGCCTGGTTGCTACCCGCGAGAGTGGTGACCACACCCGCTGGCGTCACGATACGAATGCGGTGGTTGCCCAAGTCACTCACGACAATATTGCCATCTGGAAGCATTGCGATCCCCGACGGGTTGTTGAAGCGCGCAGCCGTGCCCGTGCCGTCGGCATAAGCCTGGTTGCTACCCGCAAGAGTGGTCACGACGCCACCCGGGTATGTGACGGCACGAATGCGTTGGTTGGTCGAGTCGGCTACATAGATTATGCTACCATCTGAATTCACGGCGATCCTGGCCGGGGAACTGAACCTTGCAGCCGTACCAGTGGCATTAGAGAACCCAGCGGTGCTACCCGCAAGAGTGGTGACCACACCGGCCGGTGTAACCAACCGGATACGGTGGTTGCCCGTGTCCGCCACAACGATATTGCTATCTGGAAGCACGGCAATTCCGCGTGGAAAGTTGAAACTCGCGGATGCACCTGTGGCATCGTTGGATCCTGGAGTGGTCTGCCCCGCGAGTGTTGTAACTACACCCGCCCCGAGTGTCGGAATTGGGGGAATAGACGCGGCTGGAAAGAAGGTTGTGTTCCAGTTGAGATTTGATGCATTTGAAAGCAAGAAAAGACCAGCTGATATATTCATGCCGAGTATCGTTGCGTTTGAGGCCTGAGACACGACAGAATATACACCGCGGCGCCTGTAAAAAAGACCATTGTGATATACGTTTCCATCTGGACTTTCTGCAGAAAACATGAAATATCCGGGCAGAACGGGTGTTCTAATCAGTTGCGAAATTGTCGACGCCGGCGCTGTCCCCTGCGAGGAGAAAAATCCACCCGTAGACTGAATGGTTGCGTTGCAGTTGGCCAAGCGCACGTTGCTGAAGCCTAACGTTGCGTTGCTATTGGAGTCATGGGTCATAACCAGCGATGCCCAGCCATCGGATACGCGCATGTCTCCATTGACGTCCAGCGTATAGGTGCCCGGAAGAGTGTTAATGCCAAGGTTTCCATTGTTTGTGGACCCGCCAATGCGCGTGTATCCATTCACGTCCAGCGTAATGTAATTTGAGGGAGCTGTCAGTGCGCTCGTATTTATGCCAACCCGATTGGACGCAAGATCTCCTCTGAGCAATGTGTTGGATCCGATCCCAATGAGAAGGGTATTGGAGACAGACGCGCCTCCATTGGAAACACCCGGTCCGATGAAGATGTTGTTGCTGCCCGTGGCAATGCCCGTGGAAGATCCGATATAAATATTGGAGTTTCCGCCATTGAGAGTGTTTGCGCCAATGGAAATGCTGTTTGAACTATTGCTAACTCCGTATCCAGCGCGGTAGCCAAGGAACACACTGTTTTTCACGTTGGATGTCAATCCGCCCGCGCCGGCTCCTAGGAAGGTGTCCGTTGTATTGCTTGAGCTTGCTAAGAAAGAATACGTATTTCCCGCGCCCACGCCAACATAGACATTGCTAGCTGCATCTCCTACGTTGGCCGAGTACACGGTGATCGCATTGGCTGAGAGGGTGTCAATGTTGACAAGTTCTAGTTTTGATTGGTAGTTGCTCGTAGTGGTGTTGTAGACAAACGTGGGGCGAAACACGTTTGTCAGAAGATTCTGAACGTTAGACGTACTACTCATTGTAGTAACGGGAGACAAAGGTTTAAGTCTATTCTCCGCTATATATACAGTATGTCCTTCACTCTGTTTCCTATCAAGCCGTCTGAGCACCACCTCTACAAGATGTACAAGCAGAGCGTCGCCGTTTTTTGGACGCCAGACGAGATTGACTTTTCCAAGGACCTATCCGACTGGGCCAAGCTGACCGAAAATGAGAAGCATTTCATCGGGCGCGTGTTGGCGTTCTTTGCTGGATCCGACGGAATTGTCATGGAGAACTTGGTGACCCGATTTCAGGGTGAAGTGGACTCCCAGGTGGTGAAGCTGTTCTACTCTTTTCAGAACGCAATGGAGGGCATTCACTCGGAGACCTATTCTCTTCTCATTGATACCTACATCAAGGACGAGGAGGAAAAGGCCAATCTGTTCAATGCCATTTCCACTGTCCCGTGTATTGGCAAGAAGGCCGAGTGGGCGCTGAACTGGATGGGGTCGGACAAGTCGTTTGCAACGCGGTTAGTGGGCTTTGCTTGCGTGGAGGGTATCTTCTTCTCGGGTGCCTTCTGCTCTATCTTTTGGCTGAAGAAGCGCGGCCTGCTCCCGGGGCTGACGTTTTCCAACGAGCTCATCTCTCGTGACGAGGGTCTGCACACGCAGTTTGCCGTGGCCCTGTTCCACACTCTGAAGAGCAAGATCTTTGAGGACACGGTTCACGAAATCATCAAGCAGGCGGTGGAGCTGGAGAAGGAGTTCATCTGCGATGCTCTGCCGTGCTCGCTGATTGGCATGAATGCGAAGATGATGTCGCAGTACATTGAGTTTGTGGCGGATCGGTTGGCGGTCCAGTTGGGCACGCCGAAGATCTTTGGTGCGCATAATCCGTTTGATTTTATGGATTTGATCTCGCTGGAGGGCAAGACCAACTTCTTTGAGAAGAAGGTGTCCGAGTATTCTCGTGTATCGTCCAATGCTCCTCTTCGTTTAGACGAGGACTTCTAAGCCGTAGTCGGCTTGGGCTTCGTGACCTTGGGCTGGTCCTTCAGCGTGCTATCAACGCCCTCCCGCATGAACACGTAATAGACCACGACGAGCGCGATCAGAACCCATCCCCACGTAGGCACCTTAGGCATTGCGGGCATCTTCATTTTATACATAGTGATATATAATTAGAAGGTCCAGTATGGGGGCTGGCGCAAGCAAGGCGCTATTTCTGAAGAAGTTTCCAGAATTCAAGGAACAATGGGAGAGAAACCATGTGCGGACCAAGGGATTCGTGAAATTTACAAAAACCACAAAGAATGTAGATTCGATTGACACGTCTGCGCTTCCTTTGTTGCAACGTATAAACGATCTTGGGTTTTTCACGCTTGATTCGCAGTTGGGGGACAATAAAAGCCAACGAGCATATTGCGAAGGCTTCATACCACGTCAGCTCATGAATTCATTCGTACACTACATGAATGAATGTAGTGAAGCCCTAGAATTTGTCGTCTATCCAAACGTGGATACGGATATTGCCCTGTCACTTGACAATGGAGAGGTCTATACGAAAGCTGCCCGCTATAGTGAAGACATCGTTCGGGATGAGATCGTTGAGTTCGTTCTGAACGCAGGGTACCGTGGAAGTACAGAGTCTTACTATACGGGTCCACCCGTGGGATACATTGATATAGATCTTAACAGTTGGGTACTTATCCTTATTTTTGATTCTAGGTGGGGACATAGTGCGCTGGACAAAGAAACTGGGCTGTTTTCATGCATTGAAAAGTCCTTACTACGTGCGCTGAGCCCCCAGAGTGCAGGAGGTCGGAGAAAGACATTCAAGAAGAAGCGGTTGATGTCCAAAAAATACTGCAAGAAGACGCCGTGTAGACGTATGGGGTTCACGCAGAAGGCCAGCTGCCGTCCGTACAAGAACTGCTATCAATGAAGAATGACATTGCCAGCGGGCGTCGTCGTCTTGTCGGTGCCCTCCTTGGACGGCGTGACCGGCACGAAGTTCTCGGTGGACATCATACGGAGAACAAACATAATGATAAACGACACAACCACAATCACAAGAACATACTTGGCCAGCGTCCACAGCAGTCCCTTCAGTGACGAAGAGTTCTTCGCAGCGTAGGCACCCACACCCGACGCAACCATTGTCTCAAGAAAACCACCACCTTTCTTAGCAGGCATTTATTGAGAACGCAAGGTTATTTCCCAGACGCCGAGTTGGTGAAGTCCTCGGGCGGTGGCGGGTCTCTCTTGCCAACCAACGTGATAATGATGATAAACACGATAAAGAAGATGAGAAGTCCGCCAAGGAAATAGGCAACGTAGAGACTGAACGTCCAAGGACTGGATACAACAGGAGCGGCCGCAGGCGGCATCGGGGGAAGCGCATCTGCAATCGTATTCCCAAGCGCGTCCACGACCCCGCCAAACATCTTGAAACGACGACGACCCATTTACCTTTAGCGCGGAAAGAATGACAATGGATGAAGACGGAGTTATTGCCCTCACTACACTTGGAATTGTTGCTTCGTGTATGATTTTTGTTACCATCGGCGCTTGGATTTGCCCACAGACCCGCCCTCGTCGTATCTCGGGTTATGTAGAGGAGGACCTCGTTTAAGGCGCCACAACCTTTCCCTGCCCTCGGTATAAATGGAGTTTCTTCACGCGTCAATTGCGCTTCTTGCGTCTATGGTTCTCGTTCTTGCGGGCATGGTAGGCTGGATCTACTGGCAGCAGACGCGCCTCTTCCAGAACATGAACGCCGTGGCACTGGTCATTGGCGATCTGAACCAGTCGCTGATGGCAACCGTCGCCAAGCCGAAGATTGAGCTGGCGACTGTTGAGCCGCCTCAGGAAACCGTTCAGCAGGCCGAGATCCCCACGTCGGACGAGGAGGATGACGATGATCGCCTGTCGGTTGAGAAGGAGGCCGAGGTCATCACGGGTGCGCCGCCGCCGCTTGACACGGATGGCCTTCAGGACAAGTCCAAGAAGGAGCTGCAGGAGCTTCTGACGACCCGCGGTATTCCGTATGGCAAGGCCGACGCAAAGAACGTCCTGATCTCTCTGCTTAAGGCCACGGCGTAGATGTAAAATGGATTGAGTTGGATCAAGAAAATCAGACTCTCCCCGACACAATGGCACTCCGATCTTTCATCTACCACGCGACCGTGGGCGCGCCCACGTACCTTGACACTCTGCCCGTTGACGTTCTTCGCTGCTTCATCATCCCATTCCTCGGCTGGGAAGACCGGATTCACCTCAATATGCTCACACCGCCAGCCGACCGCACATCACCCAACAAGATTCCCAAGTCAGCCATTGCCGCAAATCAACTCGCGGCGAGCACAAGTGCATTTACAGAAAAACTCAGAAAGCTCATGCGCGACCCCTTTCGGACATTGACAGAGAAAGTGGATGCGCACATTGAAATTATGAATACATTTACATCTGGACACAATATTATCGTCTGCCAGCATTCTTTGCTGGTCCGCGCGTGGCTTGAGCGAAGAATTGAATTCTTCTCACGGCCCGCAGAAATGAGACGGATTCCGCGCAATGAACAGAAAGACAGGTTGCGGACAGCAATGTCTACGTTGAGTCTCAAGTTGCATCAATATCCTTTGATTGAAAATGATTTGAAAAAAAAGACTTGGCTGCGAGCTACGGTGCACACAAACGAAACTGCTCTCTTCTCAGCTGGAGACGGAGCGGGCGGTTTCTACCGGAGGAGACAGGGGGACATTTACACCGAATTTGAGTAAACTGAAGGTGGAGGTACAAACAGATTTTCACCGTAATATAGCATACTGATACATGGGAGAAGAGTGGCGTCCAATTGAGTTGTTTGAACGGTATGAAGTGTCTAACTTTGGAAACGTTCGCAGGGGTGGTAGAGTGCTTAAGCCTGGAAACGACACCGACGGATATCGCCAAGTTAATCTTTACAAGGATAGTAAACGCCACTGCTGCAAGGTCTACAGGCTCGTACTGAATTCATTTAGCCCAAACGTTGACGGCAAACCACAAGTAGATCACATCAATCGTATTCGAGATGATGATCGCCTTGAAAATTTGAGATGGGTCACTGCATCCGAGAATGTTCGCAATAGCAAGAACTTCACAGAAGAAATGAACGGAATAAGCTGGTCCAAAAAGAACAGTACGTATGTTGTGAGGCTAACTACGAATGGAGGTCATGAGAAGTATTTTGGGTCTCGCAAAACGTTAGAAGAAGCCAAAACTCTACGTGATGGCGTATTAGCAGGTGAGATTGATTATACTCCAAGAAATCAGCGAGAGACATATGGCATTTCGCTATTGAGCCGAGGATTCTACCAAGTCAGGGTAAACGGTAAAACTATAGGTTATAAGAAGACATTTGAAGAAGCCAAAAGCTTACGAGATGAAAACATTACTTAGAATAATGAAGATCATTAGTTTCGATCCGGGCCTGAGAAATCTTGCATATTGCGTTCTGGAAGGCACAGACCGCAGCGATGTACGCATCGTAGATTGGAACATCATTGACGTACTAGGAGAACAGGCCGGTGTCGGTGCTCCTAGATGTCATAAGTGCACATCCGCTGCTCGGTATGAGCATGCAAGCAATGGACAATTCGCATGTGCAAAGCATACGCCACGCAAGAAGACAAAGGTCACAAAGGCCGAAATCAACAAGCTCACTCCAAATGAGCTCCACACTCAGATTACGGCAGAGGGCCTGACCACGGATGCGACCAAGAAGTCGGACCTTGTAGGGTTGCTCTACAACCACCGCAAGCAGAATACATGGAAGAAGTGTGTGTCCTCGGCTATTCAGGGATCTGTATTGGATTTGGCACCGGCTATCATCAAGAGTTTGGATGCTCGTGCTGCATCGTGGAAAGGCGCCACGGTTGTTGCCTTGGAGAATCAGATGGACCGCAGAATGTTCGGAGTCCAAGCGATGATTCAGATGTATTTTTCGTGCCGCGGGTTTCAGTGTTCAGGCGTATCGGCAACCCACAAGCTCTCTAATATTGTGACCGTGGAGGATTCAACCGCATCGTACAAGGGTCGCAAGAAGACAGGTATAACGCACGCCTACGCCCTTGTCCCTGCTGCAAACCAAGAACACTTCGCCAAGCACCCTAAGAAGGACGATTTGGCCGATTCCTTTTTACAAGGACTTTGGGTGTTAGAACACACAAAGACTTAAATGTGGGCGAAATACAATGGAAGCTGGACTTGCTCTTGGCAGCACCGCTGCAGTCTTTGCCTTAGTCGCAGCGGGTATTGCCGCAAAGCCAGAGGATGAAGCTACAGCACAACGTGCACTGGAGGCGGCACAGGAACACTTGGAGGCAGTGCGAGCTAAGAAGAACAAGAAGCCAAGCGACGACGACGTTCCGGGATGGGGTCACGCAGTCGCCCCAGATGGCCGTACCTATTGGTGGGATCTCACAACCAACAAAACGCAGTGGAATAAACCCGGAACTCCGCCTAACCCCGGAGATGAGCCTAAACCCGGACCCGGAGATGAGCCGCCGCCGAAGCCTGAACCTGTTTTTAGCAGTCCAGCGTGTAAAGAGGTGTTTGAAGCGATTGAGCGCGGCACACCCGAAGATCTAGATAGGGTGAAGGAGCTGTTCGGAGCAGATCCGAAACTAGCCCTTTGCACGAAGGACAATACTTCGACACGGGATGTGTACACAAAAATTCACTCCTCTAAACCCTCTGCTATATACGAGGACTTCAAACGCTACTTGTCAGTGAGCATCACACTGGCGGCCTCCGGGGAGGCATCGAGAAAGAGGCGTGAGGCACTGGCGGCAGTGGAGGCGGAGGCAGCGAGAAAGAGGGCAGAAGCAGCAGCGGCAGCAGAGGCGGAGAGAAATAGGCTTGAGGCAGCAGCAGCAGCGGAGGCAGAGAGAAATAGGCTTGCGGCAGAAGCAGCAGCGGCAGCGGAGGCGGAGAGAAAGAGGCTTGCGGCAGAAGCAGCAGCGGCAGCGGAGGCGGAGAGAAAGAGGCTTGCGGCAGAAGCAGCGGAGGCGGAGAGAAATAGGCTTGCGGCAGAAGCAGCAGCAGCGGCGGCGGCGGCGGCAGGCCGAGGCGCAGGAACGAAACTTGAGGCACTTGAAAGAGTGGCAGCTGCTCTCCAACCTGGCCCCGATAAGGATCAAGCAAACGCAAATGTCGCGAAAGAGAAGGCCCGTCTTCAAAGGTATAACGAAGAAGAAGCCGAGCGCGCAGAGTATCATCGCCGGCATGCGGAAGCACGACCGGCACGAGTCGCAGCGGGGACGGCAAAAGCCCTCACGCCCGAACAATTGGCTGCAGTCGCAGAAAGACACGCATCTGCTGCAGCCGAACGGCAGCGGCGGCGCGCGGCAGGAGAGAACGTTCCGACTCCTCCTATCAATGATGAGCCGTTTACTCCTCGGGCAAGCGGTGGCCGTCGTCGCGTTCTAACTTTCAGAAGGAAGCCCAAGTCAAGAAGTAAGAATGGACGTAGACCTACTCGTAAATCCTCAGTCCGCAGGAATCGCTAATTTGGAGACGGTAGATCTTCCTACGCTTACGTTTGATGAAGTGCCTGCCGCCGTGCCGGGTCCGAAACTTGTTCCGTCCGCGGAGGAGACAGGCCCTATCAGCATGGGGGGTACAATGAACTTCAACGCCGAGCCGTATGCGCCCCAGGTTGCCCCTCGCAAGGTGTCGGACGAAGCGCTGATGAAGGAGAAGTATGAGGTGCTTCGGAAGTTTGAGCGTCTGTCCAAGATGGGTGTGCCGATGCGCAAGCGGTTCACCATGGAGTCTCCGCTTGAGGAGATGAAGCTGGAGCTGGAGTTCATCAAGCGCGAAAAGTCCATGGATGCCACGATCAAGCAGTTCTCGGAGTGGTTTGTGACGGCCATGAGCGGACTGGAGTATGGCTCTAAGCACGTCACTCTGCTCAAGGCGTTTGGACTGCAACTGGACGGTCTCTCTGAATCTGCGCAGATGAACGTGGTGGATCTGGAGGATGATTTTGAGGAGCTCTACGATCAGTATGGTGACAATCTCAAGATGCACCCACTCGTCAAGATCCCGATGCGCGCATGCATGATGGTCTATATGGTTCACCTGACGAACCAGATGACTCGCAAGGCCCCGATCCCGAACATTGACGACATCATGCGTCAGAACCCCGACATTGCCCGATCGCTGGCGGCGGCTGCCATGCAGAACCAAACCCAGCAGATGCGCACAACTGCTAATGTTCCCCCACCTCCTCAGGCCACAAATCCTCTGGCTGGGCTCATGAGCTTCATGAGTTCCGGTATGCCGCCTGCGCCCCCGCCGTCTATGATTCCAAAGCAGCCGATGGGCGATAAGCAGGTGAAGATCGGTGGTGGTGCCAAGGTGAAGGTCTCTGCTCCTGCGCCGCCCCCAGCTCCGGCACCCGCGCCGGCCGCGGAAATGCGTAGCCCGCCGAACATTGATGAGCTCCTGAAGAACATCAAGCAGTCGGTCATTGTGCCCCCTGGAAATGGTCCTCCTCCCGCAACGCCGGCATCGGCGCTTCGTGGGTCCAATCCCAAGAAGAATGCGGGATCCACGGGCAAGAACTCCGTTGTCATCAAGCTTTAAATCTGCGAATATGATAAATGCCCACGGAACTTTGGAAGTATACCGAAGCTCAAGCCGAGGCAATGTCCGCCGCAGAAGCGGCCAAGGTCCTTGCTCGGCAGAAGGAGTTAGACGAGGCGGGCGAGGACGACGAGACGTGGGAGCGCGAGCTGGAGGGGTATGCGCTTGAGTATGGTGAGAATGGTCGTCACAAGAGGGGTCCCGATGGCAAGTTCGTGGTTCTCAAGAGAGGTTACGATGTCCCTGAGGCCCCTGAGCTGTGGCACCACTGGTCGAAGATCTACTCCGAGGATAAGATGATGGAACTCGAAGTTGGCGAAGCTAGCAGCCTTCACCCCAATGTCAAGGAGATCCTTGAGCGGAAGGCCGAAGCTCCCATGAAGGCGTTCAATGAGAGGGCGAAAGAGAAAACCAAGAAAAAGTATGAGGATGCGAAGCCGGACGTTCAGGAGAAGATCCTAGCATCTTGGCTCAGGAAGCACGGAAACGATTTGGGTGGCCGTCGTGGCCGCAAGACGCGCAAGGGTGTCCGCAAGGGCCGCAAGACCCGTCGCCGTGTTTAAATCTATGAGTAAGGTAAATGCGCGGATCTGTCATACACTTTTCAAAGGCATCTCGTGATGCGCTGAAGAAGCGGGCGGAGGAGGCGGAGGCAGCTCTTACGTCAGAGCAGAAAGAGGAGAGAGAGAAGGTGCAGGCAGAACTGGCGCGCAAGGCGGAAGCGGCTCTGCAGTCGAAGGTAGAAGAGGATGCGGCAGGAGTGATCGGTCGCAGTGTTCTCAAACATCATCATAAACGGAAGCACCGTGCGGGAACTCGCCGTCGCCGTCGCTCGCGCGGAAAAACCTCGCGTAGGAAGTAAATGCCGAAGAAGATATCAACTCTGGAGGACGAGATAGCTGACTGGGAGCACTACAAGCAGTACGGCAAGTGGCGTGATGGAAAAAAGCCGTACAAGCCATTCACCCACAGCGACGCCGACGAGCAGATTAAGAAGAAGAAGGCCCAGATTGAGAAGATCAAAGCCAAGGAGAAGAAGGGTGGCACGCGTCGCCGTCGTCGTCGCGGAGCAACTCTAAAAAAATACATGGTGTAAGTAAGATGGCAGAGGACGAAAAGGCCAAGGCGGAGTTCTTAGCAAAAACAAAGAAAATTGAAGGTATTCTACTACAAATAGGGAAAGTTGAAGACAGTATCGCCAAACTCAATACCAAAATAAAAGAGGCAGAAGAAGCAGCAGCGGCGCCGGGACCAAAAGGCGATTCGCAAGGTTCGGTCGGAAGCCCTCCGCCTCTCAATAATCAAGCGGAAGTGATTGTGGTTTTGGAAAAGGCGCTAAAAAAGGCACAGGCCGCACTTGTTAAGCTTAACACAAAACTCAACAAATACGCAGGTCGTCGTCGCACCCGCCGTGGTGGTGCGCCGCCGCCCTTTCCCAACATTGACCGTGCAAAAATAGACGAGATAAGCGAGACTCTTGATGCACAAGATGGAAGTGAATCCGAGGTATTAGAGTACCTGATTCTTCTCAAGAGATACCATCCAAAGACATTTAATAAACAGGCGAATCGCGACCTTGTAGAGGCAATAAAGCTGCGGCAGAAACATCAACCATTTATGGGAAACGTACGGGCTATAATGATTGAGTTTAGAGTGAACCCTGACATTCGTGGTGGTGCGCAGCCCCCTCCGCCTAGACCTACTCGTGAAAAATTAGACGAGCTCAATCGGAATCTCATGGCCAACCCGAACGATGCAGGTAATGTCTTGGATTACCTGGTTGCTGTACTGTCACACCATCGAGATATATTTGATGCGGTTGAAACACGTCGGCTTACCAGTGCGGTAAAGTCACGGAATCGTGGTGAGCCATTCGCTCCGCGGGTCATGGAGATAGTGAGGAGCCTTAGACTTGCCGTTGGCCCTCCACCGTTGCCAATTTTGGCCCGACTACGCCCGCCAGCGGACATTGGTGGGCGTCACCGCACATCACGGCGCACCCGCAAATCTCGCAAGACGCGCCGCTCGTAATTGTTCAGGTGTCAGCGTAACTGCCGGTCCAACTGCCTCTCCTCGTAGCTCGCACATCTGAACCCACTCTTCTTGCGTGATCTTTTGAAAGGTCCGTAAACAGATCGATACATCCTTCGGGGTCTTTTTCCCCATATGCCGACAATAGTCACAGTTTGTCATGACGATATACTGTGCCCAGGGTCCAGTGCGCAACACCAGCGCATAAAACGTAGACAGCTGCTTCCAGGTGACGACGTTCTTCTTGTGCGATACGTGGGTCTTGTACTTGCATTGCACTGCATAGTACTTTCCACCCTTTTCGGCCACGATGTCGATTCCGACATCCGGGCGTTTGAGGCTTAGCGTGGTCAAGAGTTCGTCGGGCACGTCTTTCAGGAGCCATACAGTGTCCATCTTGCGAACATGCTTGAGATACTTGACGCAGAACTCTTCAAAGACATCGCCACGAACTTTCTTGTTGTCTCGTACTCGTAGTTCAGTGAAGGTATGGGCAGGTTGAGTGTACCACTTTTGACACTCGGCAAGGAAGAGGTCAAAGAGACTTTGCCCATCAGGGCGTGGTGTTAGAAAGAGTGCGTGGAGATCCATAGCGTCACTGTCTCCTTCACTGTCCAAACTCAATCCGTTTTGCGTTTTCATATAAACCAAACAAACACACTAATGATCCGTAACGTCACCGAGTCACAGAAGCGTAGGGTTGCCGGACGTCAGAGATTTACTTGCGCGGGGTCGGTCCCCGATTACGTATGTCCAATGAAAAAGGAGCCATTTGACGAGTCTGGCTACGAGATTGATCATATTCAGGAACTCAGAGATGGGGGGACAAACGATCTATCTAATCTTCAGGCACTATGCATCAGCTGTCATCGTGTAAAGACGAGCAGGATGACGAGTGTTATGGCAAAGAAAGACAATGCATCCAAAGCTGAAACGCATGCGTGCTATCACTGCGAACAACATACAGCAACGGTATTTGAGAACGGTGAGTGGCATTGCGAGGTAGAGTGTTGGAAGCAATGCGCAGGCGTCCCCAATGATGGATGCGGACCTCGCTCTTCACCATTCACAGAGAAACTTGATAAGTTTCGGCGTACCCCTAAATCAGATCAACCGGGAACTATTAGAACCCAAAGGGTTCTTCCAAACGGACAGATACTTTATTCAACTTTAAATCCAGTACCTCGTATCTGGAACTAAAACAGCAGAGGCGCCGACTTGTCGTAGGCAGGCTGGTCAGCTTTGGACACACCTGGATCCACCTTCTTGTTGGGATTTGCCATGCCTTCTGCGCTGCGACGAGACACCCCCGAGGCAATGATGATGTATCCAGCTGTCAGAAGGGTAGAGTGGATGATATCGCGAGTGGCAATGAAGCACACGGCAAAAATGGCAATACGCCGAAGCAGAATGTTGCGCTTGTATTCCGCTTCGTCTCCGCTGAATTCATCAACCAAGTGGCGAGATCCAATGTTGAGCAAGATCATCATCACGCCAATAAAAAACTTGTTGGTGTTGATCGCATCCAGAATCTTCGGTGTCTTCATTACACTGACTTAAGATTTTAGACGGGAGACATCGTGGAGGAAGACCCGCTGGACGGCTGAACACCGCCCATTGCAGGCATATCGCCAACAGGCGGCATGGTGGTCGTCGGTGTTGTCATCGGCGCGCTGCTTACACCGGGCATCGGAGGAGGTGTTGTTACGTCCGCTCCCGGCAGCGACCCACTGGACGAAGGGGGAATGCTTCCAGACATCGCCGACACCGCCTTGCATGAGTTGCTAAGGGCATCCAGCGCATATCCACTCGGGCACGTCACCGTGGGCGCAACAGTGGCCGTCGGCGTCGTGAAGCCCTCCCAGCTTCCAGCACGAAGATAGACAAGGGTAAGCAGGAGAGCAACCGTGCAGCTGAGATACTTGTGGACATAGACAATGCCGGCGAGCGCCGCCGCCTTTCCGACCGACGTAGCCAGCAGGTCGCGAACAATCTGAAGAGCAGGCATAAACGCAAGGTGTGCGATCAATGCGCCAATCACAAAGAATTCATTGGAAGAGGACAGCATTTATAGTTCTCCCATATTTTTCTGTGTTTCTTTGAACAAGTGGAGTATGAACTACTCAAGTCTTGAAGATGCCTTTGGCAGCCCCTTTGGTTCACGAGCAAAAGTGACGGCCGAGACCACGGAGAAGAAGGAGACATTCACAGGGGGGAGGCCCGATCAGTCGGAAAAGCATGCCGAGCTGGTAAAGTCCGTCGCGCCTTCCCTTCCCCTAGACAACAATCCGGAGACCGTGTCCTTTAACGCAACCCCCAAGCCCCTACCCGCTGCACCCTCGGACCCCCGACTGCCGACATTCAGCAATCCGTCTGTAGAGGGCTTCCGTAATAGTGTCCGTGAGCATTTCGGCATGAACGGCGGAGGTGGCGATGAGTCCAAGCTGGACCGCATTCTTCGCCTGATTGAGCAGAACCGCACCGGCTATGCACCGGCTGCAACACAGGATATGCTCCTGTACATTGCTACGGGTGTGTTTTTCCTGTTTACCTTTGATACCTTTGTGACGCTGGGGAAGTCTATGCGCGGTCGTTAGGTCCCAGGCGGGTCTGCATAGTTGAGAAGTCATCAAATCCATTGTCCAGATACTCAATCTCAAACGTAAAACTGTTCTGTGAGGCACCGAATACAATGGGTGCTCCCAGAGGAGTCGTTATACCCACACTTGCAGGCGGCAAGTGGCGGCGCAGAGTCACGTGGATACGCTGGAGACGGGCGATGGGAGGAGAATACTCTACAGATTGGTTGTCGTAGAGGTTATTGTTATAGTTGAGCGTACCGGAGATGAATGCTGTTCCTCCAGACGAAGCTTGTCCGTTTGCAACCGTATTGGTGATCGTAAATGTGGATGCAGTGGGGACCGACGAAATCTGTACAAACGCAACATTGTGAAGAGTATTCGTTGTGCCCGTGATACACACTGTTTGTCCAACCGTAAACCCATGGGGAATGATGGTCGTGTACGTTGTAGCGGTTCCGCTAGACAACCCTCCGCCGCTTCCTCCTGTTCCAGCAAGCGTGACACCTCCCGCCGCCATGCCAATATCATTTGTAAACTTTGCAAACCACGAGTCCACGTGTCCAGATCGGTCGGCACCAGGAGCCGTCTCGTCCTTGCGGTTCAGTCCCTCCAATCCAAGCAGAATGTAGGTATCAGTGGGCTGGAATCCAATGGTTGTGGCCGCCGTGGACAGGACAACGGGTGCCTGAATCGTCGCAGACAGAACAGAGATCTTCGTGATCTTCTCGTACACACGGGGAAGGTACACAACATAATCACCGGCATCCGATGAGGTTGCGCCACCATTGACCTTGGTGAACAGGCCGGTATCACGGTCAACAGAATCAATCGTCAAGATCTTGGTAAGCTTGCGCAAAACCTTGACGGGCTGGCTCTGGTTCACAATGGTTCCACGATAGTCAAACTGCATTATTATGATGGAGGAGATGATTTCTTCTTAGTTACCATACGACAATGCGTTCAGGTTCCAAATGTCGTCCACATGATCATCTGGGTGCCCGAACCCGCCGAACTCCATCCAATTGTAAAGGCGTTTGATGCGGTTGGCGTCGCATACAACTGAGCGGTGGGAGCATCGCGCATTGTCACCTGAACCACATATGAGTTTGACGTTGTATATGCTGCTGGGATAGTGACAGCCACAGTTCCGGTGCCGCCTGACCCTGTTGCTGTTCCGTACTGTATGAGTGGCTGTACAACGTTGCTGTTAACTAGAGGAGCTGCCATATGGGTCGTTTTCGGTAAATACACGTTTGAACCCGTGATCGTCATGGATGGGATGAGCTGATTCGAGACAGCGGATTGGAACACGATAGAGGAGGACCCTGATCCCTGAGTTACTGGGCTGATGTCTACTGCATACATACGTCCAAGCGGGTACCCAGTGTTAGAATTGGCAAAGGCAAGAGACGCAACTCCGCCAGCGTACGCCTCAGCAGTTGACCTCAGGGTCAGCGTGTCGTGGCCTGCGCCATAGTTTGAACTATTAGAAGAACCGTTGTATACGACCAGTTCATTACCCGTCACCGTGAAGCTTGAACCTGCTCCCGACCCAGTGATGTTCGATGAGGTTAAGCTGGAGATGGTGGCCACGCTTGACGTTGGGTTTGCAAGGGTCAGCCGGATAGGCATTGAATAGAGAGAGGTTCCGCCATAGTAGGGTGCGCCATAGATAATGCTTCCATCGCCGGATACGCATGTGCCGTACGATCTGCCATAGGACAATCCGGTGATTGCCCATGTCGCGCCGCCGTTAAGACTTGTAGATATGGCACCACCGTTGGCATCACCCGGCGCGGCTGCGCATTTGCTTCCATCTGCGGACATGGAAATCCACGGCCACGGCTGACTTCCACTGGATGTTGCCTCTGTCCACCCGACTCCCGAGTTCGAACTCCACCATATGGTTCCACTCTCCTTTGCTGCAACCATACGAACGCCATTATATGACATTGCCACCCTCCAGACCCCCGTTGCAAGGGCGGTTATCGTTGTCCATGTAGACCCGGTATTTGAACTAATGTATACGTTAGAAACGCCACCTGCCAGTAAGATTGCTCCGTTTGACGATGCGGCGAAGGATGTGTAGTTTACAGCGGGTCCAACCGTTGACCAAGAACTGCCTCCGTTTGTGCTGAGGTTGATGCCTGCGTTTCCGGATCGACGTATCAACACTACATTTCCATCTGCGGACATTGCGACGGGCGATGTACCGTTAGCTCCCAGAGCAGAAATAGCCGTCCATGTAACTCCGGAATTGCTACTGATATAGGGAGTGCTTGGACTGTCGCCAATGACCATTCTCGCTCCATTTGAAGAGATGGCAATACCACCTTGGCCTCCACCCGTTATGTAGACGTTTGACGAGTTTGCAATTGGTGTCCACGTTTGCCCGCTATTGGAGGTTACGCATAAATACGAGAACCCGCCGATTCCCATTGCCGCGATGGTTCCATCAAACGAACATGCGCTAATACCTCCATACATTGGATAGCTTAAATTGGCAACTGCAGCAAGGCTTCTTCGCTGAACCCACGTAACACCGCGGTCAGAACTTGTCCACGCAAACCCCGGGGTCTGTCTGGTCGTAATGAAATTTCCATCATACGAACAGGACATCAATCCCGAAAACACCACAGGCGTTGTTACGCTTGTCCACGTTGAACTTGTGTTGACAGGTGACCCGGTTGCAATCCAGAGATTTGAACCCTGAGGAACGATAACAACAGACGCATTTGAGTTGACCATGGGTGGTCCACTCCAAGAACGCAAACCCGCATTTGATAAATTGCTGAAGGTGACGCCGTTGTTTGAACTGACGGAGGGATACGACGAACCAGACGGATACGCAGCATAGATGGTCAGACCATCCGGCGAAACGGTCGCGTACGGGTTATTTGTACCTCCAAGGGATGTTGTTGTCCATGATGCTCCGTAGTTCGAACTGACTACCATGTTTGCGGACTGTGTTAGCAAGAGAACAACGCTTCCGTTGGATGAACATGACAGCGAAATAGCCCGATTTGTCGTGACTGCGCCGATCGAAGCGGTTTGTGTCCACGTCGCTCCGGTGTTTGAACTGACATATACATCGGTCGCTCCGCCGCCGGTAGCGTACATGACAGACCCATTTGAAGACACGCAGACTGCGTTATTGCCGCCGTTAAAAGCAGGTGTATTGGACCAAGTGGCGCCATAATTCGTACTCACGGCAATAGGGCTCGCACACACTGCGATCACTGCGCCGTCGGCAGATATTGCCAACTGAGGGTGAAACCCGCCCGTTCCTTGATTCGTTACTGTCCACGTCACGCCATAGTTTGAACTTACGCGTATAGCGTCGTCGCCAATTGTGGCAATATACTGTCCGGTTGCTGAACAGACCGTCTGAGTGTAAATAATGCCGTTCAAGGGAAGTCCGAAGATTTTAGGAAGGATTGCCATCGTTCCAAGTGTCAATCCGGATACGTTGACGAGGTTTCCAGTTCCGGTGATATTGAGCCCGAGACCATTGATCGTACTCGGCAGTTCGCCCGAACTACGCTGAGGGAGCACAGTGAACGAGCGACTCATTATTACTTCCCTGCTAAATCTTTATCAGCCGTTCTCCATGTTTTGCCATGGAGCACAAAAGAGTAGACTCGGGCCATACCCCACGCCTCCTGCGAGGCACCGGGGCGATGACCTGTGCGCCACGCGGCCAATCCACGATTGTAGACCTTGCGAAGGGTGCCCGCTGACACTCCCGTAGCCTTGGCGATGGCAGGAATACCGGTTACACCCGGATACTTGGTGTGGAACCGTGTTGTGTAGGAGGACGGCTTGCGCTGGGTGGCTCCGCGGTCCGTGGCAAATGGACGGTAGGCTTTCGGGTCCTTCCAAGACATCTTTGACCTGTGGGTGATCTCACGGTGACGCTGCGATTTGCGTCGTGTGGACAAACCTCGGTAGTACTTAGGCGGCCACAACATTGTATTCTGCCTTTAAAATCAAATGGGAGATTCAGGAGCCACCGACATTGGCCAGAACGTGAGTTGGACCATCACATTGGAAGACTACTTTGCTCAGACAGGCGAAAAGGCGAACGGACTTAGCATTATGCATAAGCGCGCGGAGAGCATTTTTGCTCGCCGCAAGACGTACATTGATCTGCCGGTTATTGTGGGATCGGGTGCGGTTGCCTTCCTGAACGCTGGCTCGTCCAGTCTGTTCGCGGGGAACGCACAGCTTGCCGCGACCGCGCTGGGTGTTGCGTCTCTGACAATCGGTATTCTGAATACCATCGGCACCTACTTTGGGTGGGCCAAGCGTGCGGAGGGTCACCGTATGTCAGCGATCCACTACGCAAAGCTCTACCGCTTCATCAACGTAGAGATGCGTCTGCCCCGTGAGCAGCGTATGCAGCCGGGTGATTTCCTGAAGTATGTTAAGGATCAGTACGACCGTCTGGCCGAGCTGAGCCCGCTGATTCCGACGTCCATCACGCATGACTTTTCTAGGCAGATGGAAAAATACATGGACATCTCCAAGCCGGAGGAGACGAACGGACTCAACAAGATTGAGATCTTCGTGGATTCGGCCAACGAGCTGGGCAACATGGTCAGTCCTCTGGAGCCTCCGCCGAAAATGGGTTCGGTCCCGAAACCTCTGGTGGCGGCGAAGACGGTGGTGCCGGTCGCCCAGGCAAAGACATCTTAACCACGGTATAGTTTCGTTTGCGATACAGTGAGTTTCGTGCTCCAAATTGGCGGCGAAACTGAGGATCCACAATGTCAATAATCAGGGGATGCACCTTGCGAACGGACTTCTCCACCCTCAGAATGCGCCCAACAATTTGGTCAATGTCCGGCCGAGGTGTAGCCATAACTAACGTGTTCAAGGTAGGGACATCAAATCCCTCCTTGCACATGGAATACGTGGCAATCAAGATGGTCTTGTCTGCACAGAACTCAGTCCGCTTGGCTGACGACACCTTTTGCGACAGAATACAAGCTGTTTCTCGGACTTCAGGTGATAACCCCTCCAAGATGTCCTTGCAATGATCCACGCGATCCGACAACACCAGCACCTGACGGCCTTCCTCACAGACATCCTCAAGGATCCGACACAGCCACTCCGTCCGATCCACACACGCAGTTAGCTTGTTGACCATAATCGGAACCGATACGAACCCCTGCGAACTCAAGACAACTGCATTGAACTCAGGGTCGTCGTTGACATAGGGAAACACCTCTACGCGAACCTTGGTGTCCACCGAATCACCCGTATCTGACTTGTACAGCAACGGACCAAGGAACCAATGGATCACGTACATTAGTTTATCCTTCCGATCCGGCGTTGCAGACAGCCCCAGCATATATCTAGAAGTGACCTTCGGTAGTGCCTGCACGAATACCTCAGACGCGATATGATGGCACTCGTCCACGATGACCAGCCCAATCGGGTTGAATACATTGATGTTTAGTTCCTTCATGGAAAGGGTTTGGAGCATAACAATCACAACGTCGCGATCGGCCACATCGCATACATCCGCTTGGACCCGTCCGATTCTCGCCTTCGGAAGAAAGGATTTGATGCGATCCTCCCATTGGTCACGAAGGAAGGTGTTGTGAACAATGACCAATGTAGGAAGGCGTAATTGAGAGGCGATATACAGCGCACAGACCGTCTTTCCGCCCCCCGTGTGGAGAGAGATGATTCCATCATGGGGTTTGGGAAGCAAGAAGGAGTCCACGACGGGGCGCTGGGCAGGCCGGATGGATCCGGCAAAGGCCCAGTGCACGGCGGGAGTCTCGGCGACATCTCGTGTGGTTGGAACCTCTCCGTACTTGTCAATCCCGTAGTGCTTGGGAAGGTAGAGATACTGCTTGTCTTCGTGATACACTGGGTATCGGGGAACAGCGTGGGGGTTGATGAGAGAGAAGGGTTTGACCGTAAGTGCCTTCTTGATAGAAGGATCATTTGCGGTTTTTGTGCGTTGGTATCCATGGATGGTCAGCATGAAGTCTGTTTCTTTGTATGTAGAGTGTTCGTTTTACTCGCGGTTCACATCCGTGTACAGAAGTCCGTCGATCGTGTCCATGATGATCTCCTCGGCCGTTCCAAGATCAGTGACGTGAAAGAGGATGCTCGGGCCCGTGATCGGCGAGATCTGAATCTTCTCCCACGGATCAAGATCCATCTGAAGAGACCGGAACATGTTGCCAAGGTAGCGACGAACTCCCGAGCGGGTGAGAATGAAGGTGTATGCCGTTCCGGACACCGAATCGCCAGGCGCATACCGGACACGCATCGTCTCGGTTGCACGGTCGCCACGGATGAAATCAATGCGGTCGTCCTCGCGGTCACCAGGGTGCACAAGCCAAATACTAAGCAGGTTCATTATTCTTTACCGGCACTCCTCGTTTAAACTTGTCCGTCCTCCCGTTCAAAGTCATTGCCTAGAATGCCCTCGTAGATATTTGCGGAGGCTGCATTGGATCCACCAAAGTCGCCGTAATGACCTCGGGTGGCCATGTCTTGGTCTGCAGGCAGCAGTTGTAAATCCTGATCGTCCTCATCCACCGTCCGGCCTACACCGATTTCTGTATCGTCCTCCTCTTGCTCTCCCACTTCACGTGCAAACAACAGCCGATCACGGGTAGTGATGATATAGGGTGCCAATCCGCGGTCCATGAGATCCTTTGTGACTTCGCGATCAGCATCCGACATTTTACGAAGGGTCTCCGTTACACTGTAGCGCTCCTTTGCCCTGAGCGTGTTGGTGATGGTCTTAGACTTTTCAACGTCGGCAAAGAGCAGAACAAGGGTAATGTCGTTCTTTTTCAGTTCGCTCAGCTTCGTCTTGGTCAGGGGGTCCTTGTTGATCTCCTTGAGAAGTTCAAATACGTATCCCTTTGTGATGTCGCGCAGATCGTCGGCCTTTTGCGTTGGGTCAAGTGTCTGTACGGGAGAGGGCAGCTCAAACGCGCTGGCAAGGTACGTGGCAATCAGTACGTTCGTGTGCCAGTCCTCCGATGCTCCTTCCTTTCCCATCTTCAACCGCTCTGCAACGCCCCGTTCCTTCACAGGTACGGGCTTGAGAGAAGTCCGAACAGACACAGACTTTTCCACGATCTTTGTTTTCAAGGATCCCTCTCGCGTAAAGTGAGAGATGCCTTCACGCAAAGGGACTTCCGGTTGCTTGACACGGGGAGGACGAACACTGGTCCAATACGCACGGGTTGTCGGACAAGCGGGAAGCGTCTTCACACGACCAAACATTTCCTTTGCCGGCACCACCAGCGTCCCAGGAAGCATCGTAGACGGCTTGGTCGGTTCTTCGGCTGGACGAGCAGCCGCGGCCTTCGCTAACGCAGCTTCAAGCATAGGGCCCGTGTCCTTTCCCTTGATAAGAGTGGTGATGCATTTGACAACCAAATCCTTTACCTTGCTAGGCGCATTCAGAACAGATCGCATTGTGGTTGCACTGGACCCCTTGAACGAAGTGGGGTAGGCTTCAAGTGTCTTGGAAAGAACCATCATCATACTGTCTATGATTGTATACCCTGCCGCCGTGGGTGCATCACGAGGATATCCTTTCAGCGTTAGCGGCTTGCTGCTGAACGATCGGCGAGGCACAAGGGCTGGTACGTGCGATTGAAGCAACAGTACGGCCTGAGCAATGCCCACTGTACCGCCGTCTACCTTGACCGTGTCCAGCTTAGCTGCCAGTGTCCGTCCCATTGTCAGAATTGGCAAAAGCTGATCAACTTCAGGAACAACATACAGCAGCGAAATCAACATGAAAAACACGTCGTCCGAGGACCTAGAAAAATCAAACAGATCCCTCAGCTGAGAGAGTGTCTTCACTTGATCCATGGCTCCACGTCCATCAAACGCTCTCACTTCAAGTGCGTCGGCATGGCGAATCACGTGGCCATCATCGGTAAACTCTTCTTGGTTCTCCAGCACATCGGAATTCACATGTTCTCCACAAAACTTACAGACCCGAAACCCGTCAACCTTGGCCGTCCAATTGTCGTAAAACGTCCGTTTGTCGGCTGCCAGATCCCCCAGCAGAATAGACAGTGTGTGAAGGCAGACCAAGAAGAGGCCCTTGGAATCCACAAATACGCTCTTATCCAAGACAGCGCCACTGACAAGATCGGTAATATCACGAAGCTTATCTTCAGGCAAGCGCCGAGTGTCTCCCAACACAACCAGAATCTCGTGGCGAAGGTGAGACACCTCACGCACAGGCGCAGACTGGAGCTTTGCATCCTTGGGAACAAACGGCTTCAGAGGGCGATTGCTCACGAGTGCCTTGACATAGTCTTCTAAGATGACTTCGTGGGTCTTTTCCATCCACTGTTTGCGGTTCTTGTATCCTTCCCGCTTCCGCTCTTGTTTGATCAGTTCAAGCGGGACGCACTGGTACGTAATCTTATCTTTTGCACCCCACGTTCTGCGAAGAACACCCCGTATGGAAAAGTCATGAAAATCCAGCCCCTCCAAATCGCACTCTCGCAGGGTTGTAGCCGGATACTCAAAGTCACCGTCTGCGCCCGGTGACATGGCGACCGTCCCGTTCAATCCCGCCTTTGACATGAGCATATGAACAACCAACTCTCCGCCGTCCATCTGATCCATCAACCACTGACGAGACGACAAGGCAGGAAAGTAGTCATCATAGTATTTCAGAAGGTTCTCCGACGGCTTATCGCCCCTTGGCGTTGGAAACTCAAGTTTGACAGTCTCCCGTGCAGCGACCATCTCAACCGGCGGAAACCGAGATTTCCATGAGCTCCATGGAATGTCCGAGAGCTCCACATCGTAGACACGCAGGTACTTCATGCCTTCGCCGTAGGGATCTGTCGTCACGGGAACTGCGTGGGTTAGAATGGCATCCAACGAAGGAACAACGTCCGACAGGGGCGCAGTGGTCTCAATCATTGTCGCTGCACTGGACTTCAGAAAGGGATGCTCCGGTAAAGGGTTGGGGAGAGGAAGAGGGCGTTTCTCTGCGTAGTATCCTATGAAGGACAGGTCATCTGCTGTGTTGGCCATTGGCACAGGCACTACATCAAATCGTCCGTCTTCGTGCCGTTGGGTGCGAGGATAGTAAAAGGTAGGAAGTGCGCGAAGAGGAGACAGTCCATCTGGATCCACGAACTCTGTCGGAGTCTTGATAGAATAGGACACACCCGCCGTGACGACGTAGGGTGACGGAAGAGCCGCAAGCATTCTACGGTAAAAATTGGGAAGGCGCACATGTGCGTCATCAAACAGGGGTGCCCACGATGCGTCTATACTGTATGCGTCAAGTTGAGCAGATTCGTACACCGGGTGAATCCAGCTCAATCGCTTTCCGTACTCAGGTTCGCGCAGAAGATAGGTGTCTGCTGTGGGCACAATGTGATCCAGATACAACTCACGAAGACGCTCAGCTTCCTTCCGAAGAACCTCCATCTGAAACTTGGTGGTCCGCCCCTTCGGAACCAGCTTTTCATACGCATCGCTCACCTGTTCATCCAGAGTGTAGAACCGAATTGCTTCGGGCCGCTGAATCGTCTCATCATACTCCAGCTCTTCCACCACGACAAACTCAGCCAGCGTAAACTTCAAAAAGTCCTTCTCAGCAAACTCCCTCTCCTTTTCCTCCTCACGGGCGTTCAGGTCGGCCCAGTTTGCCTGCGAGTCCTCTCGTGTGGTTTTGAAGAACTGTTTTATCTCTTCCTCCGAAGCAGCCATTATACTCACTTGAGAATGGTTTCACAAAGCGCCACCGCCTCTTCCTTGAACTTTGCAATGACCTTCTCCGGCTCTGTCTTTGTGTTGAAGCGGACGATCATCTTGGGCAGAAGAGGATGCACAATTCGGTAGGAGACATAGTTGATCCCCTGTCCGTAGATAAGGATCTGTGCCAGTGCTCCGAGAGTATGTCCCTCTTCCTCTGTCTCCACCGAATACCAATTGTCCTCCTCTCGCAGAATGGGATTGGCACACCAGTCCTCAATCTTCTTCTTGTACACCGTGGCTGCCCGAACAAGCAGTTCCTTCGCTGGAATGACGCCAATGCTCTCCACTGCAAAGTCAAACCAGAACGGACGGCCTTGGTCATCCACCGAGTAGGACCGCTGAATCTCAAAGTTGTCAAAGATCTTCGCCAGCTCTGCACGTGCTGTCTCGTCGTCGCCCGCTGTCGCCACATACGTATCCTTGTCCAGCTTGGCCCGCTCCTGATCAATGTGGTTCTTGAAGGTTGCCACGCAGACATGAGACGCTCCCCTTGTCTCCACAGCCAGCGACGCCTTTACATGAATAGACTCCGAGGGCTGGAGGTTCATGAAGAACAGCGGCTCGTCAAGATCACGGTCCTTGAGAAGAACATTCTTGCGAGGACCATCCACCACAAAATCATCCGTTGTCACCTCCACGACCTCCTTGCGTGTCAGATCGGGCGTGGCCGGCGGCAGAAACCTCAGCTCAATCTTTGTATCCCGAATGATGGCCGCCTCCTCGGGCTTTACATTGACGGGAAGCATCTCCACACGATGACGCAGCATTTCGTGAATCATCTTGGTTGAGTTGTCTAGGATCTGCACATTGTTAATGACAACCGTCGGAATCTCGGATAGCAGAATGCGCCGAAGACCATTGACAAAGGCGACGGGAACATTCTTGAACTCAACATCAAGCCGATTGCCATTAAGAGAAATAGATGAACGCTCCATTGTATCTAGTCTGTCTTTCGTTATACCTTATCCGTTTTTTTCAGGGCAAACAGCAACGAGATGAACAACCAGCCAATCCTCTTTTATAGTCCGCGCTGCTCCCACTCCCAGCAGATCATCCAGACGCTTAAGGGTTTGAAGAAGGAAACCCTGTGCCGCATGTATTCCATTGATGGCAAGACCCGGGCTGAGCTTCCTCCGTTTTTGAAGAGCGTGCCTACTCTTTACAATCCCGAGACGAAGGATGTGTACATTGGCAAGGACATCTACGCCTACATTGCGAAGCCAGTGACGTCTCGTCGGGAAGTGCCGACTCAGCAGCAGCCTCAGGTGGCCGCCCAGCAGCCGACAGGATCCAAGCTGAGTGTGAAGGGTGGCAACGACGGCATTCAAGAGTGGTCCTTTGCGGGGTCGGGGTTCTCGGACATGTATTCGGACTGGGCCGCGCCTTCAAAGTTCGTATCCGACGAGCTTCACTACACGTACATTGGAAATACTCAGTATACACCCCCTAGTCAGGAGCCGGAGACCAAGCAAAGCTACGAAGGGAACAAGGAGGGGCGCAATGGAGATTTGGCGTCCCGAATGGAAGCGATGCAAAAGCAGCGCGACACCGAGTTCGCCGGCCCCGTGCGTCAGTAAGCTTACACATTCTATTCAAGTATAAAGTAGAATGTCCAAGAAGATTTTTATGGATGCTTTCTTCAGCCAGTTCCACGAGTTCATGGGGGAGCTTATTCGGGTCTTTCCGAATGACGAAGACTTCCCAGCCTATGATTCCGGTGTGGCTCTAGTCCGGAGAATGAACCCCGGACTGGTGCTGTCGGAGTTTGGAAAGCACGTCTTGCCCTACGAAGAGATCCTTCGCTCGCGAGATGAAAAATTCTTCATGGACCACACTTTTGATTCCCTGGACCCGGACAACACCATGGAGAATGTCATTCAGAAGCTCAAGGGATACTGGGCAGGCATGGGTGAGCAGAACAAGACGGCAATTTGGAACTATATCCTCCTGCTGTTGGATATCCACAAGCGCTGTGTCTAATCCATAATAATATTGCACAAGTCGGGGGTGAATGTATTTTCGCGATATCCGGTTGGGCAGGTTTCTCCTTGTTTTTCTATCGTCGGTAGTCTATTTATGTGGCAAACTCCCTTTATACCCGTAAGAGTTGCCAAGAAAGAGTTAATCGCTGCGTAAGGGGGATCGCCCCGCCCATCCCAAGGCGCAGCTTGTCTAAGGTCCGCCATTTGAGTTGGCGATAAAGATCTAGCATCTACAAAACATTTTGCAGATGCTCCGGATACAGTCGTGGAACAGTCACTGTCCCGATTGCAGGCCTTATTAGTTATAGTCCGATATTCAGACGGTGCGCTCACAAGTGTTGTTGAAGCAGGGGTCGCAGGCGGTGGAACAGTAGCGGGTGTTGAAGAGGTTCCCGCCGCACCCGCAGGTCCAGGAGGTCCCGGAGGTCCAGGAGGTCCCGGCGGCCCTGCCGGTCCCGGGGCGCCATCTTTTCCGGGACGTCCAGGCGCACCCCGAAGACCATACGGGGGATTTGAAATGTGTTCGCGCGAGTAGTAGGCGATCGCAATGACAATCAAGACTGCGACAAGAATCCACTCCGTGTTCCGACGCGCCATTACACAATCTCAGGAAGATTTGTAGAGTCCTCAATGCCGTACAGTCCTTTGGGGTTCAGGCTAATCAGCTCAGCCACCGCAGCATCGGGGTCTCCAAAGTTCTGAAACAGAATCCGAACGGCTTCCGCTGGCGACCACTTGTCGTCCAAACTGGGATCGTCGGGGATCGCGACATCCTTCTCATAGAATGCATTCACCATCTCTTTCAGCACTGCACGACTGCAGTTCTTAAAGTGAACAATCATATCCACACGACCCGGACGAATGAGCGCCTTGTCAATCCGTTCTGGGTAGTTTGAGGAAAAGGCAATGATGCGGCCATTGGCTTCCAGAGTTCCATCCAGCAGGTTCAAGAGAAAGGACAGGTCAAACGTCTCCTTCTCATCGCCCTTCCGGTCAAAGGGATCGTCGTCCTTCTTTTTGGGCTCCTCCACCACTGGCTTCTTCCACTCACGACGCAGAACCACATCGCCCATGGCATCAATGTCCTCAATCACATACAGGCGCTCAGCAATCGGGATTGTGTATTTCTCCGTATTCACACCATTGAACACGTAGAGCTCGTCATTGAAGAAGAGGTGTTGAAGCTGCTGCTTAGTCTTGATCTCCGAGAGCTGAATGTTCACAATGTGCCGACGACCTGCATGGGCAATCGCCTTGATACTGGATGTCTTGCCTGTACCCGGAGGACCGTGAAACATGAACCCCAGTGTATACGGAATGCCCTTCTTCTCATACCAGTCACGGTGCTCCAGAAAGAAGTGAACACGATCCTTGACCTGCTTGCGCTGTTCAAAGAACACATTCTCAAACGTGCGGGTGGTCACAAACTTAGTCTTGGTGTAGACCAGGTGCGTCGTCGGCAGCGGATTCTGTATCGTGCCCTTGGTCTTGGTTTGGACCATCTGATCAAAGTAGTAGCGGTGAGCACCCAGCTTGTTCGCCATTCTGCGCTCGTAGTCTGCGTTGCAATTGTCTACGAATGTTTGAAGGTGCTGAACGTCGTGCTCGTAGCAATAGAGCTTGAACTTGATAATCTCGGGCGCGCCATCCGTGATCTTCAGGTCGTTCAGTTCAAAATATACATCATTGTCCAAGCAAACCGGCTCAAACTCGTTCGGCAGGTAGTCGTGATTTGTCACGGCCAACAAGCTCTTCATGGCCGGAAGGGTGGTCACAAAGAAGACCACGGCATCCATACGTCCCGAATACATTGTCTGTGTTGCTGGGCGGTTTGAGTTGGGCTGAACTTGGACACCCCGTTCGCAGGTGATCGACGCCCGAGGGGTCTTCAGTGCAGACATGGGTGCCTCCTTGAGACCCCGTGGTCTGCGGGGACAGCAAAATGCCGACGCCCACGCCGACCACGTGGGAAACGTACGTACTCCGATATCAAATACATTGAGAGCCAACATATTCATCAACGGATTCTTTGTAGCGGGCATTTGGAGCATCATTTGGGTCTTGACCAATTCATTGAACTGCATCTTTTATACAATGCCATATGATGTAATACACTTGTCTAACGTAGAGCCCGTCTGATGAACAGGCTTGGTGCGACGCAGGCGAAGTTCCTTGGACGCCTTGTCCACTGTATCTTGCGAGAGGGACACAAACTTCTTGACATCACGGATTGGGCCCTGAACATTCATAGACGGAACGTGAAGGCGGAGCGGCGGTAGCTGAATGGCCACCATGTCCTCCGAGTTCGCAACATACTCCCGAAACTGCTCAATGTCTAGAGGACCACCAAACATTCGAAGCAGATGCCGGTGAGGAGCCGGAGTCAGTACCTTGTTTGCATACAGGGCCCGATAGAGATCCGACAGAAGTGCGTGACGGTTCCAGCGTGTAATGTCAGACAACGAGACGTCGTTGTAAAGATACGCCAGTGCGCACTCAGGCGAGCAGAAGTACCCTTCGCACAGATGCATGTTCTCATACGCATCGTAGCTCAGCGGAAGAACAGTTGCCTTCCACGGAAAGGGATGGCAACACCACATGCACGCAGTTGTCGCTCCATAGGAAGGAGACCGAGTGCGACTAAGAATCGTCTTCATGGTCTCCGTGTTGAAGCGCTCAGCAACACGAGAGGTTTCCACGGTAGACAGAATGGTGGAATACTCTGTGCTTGATTGTGTGGGCTCAGACCATGCGCACTGGGTCACATCTACAAAATTCGTGGTGCTTCCAGCTGGGACTGGAAGGTTTCCTTCGGATGGAAGTCTCAATGAAAAAATTACCGGAGCTTCGGGAAGCTGTTTTCGTGGAGGCATTGTCTTCTCTAAGTTGACTGACTGAAAGTTCAAAATGGAAGCCACTGGACCAAACAAACAGACTGTACCAAGATGGCAGACCTTTCCTCCGCATACCAGCGCAAGACGCACCGTGAGCACATCCTCGACCTTCCCGACACCTACATTGGCAGTGTGACAACTGCACCCGACGAAGTGTTCGTTCGGGATGGAGACAACTTCACGTCTACAGAGATTGCCTTCAACCCTGGCTTCTACAAGCTGGTGGATGAGCTGCTGGTGAATGCCCATGACCAGGTGGTGCGGCTGCGAAGCCGCCAGTCCACGAACCCAGTGAAGACCATTGAGATCACGTGCAGTGGCACGGGGTTCCAGATCAAGAACGATGGGGAGCCGATTGATGTGGCGGAGCACCCAGAGCACAAGACGTGGATTCCACAGATGATCTTTGGAGAGCTGCTGACCAGCACAAACTACGACAAGAACGAGAAGAAGCTCGTGGGCGGTAAGAATGGCTACGGTGTGAAGCTGGTGAACATCTTTGCAAAGCAGATGGTGGTGACGATCGTGGATCAGCCCCGCAGCCTGATCTATACCCAGACATTCAAGAACAACATGACGGAGGTGGGAAAGCCGATCGTGAAGGCGTCCAAGCAAAAGTCGAGCGTCTGTGTGGAGTGGACACCGGACTTTGCTCGGTTCGGAATGACGGAGATTGACGCTGGAATGCAGCACCTGATCGAGCGTCGCGTGTGGGACTTGGCCATGACACTAGGCAAGGAGGTCAAGGTCTCTTGGAATGGAACGGCGGTCAAGTGCAAGAACTTGACGGAGTATGCCAAGGCGTTTGGGTGCGATCCGGTTGTCTACGAGACTCCAAATGAGCGCTGGCACGTGGCCATTGCCGACAGTCCGACGGACAAGCAGTTTGCCATGTCCTTTGTCAATGGTATTTGGACGTCAAAGGGCGGTACGCATGTGGACGGTGTGACAAATCAGGTGGTTGCGCATATCGTGGAGTACTTGGAGACCAAGAAGAAGGTCAAGGTCAAGCCGGGTATGGTGCGTGACAACCTAGCGGTGTTTGTGACGGCGATGATTGAGAACCCGAGCTTCACCAGCCAGACGAAGGAGACACTGACCACCAAGGCGGGTGCGTTTGGGTCCAGCTTCAAGCTGTCGGACGATACGCTGAAGAAGGTGGTGTCCAAGCTGGCAATTGTGCCAAAGCTGTTGGAGGCCCAGTCGGCCAAGGATGCCAAGGAGAATTCCAAGACGGATGGCAAGAAGCAGTCGCGGATCACGGGCATTCCCAAGCTGGACGATGCAGTCATGGCGGGCACGAAGGACTCGGCCAAGTGTACGCTGATTCTGACGGAGGGAGATTCAGCAAAGGCCATGGCACTAAGCGGTCTGAGCCAAGAGCAGCGCAAGTTCTTCGGTGTCTATCCGCTCAAGGGTAAGGTCCTGAATGTGAAGGACACGAGCGACGCCAAGGTGGAGCACACGAAGGAGATTGCCGAGCTGAAGAAGATCATTGGCCTGACGTCAGGCAAGAAGTATACGGACGTGAAGGATCTGCGCTACGGATCCGTGATGATCATGACCGATCAGGATTTGGATGGCAGCCATATTCGCGGTCTGCTGATCAATCTGTTTCACGAGCTCTGGCACGAGCTCATTGCCATTCCGGGGTTTCTGACCTACATGGCCACGCCGATTGTCAAGGCAACGAGGGCACGTGGAGGAGCCAAGGGCGACGTGGAAAGCCGGATCTTCTACTCGCAGTACGAGTATGAGCAGTGGCGTGCAGGTGAGGGGGCGGGGGCCACGAGCGGAGGCAAAGCTGGAGCGTGGAAGGTGAAGTACTATAAGGGATTGGGTACATCCACGCGCGATGAGGCGAAGGACTACTTTAGCAAGATGAATGCAGTCCGGTTTGACTACGACGACAAGGCCGACAAGTCCATTGATCTTGCCTTCAATAAGCAGCGGGCGGACGATCGCAAGGAGTGGCTGAAGGGCTACGATCGTACGGCACTGATTCCGACGGGAAACCGAGTGCCCTACGATGATTTCATTCACAAGGACCTTATCCACTTCAGCTACTACAATCTGGAGCGGTCTATTCCGAATGTGATGGACGGACTGAAGACATCGCAGCGGAAGATTCTGTATGCAGCCTTCAAGCGAAATCTCACGCAGGAGATCAGGGTTGCGCAGTTTGCGGGATACGTGTCTGAGCACACAGGCTACCACCACGGCGAGGCCTCACTGAACGAGACCATTGTGGGGATGGCGCAGGATTTCATGGGGTCCAACAATATCCCGTGGCTGGTTCCGCAGGGACAGTTTGGCACACGTATTCAGGGCGGCAAGGACGCAGCGTCGCCTCGTTACATTCACACCTATCTCCAGCCTCGTATTCGCAAGCTGGTTCCGGAGGAGGACTTTGCGGTGCTGAAGTATCGTGACGACGATGGGCTGCCCGTAGAGCCTGAGTGGTATGCGCCGGTTCTGCCGATGCTCCTTGTCAATGGTTCGCGTGGCATTGGCACTGGGTATTCCACCTACATTCCGCCGTGCGATCCGAAGGTGATCAAGGAGAAGCTGATCTCCAAGATCAGGACAGAGCGTCCCCTGAAGAGCGAACCGCAACTGGTGCCGTACTTTGAGGGGTTCAAGGGCACATATACCGAGGATGGCGTCGTCGGTGTGTTCAAGAAGGTCGGGGATGCCGGAACCCACGGGGTTCCTGAGTTTGTCGTGACTGAGCTCCCGCCTGGAACTTGGACGGCCGACTACCGTGAGTGGCTGGAGAAGGAGCTTGCCGAGGGTCGCATCAAGGACTTCACGGACACGTCCACGGATCAGCAGATCAACATTCGGATCAAGGGGATTGACGAGAAGGCACTGGTGAAGTCGCTGACAGAGAAGGTTCGTACGACCAACATGCACGCCTTCAATTCCGAGGGTGTCATCACCAAGTATGAGACGCTGACGGATATTCTCTGCGAGTTCTGGACGGTCCGCATCAACCTCTACGAGACGCGTCGGGCCTACCAGATCAAGACACTGAATGAGAAGCTCCCCTACCACAAGAACGTAGTCCGGTTCATTCGCGATCAGATTCAGGATGAGCCCAAGGTTGTGCTGAAGAAGAAGACGCTTGACGAGTGCAACAAGATCCTAGCTGAGCACGAGTATCAGCACATTGACGGAAGCTACGAGTACATTATGCGCCTGCCGGTGTCAGCCTTCACGGCCGAAAAGGTGGCCAAGCACGAGAAGGACATGGAGGACTTGCTGGCAGAGATCGCGCGTTTGGAGGCGACCAATGCGGAGAAGATGTGGCTCGCAGATTTAGAGCATGTATAATAAGAAGAGCATGAGCAATTACCTAGACCTGCTTATTCAGCAGGACAAGAGCTCAAGAACAAACTATTCCTTTGACCCTCGTGTCCAAATGCAAGCCACTCGCGGATTTACAACCGTAGAACCTTTTTCAAATACACCACCTGTCTCTTCGTATACCTACACTGGGCAGCCCGAGGGGTCTCACTCAGACGCATCAATCGTCCAAGAGTCTCCCCTGACCAAGGCTGTGAAGAGATACGTCGTTATGGATGCCTCGCAGCGAGACTGGGTAAAGCAGCCAAATCCTTTTTCAAATTTGGTCTTTACCTTCGGGACACAGAGTACAGGAGGAAGCAATCCGGCGGTCTACACGAACAATCCATTTATTCCAACCTTTGCCGATCAGCAGCAGGCGTTGCCGGCCCCTTTGCCGGGTGCTCCCAACGTATCTGGATGGTCACTGTCAAATGTATCGTATCCGGGCTACAACTCCAGTCTTCCCAGCGGCAACTTTATTGCCTTTGACACGGGGTACACCATTGCTGCCTCTGGATCTGGATTTGGCAGTGTATTCACACCCTGCAACGTGGCTTCACTTCGTCTTGTGCGCGCGGTCATGCCCCAGCGGCAGTTCTCGGACATTCCGTTGGTTCCTAATCCCGACGGTACACTCACGACAATCTCCTCAAATATTCAGGCCACTCTGGCAAACACAACCTTCTCTACCTTTTCCACGTACCCGTACTTAATGCTCTACCTCAACGAGTACTTTGGACAGTATGTAGGTGGCAACGAGCCAACCCGCAGATCCTTCTCTGTCATGACGCAGAAGCAGCGCCAACAGCAGACATTCACAACAAACGGATTGGGTGTTCAGCAGTTTGACTATGAGCCGTGGGGCGAAGAGGCATTGCGCCTTCAAAGTCCAATTACCAATCTTCAGCGCATTCAGGTAAGCGTATCTGATCCAATCGGCAATATCTTTATTCATACCGACACGCTGTCCATCTCTCTCATGCAGACAGATTCAAACGGAATGTACATCAATTGCTTTACGCCAAATCTTCAGTACTTCAGTGGAAATGAGATGCGTGTTGGCGACCGTATTGTCTTTTATGCACCCACCGTTTCCAACATGATGAAGTCATCCTATCTTGCTGTGCAGAATACAGATAAGCAGAACTTTGTTCGGGCATTACTCACCGGAACCTTTACCGTTCTCTCCTTGCTTGATTATGTTCCGGATGCCAATGGCATTTATGTTCCAAGGGAGTCTGCAAATCCCGCACAGCCCCATACGACCCCGTATGTCTCCTCGTACAACGGCTTTTCAATTCCAAACTTCTTTGCCGTCGGTGACCAAGGATCGGTGACCCCACTCTACCCTGGGTCAATTGACGGATATGGAACAGGTGCATCCAACGCAACCTATACCATCTTGGAGCCAAACTCTCTGGTTGGATCCAATCTTGAGTTTATGAATGCGTCGCTGCAGCCAGTCTATACGCTTGAGTTAGACATTCTTCAACCGGATACAGGGGCAATCGGAGGAAAGATTGTCTTGTAAGAGAGCAATGAGTTCTCCCCTTGTTGGCACATACGCAACATCTCTGTCTGACTTTTACACGCAGACTGCCATTCCGAATGCACCCAAGCACACGGGTCGTCTTCCTGCTGCAGCAAGCGAAGAAAAGTCTACTCTGCCGCCGTTTAGACTGACCTCGCAGGAGCCCTATGTCGTTCCGTCTCGTGTAGCGGAGCAGATGCAGTATCGCCACGAGGCAACGCCCCTGAACACCATCTATTTCAGCGAGGCAAATGTAGAAAATCTTCAGCAGGAGATTGCGAGTGCCGTGCTGATGATGAGCGGTGCCAATCGGTACGTCATTGGGCGCCAAAACGACGCAGATCTGAAGACGGTCATGCGGTCCTACTACCTTCAGTATGCGCAGAACGACCCCACTCGTGTCTCTCAGGAGCTTGCTCTGCTGAACAACCGTGTCATCGGATGGTGCGCAAACAACATTCTAGTAGAGATTGAAGCCTACAAGTACTACCGCAAGGATATTCAAGATTTCCCTGCTCCCATTGAGCGCCCCGTAATGACCAACATTTATGGGACGAGGACCGGGGAATTAAAAAGCTTCTTCAGTTGAAGTGAAACGTTGAATGTGACCTAAATGTGCTAAGGAAACATTATACTTTCCCATTAACTGTGTTTTGAAGAAGATATACGCATCCTGACATTATTCTTCGTTTGACATTTTCTATCTAAATCTAACCACCCAGTAATGCTGGTTCGGTATCAAGATCGGGTGTTCCTTCAAGAAGGACGATGGTTTATGTGGGACAGTGGGCTTGATCTGTTTCGTCCAGTCGACTCCTTTGCGTGGAATGGATCGACATGGGAAGTTGATGACCGAGCCTACCGAATGGATCCAACGGACACGACCTATTGCTTCGGCTCAGCAGAGATGGTAGCGACCTGCAGAGAGCTCAGTAAGGTACATCGGCCCGCGATTAGCACATCCCCAACTGCATCGTATATTTCCATCGGGACTCCAGTTTGGTTTCGTGATCGGCTTGTGAACTTCACACATTCAGCCCCTCGTGACGTGGCATCGTGGAAGCGGTTAGTCAATGGACATGCGCGTACGTGCAAACGGCGTTCGTCAAAGAAGTTTACAAAGCGCAGTCTCTAACTAAGGAAATGAGAGTCAACATCATTGGCAATACAAATTCACTGGGCTTGGCTCAGGACATTCATATCCTGCACGGAATGATTTTCCATACATTGGGGAAGGGGACGGTTATCCGTCACGTTCCTCATTTCCACCCTCAATGCGAAGAGGCAGAGATCAATTTTTTCGTTGAGTCCATCAATCCTGCGCTGTTTCAGTTTGCCGCAAAGAATGTGTGGGTTCCTCACCCTGAGTGGACTCAGAAGGCGTGGGAGCCCTATGGCAAGATGGTAGACGAAATTTGGGTCAAGACACGTGAAGCGGAGAAACTGTTTGCTTCATGGGGAAAGACCCGATACATCAACTGGACCTCGGTCGATAAGACGGTCCCTGAGAAGAAGGACTACGGCCGCGCACTGGTGCCGGTGGGCAAGAATATGTGGCGCCACCCCAAGCCGATTGTTCAAGCCTACATGCGAATCAAGCAGACGAACCCCGAGCTGTTTGCCAAGCTCCCCGTGGTTGAGTTGGTGTACTACGATATTCAGGTTCCCAAGATCCCTGAATTCGTTGCCTCCAAGTTTGTGGTTCACGACCAGCGCATGTCGGAGAAGGACTATGACCAGCTGATGGCAGACTGTGGTCTTCTGATCTGCACGTCTGCTGCCGAGGGATTCTGCCACGCGGTCAACGAGGGTATGTCGGCTGAGTGTGTCCTTCTGCTGAGTGTGATTGAGCCATTTCGTGAGCTGACTCACAAGGCTCTGTGGGTGTCAACTTCGAAATCAGTTCCTCACCCAGAATGTTTGGGTGTGTTGGAGGATGTGGAGGTCGGTTCCTTGGTGGATGCACTTGAAATGTACGCCAATATGGATCACCACCAGCTTCGGTCTGAGAGCCGTGGAAATCGTGAGCGCTACGAAAGCCGCCATCAGAAATTCTTGGTTGCCATTGAGAAAGCAATCAAGGAAATCACGGCTGGTCTTGAGACCTACTCCCTGCAATCAATGCTTCCCAAGGAACAGGACCTGCCTCCCATCTCCGTCATTACCATCACGCGTGATCGCCGTGCTTTCATTCCCCTTGTCAAGTATGGTCTGATTGCGCAGACGTATCCTGCAGAGAAGATTGAGTGGATCATCGTGGACGACGGAACGGATCAGATCAAGGACTTGGTCTCTGACATGAAGAACGTTGTGTACGTACTTGTAGATGAACCCATGACAATCGGAGCAAAGCGGAACCTTGCCGTGACCTATGCGTCGCATGATATTCTTGTGAATATGGACGATGACGATGTCTACCCTAGCAATAGCATCCTGTCTCGTGTTGCGCATATGCTCGCGGAACCCAAGAAGGAGTGCCTCTTTTCCACCGTGATCCCGTGCTATGACATTCACGAAAAGAAGTCCTTTATGAATGTGCCGCCGATCAAGCTTCCAATGTGCGAGCGGGTGTCCGAAGCTACTCTTTGCTTCACATGGGCATTTTGGGAGGCCGGTCGGTTTCCGGATCAGCAGATCGCTGAGGGTGGTGGATTTATTCGTGGACGTGAGCACCAGTGTCGCGAACTCTCTCCTCAGGATGTGATTGTCAGCCTGATTCACAAGAAGAATACGTCGTCTCGCAAGGCCCCTCCGATGGCTGAGCCCAACGGGTGCCACTACGGATTTTCCGATGAGCTCTTTACGTTAGTTACAGAGATCGGTCAGTGTATCTAAACAACAATGCCACTCAACCAGTTCATCTTTGACAGGCACACCGAATATCATGACTGGGCATGGGCGGGCGTGTTTTCCTACTGTCATTCAGACGGAGCCATTGTTCGCACGATGAAGACCTACATGCAAGGACTTGATCCGGCATTGACATTTGTTCTCACAATGGCCGACGGATATTCATCCAATCCCGATCAGTCAATCGCTCTTAAAGGCCCCGACGAGTTTGAACGGTGTATTCCCGAGGACAATACGATTGTCGGTCTTCTGTGCACACGTGCCTTTGCCGATCCACGCGCGGTGTTGATGCCCTTGGACGATGAAACATTTACAAGGGGAGCATGCGATGTTGTCTCGTCTAGAACTGCACTTCCTGCGTGGGAAGAACGAAAGCCAATTGCTTTTTGGCGCGGCTGCTTGTCGGGTGGAGTTGCGCCAACTCCACGAACAAGGACGGTATGGGAATTGTATGACTTTCCCCACGCCGATGCAAAACTTACGCGGGACCAATGCATGGATCACGCACATATGGGACGATTAGTCTATCCGCAAGATACTCGGTTCTACGATGAGAGCCGAGGATTGGATGTTCACGTTCAACACAAGTACATTCTCATTCTTGACGGCAACTGCATTGCCTCTGCTCAACAGTGGGTCTTTGCATCAGGATCTGTACCATTAATGATAACACATCCTGACAATGACTGGTGGTTCCGTAAGTACCTGAAACCAATGGTTCATTATGTTCCAATTCAGTATGACTTGTCGGACCTGAAGGAAAAAATTGAATGGTTGGTGATGAACGATGGCAAGGCAAAGGAAATTGCAACAAATGCCATGGAATTTGCGAGAACAGTGCTAAGTGCTGAATTTCAGCACGGCTATCTCTTCAGGGAGATCCAGCGCGCCGCCAGTGTCTACGCAAACAGCCCCGCACGGTAACGGTGGCTGCGGCTGCGGTGACGGCGGCTACGGCGGCGGCTACGACGACCACCCTGTTCCTCTTGGGCGGCGGGTGGCGGAGGGGCTGACTCCACCGGCGGCACCGGCGCCACGGGCGCCACGGGCGCCACCACGACCGGCGCCGGAGCCACAGTCGGCATCGGCTCACCAACACCACCCCTCATCTTCATCATGCGCAGCATTCTGCGTGTAGCCTTGCTCATGCGGCGACGGCGACGGCGACCACCCACCACAGGGGCCACAGGGGCCGGCGACAGCGGAGGATTACCTCCATATAGTCTTGGTGTGCTCATTTGTTTATTCTTAGGCGGCATACAATTTATCAAGCTGAGCAAGTAACGCAGGAAGGAGGCTCCACAGTAAATTGCTGAGCCTTCGCGGCTGCCTTTGTACGCAGATAATAACATCCGGTCTTCAGTCCTGTCTTCCATGCATAAAAGTGCATGGACGACACCTTGGATGGAGTCGGCTCAGCGAGGAACAGGTTCAAACTCTGCGATTGGCAAATGAAGGGGGCGCGGTCCCGAGCCATGTTGATAAGCGTCTTCATAGGGATCTCCCAGACCGTCTTGTACAGCTCGCGCATCTCAGTGGGAAGCTCAAGCATTGTCTGAATGGACCCGTTGTTGGCAATGATCTGTGTGCGCACATCCGACGTCCACAACCCCAAGGCAACTAGGTCCTCCACAAGATACTTGTTGACAACCATAAACTCACCAGACAGGACACGGCGAGAATACAGGTTGGACGTGAAGGGCTCAAAGCACTCGTTGTTGCCCAGAATCTGCGACGTGGATGCAGTTGGCATGGGGGCAATCAGCAAAGAGTTCCGCATTCCACCCGTGCACATCTTGGCGAGCATTCCCCAGTTGAGATAGGTCGTGATCGGCGTCTCACCCCACAGATGATACTGCAGCTTGCCCTGGCTGATAGGCGACCCATCAAAACTTGAGTATGCGTTGTTTCCAATCAGCGGAAGACCCCGCCAATCGTCCGTGGACGAGCGGAGCATGCTCTCGGTTGCCGCAGCAAAGTAAATGTTCTCAAAGATCTCCCGATTCAGCTTCGCGGCACCCTCGGACGACCAAGGCAGACGGAGCATGGCAAACACATCTGCGAGACCCTGAATTCCGATTCCAATGGGACGGTGGCGGAGGTTGGAGGTTTTGCACTTCTCCGTGGGATAGTAGGTCTTGTCAATGACAAGATCCAAGTTGCGAGCCAGGATGGTCGTATACTTGCGAAGCAACTCAAAGTTAAAGCGGTACTCTCCGTCATGGGCGTAGCTCCGCTCGACGAACTTGGGGAGAGCCAAAGACCCGAGGTTGCAGACCGCCGTCTCTTCGGGGGAGGTGTACTCGATGATCTCTGTGCAGTTGCCTGTGAGAATACCATTAAAGACGCCGGCATGATTGAGGGGTTCGTTGAAGCAATACGTGTCATCACGCCGCCCATTGCGAACTACTTGTAAAACCGTGACAAACTGTTCCGCATTCCGCTGGGGCATACGGGCTACCCACTTGAGACGGTGAGTCTTGAACCCGAGAGTGGACAAGTGATAGAGTCCAGTTGAGGAGACGAGAAGCCTCCACAGGGGCTTGCAGTCAAACTCTGCGTATCCTCCGTGTCCGTTGGGAAGCATCGTCTTTCGTTCAGGGAAAGCTTGAGTGATCTTTGACTGAACTCCAAGCGTCACTAGCATAGACTGAACGTCCTTCAGAAACCCGTACTCAACAGATGCGACTTGGATGCTCTCGTTGGTTCCGTTGCGAGATACCGATCCGTCGGCGTCAAGATATCCAGCAAGCCACTCGAGACGGCACCGGATGGATGTATTCGTAGGAACTTTGAACTTCGGTTCAAGACCAATAGGAAGCTGAGTATTCAGACGGCCAGATGCATCCTCAACACCAGTCATAGTGCGAACCGAGAGGTGTTTCACCAGGTTCTTCTTCTCTCCATACAGCGACAGTGAAGGGCGTCCGTTTGAGTATGTACCGTCGCCACAGAAGAACCCGTGAGTGTAAGGATACTCAAAATCGGGATTGACATGCTCGGTGATTGTAGGCAATGCAGACTTCTTGATCTTCATTCCGGGCTTGAGATCAGACGCATCAACTCGAAGGGAATTGGCAATCGAACGCTTGTCATCATATCCCTCCGAAACAAGAAACTTATGATACGGCGTGCACGTAAGCACACGACCGTCACTCAGCTCCACATCAACTAACTCTTGGTCTACTCCAGTCTTGGTAATTGTCGCGTCTGAGAATGCGTCGCCATTCCAGACACGGACCGGCCTTCCGCGGGCATAGATATCCTCAATCTGGAACTGACCCTCATCCGTAAGAACCAGTGTCTCTGGGGCAACACAGAGATTGGAGGACTTGATGGTTCCGAGGTTCTGCTGGTTGGACTTGGCATTACACGCGTCCTTGTACAGCAGATACGGCCCGCCGGTCTGAATCTGGGCATCTACTATCATCTGCCACAATTTCTTAGCAGGGATCTCTCGCATAGCAAGGTTCTTGCGCTCATACTCACAATAGAGCTCATTGAACGCATCCCCCCAGCAGTCCGACAGCCCGGGGCAGGTATCCGGACTGAACATGGACCAATACCCATCCTGCTCCACACGCTGCATAAACAGGTCGGGAATCCACAGTCCATAGAACAGATCACGCGCACGCTCATCGTCGTTGCCCGTGTTCAGCTTCAGACGCAAAAACTCCTCAATGTCGGCATGCCACGGCTCCAGATACACCGCAAAGGATCCATTGCGCTTTCCACCCTGATTGACATACTTGGCCGTGTCATTGAACACCTTCAGCATCGGCGTGATACCCGTAGACTTGCCGTTGGTGCCCTTGATCTCAGCATCGCGAGCCCGAATGTTGTGGACGCTCAGACCAATACCACCCGCCCACTTGGAGATCTGCGCACACTCGCCCAGCGTATCGTAGATCCCTTTGATGCTGTCATCCTGCATGTGGACGAGGAAGCACGAGCTCAGCTGAGGATGCTTCGTTCCCGAGTTGAACAGGGTCGGCGTGGCGTGAATGAAATACCCCTGCGACAAGGCATCGTAGGTCTCCTTGACACGCGCAAGGTCACTGCCGTGAAGCTGAATGGCGACGCGCATCCACATATGCTGCGGTCGCTCCCATGTGCGGCCGTCACGACGCTTCAGAAGGTATCCCCGCTCCAGCGTCTTATACCCAAAGTAGTCAAACATGAAATCCCGAGAATAGTCAATCATCGTCTCAAGCTTCAGATCCTGCGCCACGCAGTAATAGGACTCGGACGCAATGCCCTCATCAAACAGCACCTGTGCCGAATCAATCAGACGAGCAGGCGTGTTCTTGTGGTGGTTGTCAATCAGAATACGGGCCGCCAGCTTACCGTAATTCGGATGGTGACGCGCCTGCATCATGGCACACGTCTCAGCGGCAAACTCGTCCAGCTCAGACGTCTTAATCTCGTCCTGAATTTGATTGCAGACCTTCTGTGCGACCAAATCAGGGTTGACATGTGCAAGTCCCTCCGCAAGCTTCTGAATGCGAGTGAGAACCTCGTTGAAGGAGACAGGAACGCGATCGCCGTTGCGCTTGATTACGTACATATGGTCAGACATTCTCGCTACTCTATCTACCATCCTTACCTTTAAGCGGGTAAAAGTTACGCAAACCATTTCATCTTCAGCGATCGGGCTCTATATAGATATGGAGAACAGAGTACTCCGGTTTTACGAACTGCATAACAACAAATGGTTTCACATAATGAATTGGTCGCTTGATGTTATCAAGACACGACGCAAAAAGGAACGGTCCATGCTGGTAAAATACGGATCGTGTCTTTACTTCTGAATATCCGTTTGGATCGTCAAAAGTACCGCATACGGGGCTCGAACCCGTGACCCTGGAGTTAAAAGCTCCATGCTCTACCAGCTGAGCTAATACGGTGGAGTGCGACACGCGGGAATTGAACCCGCGACTACGGCTTCATAAGAGCCGTGCTCTACCAGGCTGAGCTAGTGTCGCGAAATACGCCATGTGGGGATTGAACCCACGGCCTTGGGGTTAGAAGCCCCACGCTCTATCCACTGAGCTAATAGCGCAAAAAATGTGTGTTACCGATACCGGGAGTCGAACCCGGGCCGAGGCTGTGAAAGAGCCCTATCCTAACCGCTAGACCATATCGGTATGTGGCAATGCTCGGGATCGAACCGAGGCTCAGAGGTTCAAAGCCTCTTGTCCTAACCACTAGACTACATCGCCGTATGTTTTGCGTGTGCTGTATGTAAGCTCTAGAAGCGCGAGCCAATGTCGAACAGCGATCCATTGTGCTCGTAGTTCGGAGCCGTGTGGGCATAGGTTGCGCGACCATAGTGCTCCACATCCTCCCAGTTGGACAGGTCTGCCTCCTCGTCCAACTCCTCGTTGCACTTGACCCGCTTCGTGCGGATCTTGCGCTTCACTGTGGTCCATCCCTTGCTATCCCACCCCATGAGCGGGTAGCTGGAAATCGGGTAGGCATCTCCACCCTTGAGGATCACGTGGTAAGCGGGATCCACCCGACACGTGCGGAGCGCCTCTGCGTACTCCTTGACATCCTTCTCATTGCTGACGATCTTGCGGGCGAACTCAAGGCAGGACTCCATGCTGGTGTTGGCTGAGGTAGACATTGTAAATTGCTTCCTACTGTCTTTTCGTTTTTTCAGCGCAGATCCATTTTGGACGGTCTACTGCCTCTCACTCGTCAGCAACTTCATCTCTACATGGGCCGACTCCATTTCCTTCACAAACAAGCTCATTGCATAGGGCATGGCAATCTTGTCTTGGCTTGTATCCAGACGCCCAGTTGCCTTGTCAAACTGAATTTCAGCTCCATCGGACCGATCCATGAAACTTTCGTGAAGAAACTTGGACATGCCATGAGCGAGCATTCCATCTCGCTCCATCTCTCCGATGGCCAGTCCGCCGCCCTGAGCACGACCATGCAAGGGCTGGTGTGTCAACAACGTCTTCGGGCCTGTAGATCTGTAGTTGATCTTGTCCTCCACCATGTGCTTAAGGCGCTGGTAGTAAATAGGTCCCATGAAAATATCCGCTTGCATCATTTCGCCGGTCTCACCGTTATACAGAGTTTCGTGACCGTGCGGTTCAAATCCTCGCAGGATCATTTCCGTTCTCAGATCACTCACGCGCTTGGAGGTGGTAAAGGGTGTTGCATCAATGAAGGTTCCAATTTGAAGACCAAGTTTGTTGCTCATGGCTTCTAACAGTTGCCCAATGGTCATGCGAGTGGGCATACCGTGGGGATTGAAGAGAAGATCGGGGCGCACACCCGCAGCCGTGAAGGGCATGTTCTCTTCGTCCATCAGTTGACCGACTGTACCCTTTTGCGAATGACGAGATGCCATTTTGTCACCGGGAACCGGCGACCGCTCTTCCACGATGCGGATCTTGACACCGTTGGTGCCGTCTGACATGGAATACCGATAAATACCATCCACGCGTCCATGTTGTCCGCGCTTGGGAAGTTCCGATGCATCACGCCAGCCCTTTTCCTGCCCCTCCGAATCCGTAATTGGCGTGACAATGCCAACGAGGACAGTTTTCTCATCTACGATTGAGTTCAACTTGATTATGCCATCTGCATCCAGCATTTCGTAGGACGCATCTTCCTTGCGCTTTACAGTCTCCATGTACTTGGGGTTCGTTGCAGGGTTGGCGATCATTGTGCGAATGGGCGGCTTCACAGACGGATCCAGTAGAGACTCACGAATGTCGTAGGAGTGAAAGTAGTGTGTGCGAAACAGTCCACGTTTGAGTGCTGCCTTGTTTATGATCACGGAATCCTCCTGATTGTGGCCGCCGTAGACTGTGAACGCAACCAGCACGTTTTCGCCATACGGCATGCATCCACCGGCGCCCATGATCTCACGATACATCCACGTATGCGAGATGGGTTTCTGCGGGTTCACGGTGATAGACGCAATGGTGTCAAACCGCTTGTTGTAATTTGTGTGATACCATGCGCACGCCTGTTTTTGCTGAGCAGTCGCAAAGTTGTTGCGTGTTCCCGGATTGTGATCCAAAAAAGGAACCAAGTTGGACATTGGAGAGATACAGAACGACATGTGAAGTTCAGACTGCAGAGTGGGGTGAAATGGTTCCAACGAAAACCGAGACACACCCGACTCAGCTGCATCTACATAGTCCACTAGTTTCATGATATCAGACCACGTCTTGGCCGCAAGCACCTTATCCTCTGTAACTCCTTCCCGATACACAGGCCGAATTGGGCGTCCAGCGTCACACGTAATTGTATACACATTCTCCAGCCGATTCCACGCAAGGCTGACGTCAAATCGGATCTCACCCTTGCGACGCAGCTCCACGAGTTTCTTGTGAAGTGCCTCGGTGTCCTTCACGCACAGTCCAACGAGATCAGAGTTCACATACACTCGCGTCCACACCGGATCCCACGTAGACGGATGGATGTCTTCAATTTTCCGCACAAAGTCCAGCTTCAGAAGAGCATCCCGAACAAGCGACGAAGGGAATGCAGTGGAGACACGCGCCAGAATTGTCAACGCCTTCAGGTGACCAACGCCCGAACCGTCTGGAGAATCAATCGGGCACATCAGTCCAAACTGCGACGCATACAACCGACGAGGAGGCGCTGTGTTCATGGACGGGTCAATTTGCAGAGACGTCCGACGAAGCTGGGACAGGTAGCTTATGTAGGAAAGGCGACTCAGCTCTTGCGAAATTCCATCACGGCCGCCCCATTGTCCCTTGAAGGATTTTGTGAATCCATTCATCAGGCGATAGCGCTTCCAATAGGTACCCACAGTCTCCCGCTCTACAAGTTTGGATAAATTGGTGCCCTCATACGTCTTGCGCTCATATTGGATGCGAGAATCCAACTTCAGAAGCATTTCTTGCGCAGTCTCTCGGTAGAGACGACGAAACTCTTGGAATAAGAGATTTCCTGACGTATCAAAGCGCTTGAACTCAAGGTTATCGCGATCAGACGGAGGTCTGCGTCCGAGGGACACGTCAATTGCCATCTTGACCATCTGCGCAAGAAGGTAGGCCTTGCGACGAAACACCACACCCGGCTTGTCGGACTTTTCAATGTGCGGAAACATGAGGTCATAGATATTTTGAATGACTTCGGAAGGATACTTGCGCTTCGTCAAGCGCACCAAGACGTCAAGATTGCTTCCAGCTTGTTTGAGAAACTGAGCGTGGCTGAGAATAAGTTGGCGAATCGTGTCGTCGTATGCAATCCGATCAGGATCCGGTACACCTGCAAGAATGAGATCATACACATCGTGATCCGTTGTGACGCCCAGAGCAGCAAACACACTCATCACGGGCACCGGATCTTGAAATCCCGGGAGCGTGATCACGAGCGATCGCTGATTCAGCTGCCTCTCTGGGTTCTCCAGCTTAGGGTCGTTGATAACTGCAGACGGCGGTCCAAGCACAAGGTAGTGCGAATACGGCCCCTTTGCTGCGTCTTCAGATACGGACTTGATGCCGACATATGTCTCGGTGTCTGCCCCGAACTTATCCGTCTGAATAAACTTGTCTTCGCTCGTCTCTCCTTCCAGAGTTTCATCTACATTCGCAAGTGAAACAGCCTTTCTCTTGCGAATGCCTGAATACATCATGTTGTTACCGAGAAGCTCCTGCGTGAGCAGCACGCGCTCCTTTCCGTCAATAATAAAGTAGCCGCCAAGTTCGTACTTGCACTCGCCGATTTCGTAGCCATCCATCGCGCTCAAGTAACAACTCTTGCTCCGAAGCATCAGCGGAATCTCTCCAATGACAATGTTCTCAAACGTCTTTGTCTCGGTCTTTCCGTCTCCAAACACATACTCAAAGACCACATCTGCCTTGAATGTCAGCATATAGCTATTGTTGTCCAGGCGGCATGCATGAGGAACAATGGGTCCACCGTGTTCGTCCACGGGAGCCTCAAACGACAACTTTGTTCCATCCTTTCCACCAATGTAGACGCGAATATAGCGAGTCGGCTTGTCCTTCTCTACAAGCTCAAGCTGGTAGGGGTTTGAGACCTTGACAAACGTCGGGATGGTCGTATCTAGCATTGCATTGAACGAGGCAAGATGGTGATCAACCAGCGGAAAGCTTGTGTCCTGAAACAGTGTCCTCAGGACGTGTCGGGGACCCTCCATTGTGTTTGAGAGCAGTAAGCATTTTCTCTAGAAAGACGAAGAAGGAGTATGTGGAGTGAAACCCGCCGTCCCGAGTTCCTGTCTCAGGTGATGGGACACAGCGAAGTTAAGGAGCGCCTGTCGTCCTACTTATCCACGAAGCCCTACCGCGATGTTCTTCTTCTTCATGGTCCTCCGGGCATAGGAAAAACAACAATGGCTCTTGCGGCGGCTCGCTCGGCGCACATGGAGCCGCTTGAGATCAATGCCAGCCAGTCCATGCGCAGCCACGAAGACGTAGCTCAGCTGATTAATTCATGTCGTCATACACGTACATTAACATCCCTCATTCGAGGAGATGATAAAGCCATGTGCTTAATTTTAGATGAGGTGGACGGGTCTGATCCACATGCGCAGAAAAAATTGACCGAGTGGATGACAGGCAATGACCGCCGCGTCCCTGTGATCATGACCTGCAACGAGGTTCCCCGAATTATGAAGTCTGTGGATCGGGTTGCATTGGTTAGATGTTTTCCTCCAAAGCCCTCTGATCTTCAAGGGTTATTTCCAGCAGAAGATGCTGCAGAACTTGCAAAACGATTCAAACACGATGTTCGTCGGATCCTCCAATTTCTACAGTATGGTTCGTCGGATTCGCTCCCACAAGCCACGCGGCCAACCGATTGCTCGCCGGAGGTGTCGTGTATCCTTGCGCAGAAGATGTGGGTGCAGACGGACCTGTTTCGCGAATGTCGTGACGACAATTCGGGCAGTGGACACTCTGCGTGAACCACTCGGAGATGCACTCGGTATGAAACCGGTGCCCACAATGCGTGAGGCGAGTATGGGCAGGAGTAAGTGCGTCTTGGCAGATGGCACAATTGTTGGATGCTGCGTCGGCAACATTGGCTGTCTCCGTGGCCGAAGCAATCTGAGCCGCCGACGGGTGAACAACAACCGGGTCATTCCATCCGACAGGAAATGTCAGTGGAATGGTCGCAGTATATTGCACCGTCCGATTGCTCCGGATTGCATTCATGCGAAGGATGCTCATGACGGCTGCATTGTTCCGCTGATGGGTTTCCATGATTCGCTCACGGTGTTCAGGTAAAAAACGAAGAGTCTGATAGAACTGCCGATCCGTCTCCATAAGACTGTGAAGCACATCTAGCGTAGTGATTTGGCCGTCGCTCTCCATTGGGTTCTTTGCGTGTTATACACGAAAGCTCTTTACTTGCGGAAGAAGGTGGCAATGCTGGGCTGGCCGGTAAACCGAGGGGACTTCAGAAACATGATGGATTCAAGATGGGTTGCCTTCTTGTCCAAGACCGCAAGAGTGGCCTCTTCTTCGTCGCCCTTGTGCTTGACAAGCATCTCCTCGTGGATTGTCCGATACGACTTTCGGGGCGGAAGATACCCATCAAGCTCCTCAATGCACAGCGCAAAGAGCTGAGCCACGGGGTTCTGAATTTGATTTGTAACGTAGAAGTTGACATCCGGCTTCAGCTTGTGGGCTCGCACATAATCCACGTGCTCAATCCGATCTCCCTGCTTGGCCTTGTCCTTGTTTTCCGCCACATAGACGAACTGAACCCGATCGCCCACCTTGGGCGCCGTACCTGGATCACGAGATTCCATGCGGTCTGCTAGAACACGGTGGGCGGGAAGTGTGGCACGTCCCTCGTAGTTCTTTTCCATGGCTGCATAATCATCGCGCAGTGACTTGCTGAGAATGAACTTCTCAAGGGGCAGCTTGTTCTCTAGGATCTTGATCAGCATGTCCTTGACAAATCCCTGCGCCTTCTGAATGTCTCGCTCTAGCAGAAGAATATCCAGTGCGCCTCCAAAGACATCCTTGACAATCGGCGCATTGTCTCGTCGCTTCAGAACCACGCCCATGGTCATTCGCTTAGACTTTGCGGGGTTCGGATCTTCTTCATACTTCATTCCAACGTATCGCTTGCGACAGAAGAGGATGAATGGATAGAACGTTTTCTCGTACGCGATTTTGTAGGGCCGTCGCATTTGCTTCGAGATGGAGACGCCGCAATCAATCCCCATTCGGATGGATTCGGAAACACTCTTGGTGGGGAACTTGACGAAGATAGAGTCTGTGTCTCCATAGACCACATCGCCTCCGAACTCGGTTTCGGCGACGCTTCGGGCGAACTGGAGAGCTCGGCGCCCAGCAGCGGTGGTACAGGCGGCAACGTAGACGTTGCGAATGGGGGAGGTTCGTGCACCCGATTGCCCGTAAACAGAGTTTGCAACGACCTTGTAAGCAAGCTGAAGACCGTTGAACACAGATCTCTGAGACTCGTCATACTGTAGATCCTCCATCTTCTGTTTGAATTCCTTTCGCTTCTTCAACAGAATCTCAAGTGTCTTGGGCAGAACACCTTGCGTCATTGGATTCTCATTCGGCTGAACGAAGGTACAGACTGTCTTCCCCCCTTCCTCCTTGTTGTCGTAGTCAATCTCTTCAAAGACATAGCCCTTTGCTTCCAGTGCTCCAATCTCGTCCTTCTGTAGTCCGCACCGCTGAACCGTGAAGCCCTCGTCATCCACCATTCGCGTAGCCACCCACGTATCCGGAGACAGATTGTAGGCAATCATGTTCGTTGGATACAGAGAGTTGAAATCCAAGACCGAGACCGGCTGATCTAGATACATTCCAATCTTGGGTGGAAGCACAATGGCACCCTCGTATCCAATCCCTTCTCCACCAACCGCCTCTTGAGTCTGAATGATCTGATCACGCTGCGATGCGTAGTACACAACGGCCGAGAAGATCTTGATTCCCTGACCCCGAGTCAAGACAAACTGCATTGGGACCTTGCAGACATCCGCCATACCACGAGCATTGACAATCGTATCTAGCTTGCCCATCAGTGTCGCCACTAGGTCGCAGTCCTGAATACAGTAGCGAGCCACGCGGGCCCGACCCTCAGGTCCGCCGCGCCGATGAAGCTCAAACATTTCCTGCGGAGACACGTCGTCTTTGGAGAAGGACCACTCTAGGTGCTTCATTTGCTCAGGAGTGAATTCTGCAAAGAGGTCCCGATCACAGCGAATCCGAAATCCCTTGGAGGTGAGATCCCACACTTCAAATTTTTCCCCATCGTACACTGGGTCGTTCGTATTGCCAACCAATTCAAACCGAACGTAATTCCCGATACGCAGGCCTCGGGTGCTCTTGGTCGCCACAAATTTATCGGCGTACGAGATGACCTTGTCCCGCAGGAATGTAAAGGCGACATTGTCCAGCTTGAAATTGTCCAAGTTGTGCTCTCGGCGCATATTCAGGAGAAGATCAATCCCTAGCCGACCTCGCAGAGTAAAGTAGCGCAGGTCAAACTTCCCTGCCGCCAACTCGGTCTTTTGCGTGGCAAACTTCTTGTCGCCCCAGTTGGACTCCACGGTCTTCACACGGGAAATCTCAAACTCCTCCCGAATGCCGAGCCTGTCAATCCGCCCCTCAATGTAGGCGTCATCAAAACCAAAGATGTTGTAGCCACACAGAATATCGGGATTACGAGTGCGAATCTCCTCCGCAAACTGAAGGAGCATGTCCGCTTCCGTGTCACAGGACACGAACTCAACCGAGCCGTCCCCCGAATCGGCCACTTCACCCAACACAAAGACCACTCGTGCCGTCGGCGTGATCATGTCTGTTGACCGGCGATACGAGACGCCGATCTGAATAATCGGGTCCTTGGATGCAACCGGAAACTGATTGGACTCACCCGCTGGACACATTTCCAAGTCATACGAGGCGACAAGAAGGGGAATGTTTGCATCACATGTCTCCACGTTCGTGTAGTGACAGGTGTAGAACGCATCCACATAATACAGCCGTTCTCCGTCCTCACTTTCGGGAATGTCCATCTCCGACGCCTTGCTGCACTTCAAAGGCGACGCAGGACCCAGATGCTTCTCGTGAAAGAAGCGCAGAAACGGAGGCAGATTGCTTTCGTACTGAACACCCTTCAGAACAGACTTTCCTGCCTTGAAGGAGGCCAGCGTCTGAAACTCCACCTTCCACACGTTGGAATGCTTGATGTCATTGAAGCCAGCCATCGTATCATACTTCTTGACCTGCGTGGCAACAGGATATGGGTTTTCGGAGATGTTCTTGCTCAACTTGAATGCGTGGACCTCCTTGCCCTTGTCGGGGCCAAACTTCTGCACCCACTTCTTGTTGGATGCCTCGTAGACGGCGAAGATGTCAGGCTTCTCTGATGTGAAGAAGTAGGGCCGAAACCCAGTCAGTCGCACACAGACAACCTTCTTGTCTTCGCAGCGCCCAAAGACATCAATGACGTAGGTTCCGTGCACATCGTGCTCATGCCAATCAATAGGTTGGAGGATCATTTCGGGCTATTGTTCTTTACCTTGGAGTCTCTCTGTCCGTTTTTTCTGTGCGACAAGGTAAGAGATGTTCTCCACAAATCACATTGACTGGTTCAACGCCCCCACGCGCATCCGCTCGGATGAGTATGACCAAGCTGCAAAGTCGGTTGGAAATACGTCCACACTGACCCGTCAGACCACGGGCATGGAGTCTGCATGCTCCGACACACTGAACCCTGCGGCGGCAATGGCGGATCAGCCTGGCTTCATTGCTAGCGGCGGCTTTGGTCAGCCTGGGGGCGGTTGTGCAGTGGATGCCAACACGGAGCTCAAGTGGGGCATTCCCGGTGCATGGCGGCAAAAGGGCAAGCACGAACTCTGGGCCCGTCCGTTTGCCACGACGCCCAACCTTGGCGGGGGCGAGCCGACGGCGGTGGACGATGAGTCTCATCTGATTCACTCAGCCATGATTCGCAATCGCAAGGAGGCAACGACCGTCATGGACACTGCAATTCCTAACTATTACCAGCCCCTTATTGACATCAAGCAGTCTGAGTATTCTAATCCTGCGAATTGGATCTACGACTGGACCCGTGGCGGAGACGCAACGCGCCTAGTTCAGAAAAAACGTGATGATGTGTCATAATAATGAGACTCGTATTCTTTGCTGGACGGATGCCCGACTTGTGCGGCGCGTTTCTCCATGATATTGATCTTGCAATTGAACTGGAAAAGAGAGGCCACGACGTTGTCTTCATGTCTCTTGAAATTCCAAAAGTAGGTGTTAACGGCGGACTCTACAGAGGATTCAAGTATATGCATTTCTCAGCTGGGAGCAAGTACTTGGATGTCAGCGAAGGGTGGATTTGCCCCCACTCGCCCGCACTGCCCGAGGTTCGTAAACTGAATGTCCGTGGCTACAATCGCCCAATCTTGGCCACTTGCCACTACGATGGAAGCTACTTGGCCATTGTTCGGAACAATCCGGGTCGCAGGGTCCAGTGGGTTGAGATGTTGATGTTCATTAATTCAATTATGGAGCCGAACTACAGAAAGAATGTGGATCCTTGGCCTCCGAATATTGTCCGCACAGCCACGGTTCGCCCTCTGATGCACGAGAACAAGATCCGAATTGACGAAGAGTTCAAAGGAGACTGCATTACGCTCGTCAATGCAAACCAAAACAAGGGTGTCGCTCAATTTATCGCCATGGCTCGGCGCATGCCGACTCGCAAGTTTTTAGGTGTCATTCCGTATTATGGTGAACTCAGGGTTCCTGAGGCGCCCAGCAATATTGAGTGGGTTCCGTTTGATGACGACATTCGCAATATTCTCAAACGAACTCGGATTCTTGTGATGCCGAGTTACTATGAGAGTTTTGGGCGTATTGCTGTTGAGGCAATGTACAATGGAATTCCCGTCATCTATTCCAGTCCTACGGCAAACTCCAAGTACCCAGGTGGAAGCACAGAGGGTGTTGAGAGCTGGATTGTCCCCGCTGGAATCGCGTGTGATCGGGAAAAGACTGAAGAGTGGGCTGCGGCAATTGAACGTCTTGACGACGAGACAGTCTATACTGCCCAATCGGAACTGAGCAAACAACATATTCAAAGTATGAATTTGTTTAGTGAGGGACCTCGGATTGCTGGATTGGTTGAACAGTTTGTGCGGGACTATCCTGTGAAGGTTCAGACTCCTCAACAGCGACAGCAACAACAAGACCAGCCTCGGCAGACGGCAACGCGGATTGTGCAGCCGGAGGGGAGGGTAGGACTTTCGAATGGGCGACTGAGACTACAGCGTTAACTTTATCCTGCAGCCACCGTCCCCGCGCACACAGCGCAATCTGGTCGGGGTCCATCCCCGTATCCACCTTGGGCTTGGCAGGAATATACTTGTTCCCTGAAATCACCGGGTTTGCAGGGATAAGTGCAGCAATGGCATCAATCACGCTTTCGTTCATCAACAGTGCGCGATTTGCTTCCTCGCGGGTGCATCCTGTCATATGTTGGACCATGCTGACGTCGTCCATCTTTTTCTTGATTACTTGTAATACCTGAAGATGCGTTTTGTTGAAGATCTGTGCCCGCCTGCTCTGCTCTATGCGATTTTCTTAGTGATTCAACTTGGGTTTGATGCGTCCCTAGGAATGTGGGCGACGTTCTTGATCAAGCTGGTCGTCGGCATTGCGGTTGTTCTGGTGCTTGATATGTTCTGCGGAATCGGTCTTGGAGTTGTGTCTTGGTTCCTGGTGGCAGCTCCGTTCATCATTACATCGCTGGCCACTGCGATTGCCATGTCCTCTGACTTTGATACAATTGTGATCGGGCAGGTTACGAAGGAAGGGTTCCTAGCCGATAAAAAAATGGAACTCGTTCCGGCTGATTCAAATGAGATAAGCTAAAATGACGCCCGCCTTCTTCTTTATCGTTCGCCTGTATTCTGCACTCTGCACACTCGTCAACTGGCTCTTTGGACCTGTGCCCAAGGATCACGAAATCAATTACCATGTCCTCTCCGATGACTACGATGTGGATGACCTGACACATATGGATCGTGTCCCCGAGGATTCCATCTACATTGAAGAGTGGATCAAGACTGGCCGCAAGCGCTGCGTGCTCTTCTACGAGGGAGAGGCGATTACACGGGAGACATTTGATCCCTTTGAGGACGAGCCGTATGTTCCCTGGATTTGGATCGGAGACAAGAAGACGGAGGTTGACCTTACGCATGCCATGCAGAAGTACATGGCAGTTGGCAACGTCATTCGCCTTGACCTCATTCTCCACATGATTCAGGTCCACTACGACACGGAAATTATGTACATTGATGCTCGGACATTGGAGGAGGTAAAGTTTCCGGCATCGGGAGTAAGGATCGTCGTTGCAAATGGCAATCAAAATACCCTTGCCGCCTAAGCCATTCAAAGTTGCTGAGCGATACATTCAACTTCAAGCAAAGTGTGCGCCTACCTCGTGGATGGAGACCGCCCGAATGGTAGGCGATATGATTGTGGTGCCAATCATACTTCTATTTTTCATTGCCATGGGGATCGCTGACCCGCTCACAGTTGCCATGAACGGTATGAAAGCATACCAAGCATGGGAAGAGTACGTCGAGTACACACGCCTTCGCTTTGAAGTTCAGGCTATGCTCTTGCATTGCAAATCAGTTGGAGGGCCGTTCATTGTTACAAACGATCCGAAATATATGCCTTATGTACTTGCGGATGCCGTCTATCGGACGTCGCAGGGCTCCTAGCGGGTTCCCGTCGGGATGGCAAAGGCGCCGCCGACAGGAGGATTGGACTCGTATCCACCAAAGTCTGCCAGACCGCGAGATCCCGACCCCGTGAAGCTGTATCCAACACCCGAAACCGACCCGCCACCCCGCATCGTGCGACGGCGACTGCGACGGCTCTTTCCCTTACGCGACTTGCGGCGGTGACGACCACCCTCTATTTCACCTCTCGGCGGGACCGCGACCATATTCGGAGGCGCCTTAGTTCCACTACAGTGTCCGAGGGGATCGCCGTTCGCATCCTTGGGATCTGCAATTTCTTCTTCACCAATGCCAAGAAGACCATTACCGGCATCTATAAGCGTGTATCCATATAGAGCGACAGTCCACGTGCGACCTTCCGCTACACACTGTTGTTCCGGAAAAAGCTTTTTCCCGTCATCGTTAACGATGTCTCCCACGACCGGGGGAGCATCAACATTAGCACCACCTCGGCGGCGGCGACGACGACCACCCGTGGGCGTATACGGCGCACCGCCGACGACCGACGTCAAGTTCGGGACATACGAAAGGGCACCTACGGCAATCGGGGCACCTACGCCATACCCATTGCCTCCATGCATTTTACCAGAACGGCGACGACCACCCATCTTTGAGCAACTCATTTACTCTACGGTCGGAAGATAAACGCCGATCGTCCCAGGAACTCCATCGTACTGTTCAACTCCGCGAACATGCGTGCCTACAGGGGCGTCTGCAATTGGCATCAAGGCTACAAGGTCGGGAAAATGAAAGAGCTCCAGCAGCTCGGCGATCTTTGCCTGTCGCTCAGCAAACGCCAGTGTCTCGTGAATACGAGTTCCGTTCAAGACCAAGACATCATATACGATATAGCTCTTGGGCGCCAGTCGAACGACTCGAAAAATGGTATCACAACAGAGTCTCTCATCCATGACCAAAGCCAGAGACTCTGGACGCTCTCCTTTTGCATCTGTAAAGTATGCATGGGCACTACCATTTACATCATGCGTCAGGTAAATCCATCCAGGTGTTCCGCTATACTGAGGCACCTGACATGGGTCCGAGATTGGGGATCCCTTCCTTGCTAGAGGAGACAGCCGATAGAAGGCTTTCATACGTTGGAACATTTGCGGGGAGAGTTACTTCCTTCTCCTTGGGCGCTTCGCTGAAAGCGGGCTGAGAGGTGCGAGCCGGACCCGGATCACGCGTATCTACGGGAGGAGGCAGCTTTGTTGTCACCAGCGGAACCTCGGGTGCCACGGGCGGTTCTTCAAAGCGTACCGTAGGGACGGGTGCAGCAACAGGAACCGGAACCGGAGCCGCCACCGGAGCCGGAGGATACATTGTTTTGACCACGTAGAAGACGGCAATGTGAATGAGTGCAATCATTATCAGCGTAGATGTTCCTACGGAGAGGATGCTCCAGACGTCCATTTACATATTGGAGACCTTTTCTAAGCATAGAACAAACCGCAATGTCCGAGTCTACACAAACAGCTACCGTGGAGGAAGTGAAGCCCGTCGTTGTTCCGGAGCCGGTGGTGGCGGCAGTGGCCACCGCGGTGACGTCGGTGGTCCCTGATGCGCTCAAAGGGGATGTGGAGAAGATTGTCAAGGACGTTCTCAAGGCGGCCATCAAGGAGCTGCTTGATGAGCTCAGGAAGTCGCCCCTTGGAAAGCTGGACAAGGATGGGGATGGTGTCATCTCTGCCGCCGAGGTCAAGGAGGTTGTGACGGAGCAGGCTCAGAAGCTCGGCTGTGCCCCGTCTTGCACGATTTCCTGAAAGAACCACGTATCCGTTCCAACCGTCTCCTTCCATACCCGCGGTGATGCAGAATACAATGTAAGCGTTACGGTCTCGGTGTGGTAAACCCGTGAAAACACATCCGCTTCATGCGGACGACTAAAAAAAGAATAGGTTCCATCTTGGTTCACCTGAATAACTTCCAGTGTTTTTTCATATTCGTTATACTTACCAAAGCCGGTATATAAATACCGGGTTTCGTAGGTTACTCCCTTCTGTGTAGCGTAGGCCGCAGGGACGTCGGACTGAATCGTAATCTTCATTACTATACTGGCACAGTGTTTGCGAAAACCAAAGAGGTCAGCAAATCATTGCTAGCGATGGTATCGTTCATCTTCTTCGTGACATCCACAAGCGCAGTGTGGAGAACGCTCCACTTCTCAGGGTCGTTCATATACTTTGTCGTTCGCGTACGGCCATCCGGAAAGGACTCCACCAACTCCGACTCGGATGCTCCCGACAGATCCATATAGACGCGGAGCTGAATTTCGTCGTACATTGGAACCGCCGGCCACCACCGAGTTCGGGCCTTGGAATCCACGATGCGATTGTGCTCCTTGACATATCCATCGGTGCGTCCAACTAGCTTGAACGATCCATAGTCCTTGCGGAAGGTCATTGTGTTTCGGTCGGCAACAACAACATCCTTCTCCTTCTCGTACGTATCCAAGATAGCGGCCTCGTTGTTCGTCCCCCGCTGACGCTGAACTGCGCCCCGCACCTCTCCGACCAGCATAGAGCGGATCTCGGGCTTGAGCTCGGAATGACGAAGATCAAGGACCATTCGGGCCTGAGTCTCCACATCTGCTAGCGTATCGGTAATGTCCGTGAGACCCACGCAAGCCCGAACGCCTGCCCCGACAATGTCCCGTACCGCCGACGTACGAAGAATGGTATCCTTGAGCTTTGACACAGCGACGCGGCGCTCCTTGGCCTCAATATCCGCAATGCGATACTTTGTAGTGAGGTTCTTGGAAAGAAGATCATACATGACCTCGTGGGGAGGCTGGTATGCGTGAAGACCAATGAGACCGGCGACCTTGGATGCGGAGATTTCGGGAATGTAGGGCAGCATTTTAAGGTAGACTGCCTGCGAAAAATTGGTTCCATTTTGACTACGCAAAGCTCTTTTGCATACGGACAATGGCATCAATCCAGCCCGGCATTCCCTGTAGAACGTTAGAGACAGCAAGGGTGTTGCCAGCAACAACCGTTGCGTCAAACGTGGTTCCTTCACAGACAATCAGAACTGCAGCGATGAGCAAGTGTTGTTTGGACTTTGCATCGGTTGGGCTCCACCGCAAACAGTACATTTTGTACAGGACATCAATGACGGGTCGGGCGGTTGCTTGGGTCTGCTTGCGGATCGCGTCCCAAAAGATCCAAACGGGGTGAGCTCCGTGGGGCTCGGAGACAAACTCGTCAAATCGGTTGGCAAAGATGAGAGCTTGCTTGGTCTGTTTCTTGTGCTCTCGGCAGTACGCAAAAATCCATGCCATCCAGTACAGTGCACGAGTGGCATCTCTGACATCAGACCGCAAGCAGTAGACGAATTCGTTGATCGGGACCGCCACGGGTAGGGGATCCGCTGGACGAAGTGAGAGCCGGGCAAACAACTGTGACGGGGCTTTAAGATGTTCCTGAATGGTCTGAGGATCAAAATCATGCAGAGGCTTGATTGTAGGAAGAGAGGGTAATTTGTTTTTCCGGCACCCAGCGAGTGTTGCCGCGACTTCGCAGACAATGTGACGAACATCAATGTTGTTGCGAATAGATGTCATTGTGCCGACCGTGAATGCGCTTTCAATCGGCGCATATCGTTCATAGGCCGAGGCTAGATAGAGAAATACGTTTGGGTTTGCGCGGTTAATGTGAAGAGCCGCTGCATCAAAAAGAGTTGCCCATAAGCTATGAACAAGTCCTGAGCAAAGAAGTTCAAGTGCCCAGTAGCATGCGTAATCTGCGTGACCAAGCTGCACGTTTTGAAGGAGAACCTTCACGACGTGCGACCGAGGGTGCCCACAAAATGTTGTCTTTTGAAAGTCGGCCACGGTCCGCGAATCAGTGACTTCCATTGTCTTCCTGTTTTAGTTGATCTGATCCGTTTATACGCGTGGAGGCTGTGCCATACGGGGTCCAAATAGATCAAAGAGCCCAGCAAGACCATCGGGTCTGCGCCGTATGAGCGGCCGAGAAAAGTACCGAAGAAGAAGGAAGATGCAGACCAGCGTTGCAATGGCAATCATCCAATTCAGAACAACCTCAATCCACGAAACCGTTGCCTTTGTTGCGTCCACTTGGTTCTTCTTGTCGATGTTGATCTGATTCTTGATGTTGTCTACCTGCTTTTGGAATGTTCTAACAGAAAAGGCCATGTCATCCTTGACGGTCAGGACCTTGTCTCGCAGCCCATTGATCACCTGAATGGTGGATGCTTGTTCTGTCTGTTTTGCCTTCAGATTGTTATACTGAGACACAAGACCATCAATGATGGGCTGAGCTTTTGTTTGTGCAATCCGCTCCTTCTCCGTTTCGGCCCATCCCTCGCCCTGAGTCGCCGTATAGTACGCAACACGAGCGCTCTGATATGCGTCCTCTCCTGCCGGTGTTCCACGGGCATTTTCGGCTGCTTGAAGGGCGTTAAACAACTGTTGTCTTCTAGTTGTTGTTCCAACTGTTGCATTTGCAACAGCAAGATCTTGAGTGAATGTATCGTATGCATCCACAAAATTAGGACCCCAATTTATGTAGCTCGTTCCAGATAGACCGTCGTCCGTCATAGGAGCGACGGATGTGAGCCCAAAGGATGTAATCGTCGCTCCATTCGAATCCTTGGCGACACAGGATGGCACGCCCTCGACGACTTGAAGTGTATACATTGTCGGGCACTTCACCACACATGCGCCCTGTGACATTACGAACTCAAGCGGACAGCCCATTATCTAGTAGATAGATAGATTCCGGCTGACGCTCCAACACACAGGGTAAGGAAAACAAGATAGGATGCATATTCAGCCGGAACAACCAAGAACTCAACCAAGGCCAGCAGTATTGTGAACAACACGGTCTGAATAACAATCAGGCTTGGTGCATTCAGAATTGCCCTCTTTGTCTCTTCAATCGGAACAGGCTGCACTTTACGAGATCTCAGGCTTTCGGACACTTCTTTTAGTCGAGTGCTTACGTCCGACTCCACTGCATAGCCTGCATATTGGGATCGGATGCTTTCGTAACTGTCTGTCGTCATTGTTTAACGATTAGGAACAAAACTCTTGAATGCACCCAGCATCGGGAGGATGACACGCACGTCACGAGTCGCCTGCATATCGCGCCATCCAAGCAAGTTGGGGCGCGCGGCTTGGTTCTGAGTTACATACGGCGCGAGCGTGCTTGACATCCGAACAAAGCGAGTGAATTCAGAGGCATCGCCAACCATTGCACGACGAACGGGAGGATTTACCTGACCAAAGGGAGATGTGGGCATTTTGTTTTAGAAGAGGGAATATAATGAGCGAGCAAGTCGTAGATCAACCGCCGCCAGAGGTCGAGCCGCAGGTGCTGCCGCCGCCGCAAATCCGGACGTTCACCGGGATCCCCGATGAACTTCGCGCCGCTGTTGCTGCATATAGAACAAACTACGCGGCCTATACGGTGGCGCAAGATCCTGCTGCGAAGGCAGCGTATAAGACTGCGTCGGATAATGCCATGGCGACAATCAACAGCGTGATTGCGAATGCATCGGCCGCATCTAACGCAAATACAACGTATATTCAGAGGTTCATTGCCTCCTATCAAAATACAACTGGAGACATTGGAGAGCTGCAGGAACAGACACGGGCTATTCGGACGCAGGGTCCGGCTCTTCAGAATACCCTTGCGCAGACACAACAGCTTCATTCCCGCGCCGTTTCTGCTGCCGATGAAACATCTCTCTATGTCAAGGCAGGCATTGTGTTTGGACTGCTCATTGCGGCGGGCATTGTGGGGACCTTGTAACCCCCGCTTCGCAACAAGAGGATAAAAAACATGAGGGCGGCAATCCCCAATGCAATGGCATACCAAAAAAAGGTTGACTTGAACACTGCTTGATCTTGCGTCTGAAGCATATTGAGGGTCGTGTATTGATCTCTCTGTTCCTTCATGATAGACGCATCGTTCTGAATACCTACCAGCTGTTGAAGCAGGGCATCGCGATAGACGGTAATGTCTCTCGCCCTGTCCTTTGTTGCGGCCAGTATCCCTGCCATGCGAGTCAAAAGTGCTGCAAGCTCTCTGTTCAACCG